GGTCAAGAACCGGGGGGCGGGGGGGCCCACCAATCCCGCCGATCCTGCGGCTGAGGACGTTGCTCCTCCCATGTTACTATATGTGGTGTTAGGAGGAGTTTGCCATGTCCCATCACCACGAAGATACTTGGCTTGCGCTCCGGCGGCAGGTGCGGGGACCAAACCTGCCTTTCCCGCCGCTGAGGCAGAAGCGGCTCCCATATTGGTGTATGTCGTGTTGGTATCCGTCCACGGAACATTCACATACATCTTACCATTTCCGTCAAGAGCTACCGGGTAATTCTTTCCGTTAGCTGAATACCCGATCTTAACAAGACCCAGATTATCGCTTGTAGCTTGGGTATAAGTCGTGTTACTGTCAGTCCAAGGGACATTGACGTACATCTTGCCATTAGCCAATAGCACAGCGTAGTTCTTTCCATTAGAAACATAGCCGATCTTAACCAATCCTAAGGTGTCGGCCGTGGCTTCATTATACGTTGTGTTATTATCCGTCCACGGAACGTTAACGTAAGCGTTGCCGGACGAATCCAGCTGTACCTTATAGTTCTTCCCGGAAGTCGTATATCCTACCTTAATACCGCCAAGAACGGTAGCGGAGGACGTGGGAGGGGTGAAGGTACTTGGTTTGCCCGTAACCCCGGACCAAGGCACGGAGGAAGCCTGACTGGCCGTGTAAGGCTCATACCCATCCTCACTGCTTAATTTAGACTCGTCTTTTATCAGATACATCTTACCTGTAGACGTGACCTTTACCGTATCACCGCTTTGAGCCGTAGCGGTGGTAAGGGCGAATCTAGCCGTATCATCAGCTACCACGATCAATCTCTCCAAAGCCGCCTTAGGTAACCTATCTATGCTGATGGTTCCGGACGCGATCTTAGAGGCATCAAAATTGGCCAATGTCGTGGAGATAGTTACGTTGTCTCCGAAGTCCGATGAGACACTACCAGTAACAGCCCCGGACAGCGCTATGGTCCTAGCCGCCCGTAATTTAGTGGCGGTAGGGGCATTATCCGTCTTAAGAGCATATTTGGTAAGATCAATATCATTAGCCTTATCCAAAAGCTGCTCTATCTGATCACCATTGTATTTACCTTGAAAATCTGCCATATTACACTTATTTTTTTGCTCAAATATAGTTATATACATAAATACCAAGAAATATAGGGGGGGGTAGATGCGGGCAGGCGTTAGAAGCTGCCGTCCCCGTGCAGGAATCCGCTACGGAATATAATAGCCTTGTCTTTAAGTTTCTGGACAGACTCCCATTCCCATTCACCCTCACAAGGCTTAACGACATACTTATTCCCCCATGTCTTAAACTTCCTCTCTATAACAAACATCTCTGGGTCTTTTAAGACATGGAAGATACTTCCGACAGGGAAATACTTATCAGTCCTCAATATAACACGATGATGTTTCTCGTCATATTCAGGATCGCCTACGATACGTGCCTTATAAAATTGGAAATCATTTAACGTCTGATCCACTGGCTCTATCCAATAATACCCCTTACCCATTGCAGTTTGTATTTAATTATCTATATTTGCGGTGTAGTAACTCATAATGTTTTAAGTGATTTTCAACCAAAGGGGAAGGGTGTCCGTGAGGATGCCTTTTTTCATTCCCGCCCACCCTGCCATGAACAAAAAGATATCATGTTAAAATAATATCCTAATAAATTGCATGTATCTTATTAAGATATTATATTTGCGCCATGATAAAGGCATTCAAATATAAACTTAATCCAACAAAAATCCAAAAAATGTTTTTCAATAAATCTTTTGGATGCTGTAGATATGTCTATAATTGGGCCTTGCAAAAACGTATTGAAGCTTATCAAAGTGATGGGATTAAGCTTACGGCTATTGATTTATGCAAATTGTTGCCGAATCTAAAGAAAATGGAAGATACCTATTGGCTTAATGAAGTATCCTCAGTATCCTTACAACAATCAATACGATGCATGGATACTGCTTTCACTAAATTCTTTAGAGAACATACAGGATTCCCAAAATTCAAGTCCAAACACAGTAGAAAACAATCATACAAAGAAACCGATGGTGTAAATATTGATTTTAATTTAAATAGAATAAGATTACCTAAAATAGGATGGGTTAAATTTTATCCAAATAAAAAATTCGAAGGTAAGATAGGGACTGTTACGATATCTAAATCATCAACCAACAAATATTATGTAAGCATTAATGTCGATGACAGTATACCATATCCTGATAAATCACCTATCGACCCAAATACATCAATAGGTATTGATGTAGGCATAAAGGACTTCGCAGTTCTCTCCAATGGTCAAGTATTTCAAAATCCTAAACATTTAGGGAATGCAGAAAAAAGACTTAAATGCTTACAAAGAAGATTATCTCGCAAACAAAAAGGGAGCAACAGAAGATGTAAGGCAAAACATAATGTAGCCATCTGTCACGAACGTATTAGAAACCGTAGACAAGATTTCTTACATAAGGTCAGTAAAAAGATAGTAAGTGAGAACCAAACTATTATCATCGAAGATCTTAATGTAAAAGGTATGTTAAAAAATCATTGTATTGCTAAAGGTATCTCTTCTGCTTCATGGAGTGAATTTTTTAGAATGCTGCAATATAAATCAGATTGGAACGGAGTCAACTTGATCAAAATAGGTCGCTTCGAACCATCATCAAAAATGTGCAAATGTGGCTACATATACAAAAACTTGAAGCTATCAGACAGAAAATGGGTATGCCCTTCATGTGGCTATATAAATGATAGGGATCTTCTTGCGGCACAAAATATTAAAAAATTTGGGTTGGAAAAACAAAATCTTCTGAGCCAAGAAAATATTAACAAAACACCGGTGGTGAACCGGGTAGGGGACGTGGAGTCGCTGGCAATAGCCAGGGCTGTGAAGCGTCAAATTATATCAATAAATTGATATATAATCACCTGAACAAAAGATCTATCTTAATTGATCTTAACCATAATAAAGTTACAGGCAAAAAGAAACCCCATCGGTATTCTATCGCCGACAGGGTTCTTCCAACGTTGTATCAAATCATATCATCTCACTCCATTTGATTGTGTCACCGACGAAGCACCGCACCGCCAGATACCTTACGAACGCCGTACCTTCCGGGGCGTCAGGGTCTTCCAGATAAGCCAAGACAGCCTTGACTATTTTCTGGTCGCAATCCAATACCTTAGGAAAGTAGTCGCTATAGAACATAGCGAACAGGTATTGGATATCTCCCCAAGTGGCGTTATCAGGTTTCTTGGCCCCGCATTTATCGAACATCTGCTTAGCGTCCTCCATCGTCCATCTTCTCTTGGATCCGTCAGCGTTAAGCATCTTGTCGGCGGCTTCCCTAGCCAACTCCTTGGAAAAGTGATATCCATGGGTGTCTATGTACCGCTTATAATCCGGGTCATCGGCGTCTGCTCCTCAGTAGTAACGACTCCTGCGTCCCCTGCGCATATACGGTTCAGTACCTTCGTACTCGTCACGGATGCCGCGCTCACCGAACCATCCCCTGCGATACATCTCGTCCTCACGTTCATGGAGTCTCTCACGTTTCTCAAGCTCACGCTCGTCACGTTCCAGCTCCCTCTCACGTCTTTCGAGATCACGCTCACGGCGTTCTAGCTCATCCATCCTACCGTCATGCTCCTTGCCATAATGGTCGTATATTCCGCCACCATAACCCATGTAAGTTCCATCCGAACGTCTGCTACGTCCACGGCCGCCTCTACGATCGTAGATCTCATCATCGTAGTCCTCATCGTGACCGCCGCCTAAATCTATAACTCTCATCTTAACCTAATTTTTTAATTAACAACTCTTTTAGCTCATCGAAAGAGGATCCCATCCTATCGACTTTCTCCTCAAGATTCTTGATCTTCCGGTCTTGATCCTTAGTCTGCTTAAAAGCCGGATTGATTTCCTCAAGGATCGAATCACAAGCCTCTAGCGTCCTCCTATGCTTATCGATACTATCGAGAATATCGGAGCTGGTTCTCTTAGCGGCGTTAAGCTGGTTCATGATCGGATCGACCGAGCAGGCCAAAGTTATGTTATTGGACATAGCGACATCCCTGCTCTCCGGTACGACATAGGTCATGGAAGACCCGTTTATCTCCACGGTAAGGTCTATCACCCTATCCTGTAGTTGCTGATATTGCCCCATCTGGCCCATCTGGGGTTGCTGGAACCTAGGCTCGGACACGTTAACCACATTCCCCATCCTGAACACCGGAACATCGGACGTATCCAGCGTATATACTTGAAATCCTTTCTTTAAGTCTCTAAACATATCTCGATTTTTAAGCGGGAGGGAATACCCTCCCATTAGACATCCAATCTAACCTATTCCTCATCAACAGTCGTCTCCGACGCCGAGGCGGAAGTTGTAGGCACACAGCAATCCATGAGCCTCAATACACCCCTTACCTTGTTGAAATAAACAAGGCGTTCGGTGTTGTTAACCATAGCCGCTCCGGTCACAGCCACGTTGATCGGGTTCACCACAGCCACGCCGGTTACCGGGCAGCATGTGTCATCACCTACCGTGGATACGGTGCTGTTCGCTGGAATAGCTATCTGTACTGGCAATGTCTCGCCTGTTGTCGGAACCACCTGCCGGATTTTCAGCAGCAGAAGGCCCTCGCATGGCAAGGACAGCCATATCCTTGGGTTGATGCCGAAGATGGTGTTGGTAGTAGTCACTACCACGTTCTTCGTGACCAACTCATAAAGAGACCCTATTTTAGAAACACAAGCCATAATAGCCTCCTTCCTTTATAGAGTTAAATAGCGGCGTTTCCGTTGTTGCAGCATCCATTGTTGCACCCACATCCGTAATTACCTCCATAAAATGCTTGACCCCATCCATAAGTCTGGTAAGGAGAGCATGAAGGATAAGCCGGCACAGGGGTAGGTCTCAACTGGTTGATCAAATTCTGAGTCTGTTGCTGAGTCAACGCGGAGGCTTGGTAAGCCGACCTTTCATCACGCAACTGATTGATCGTATTCTGCATCTCACGCATTTCCAATTGACAGAATTTATCATTAATCAAGGTTGTTTGAGCATCAATCTTAGCGCTCAAGATATTGAACCGACTCGTGGCTTGCTCACGATTGTTCGTCAATCCTTGATTAATAGTGTTTTGTAACGTGTTAGTCTGATTCAATGTCTCAAGACGATTCTCATAACCTTGATTGTTGATCATCTGCTGAGTCTGGCAAGTGCTTTGGTTGATCAAAGAACTCAAATTGCAGCAGCAAGAGCTAATTTGATTACCGATCTCACAACCTTGTTGCTGTACGGCGTTAATAACAGCCTGAGAGGTCATACCTACCTGACCAGCTACCTTATCGATAGCGCCTTGTACGTTACAGATAGCGCTTTGCAATTGAGTGGTAGTACAGTTCAAGGCGTTAGCGATCTGATCGATAGCGCTTCTGTTACCTTGGATAGCCTGCATCAGTAACTCACGACCATAGTCGTTATTCAATTGAGCTGGAAGACCATTAGCGCAACACTCATTACCATTGCCAAAACCATTGCCAAAGCCACGGCCACCCCATAACCAGAACAGGACGATGATCCACAACCACCAACCGTTAGCCCCGCCGAAACCGTCTTGGTTGTTACGACCGTTCATCAAAGCCGCTACCAAGTTCGGATCCATCTTATTTCCGCCTATCAAATTGGCGAACATACCCGGAATCATAGATAATAAACCGTTAGTGGCGCTTCCACTACCGGAACCCATACCGTCTAACAAAACGATTTTGTCTCCACTTGTACCCATGTCTATTTATTTTTGAATTAATAATAACCCCACCTGATAGTGGGCGTTACGAAGTTCAAAAATTAATAATCCTAGGATCGTGATATATGTCATCATCAAAGCACGTCATGTCATGTAATTGGTATTAATAAGAACCGGTACAAGACAAAAAATCCGAAACGTATCACTACGGCCCGGATTCATGCAAATCTATAAATTCAATGTTTCAATGCTCGAAAGAAAACGTCTCACGACGTCAAAGAGAGATTAACTACACGAAAAATCTCGCATCAACTTATTTGTATTAGCAGTGTATTCATTAACTATCTTGCTGGATGAGGGATCATCCTCTATCCTTGACAGGCGGTTATCGTCACTCCTTACCGTAACGTCACCCATCCTTCGTACCATGTTTTCTTGATATGATGATGGATCGGAGTATATAAGATCATCAACGAACCTGTATATCGCACCATCAATCGTCTCACCTACCTTCTCATATAAACCGGATTGGAATGACACGAAATCATCATACCTCCCACGAGCCAAGAACGAACCGTCCGGTCTCACCTCGACGCCGCCGTTGACCTCCCGGAGCAGGCCCGGATTCCTTTGGTACAGATACCTGTAAAACCCGGCATCCATCATCCTATCCTGACTATCCAGATAGAAAAGGTTTCTCATGCTACTGTCACCGGACTCGATAGCCACGTCAAACAGAAGATTCCTTACCTGACCTTCCGGCAACGACATCTCCATGCTTTTTAACGTACCTCTGTCATGGTGGTTCAAAGATACGTTATAAAATCCATTAAAATCAAGGAAGCGCAAGACATTATTATATAAATCCGATTTTTTTAACCTTTCCTTGATCTGGATCTTCCTCAACGATGTACAGGATTTGATAAAATCCCGATCCTTTCCCTGCCTAGCCTCGTATCTCCTGAACTCCCGATCAATATCGACATCATCCATCTTAGGGGTTACGGGATGCTGGTATATCAATCTGGTAAGGATCATGTTCTCAGTATTCGAGGATGAGATGTTGGACATAACTAGCTTCTTTATGTTATCCTTGATCACGTCAATATCGGAACGGGAAGCCCCGGCGGGAACCACGCCAGCCGGCAAGTACGAAGGTCGCTCTATCCCGATATCGGCCAACATCTCATAGGCCTGATCGGTGTCGGTTATCGGGGCCGTGTTATGGTACATATTCCTACCCATATACAACATGCTCCTATCATACATATCGGAAGGGGATGTATTCCCGGACCTTACATACACCATCCTATCCCCAGTAGAATAAGTATCCTGAACCTCGTATATCGGATTCCCTTTCCCTGTTATCCTATCAAGATCGGAGATAAAGCTATCGTATACCGAATTGCCGGCCTGTATGGAAGACAACATGACGTCCAGCGACGCCATAAGATCACGGATATCCTCAGGTCTGGATATAACCATCTCATCGCTGATCGCCTCGCTTATATCCACGCCCATGTCGGCAAGATCCATGGCTATGTCATGCAGACGTCCGGCAACGTCCTTGATGTCCTTAAAATCATCCATATCGATTATCTCCCCAACCTTATCCCTTAGACCCTTCATATCCTTAGGCATACTGATATACGGTGTGGTACTATTGAAGTACAAGTCGGTAATCGTATTTCCGTCCTGACTCCGAACCTCCATACGGGTCATATTACGATATGTGTCATACATCCGATCGGCGTAATCCTGATCCTCCTGATACCGGAGCGCCAAGGAAGGGTATGGGATGGAGGCGAAAGCCTGATCGAACTCCCGGCGGTCGCTGATACCGCCTACCGCCCTCATGATCGTATCCCTTACCTCCATTGGATTCAAGACCCTTCTCTTTCCCAATGAATCATACACATCCTCATATATCATATAATCATCACCAAGGCCTGATTCGGAGGACAAGAAATATGTATCCTTCTCATTGAGATCCCCCTCAGACATAAAATCGACAATCCTCCTCATCATATCCCTTACCCGCTCATACTCCGATCGGTTTGTCATGATATTATCAATCTCATCAGCATCATACATCCCCGATCGCTCAAGATTGTACCTATTGAGGAATATATCACCGCCGGAAAGGAAGTTAGATACGATCATATCATTAAGATCGTTGATATTATCGACTCCCAAGGAAGTAAGGGTGTTATTGATATCCTTAACCTCATCGGCCATGAAATTGCCAGCGAAATAGTTCTTCCGCTTGATAAAGGACATGACATCATCATACCTAGGTTCCCCGTTACTATCTAGGTCATATTCCGATGGCATGGACATCCAATCGCCAAAGAAAGACACGAAGTCGGTGGAGTAGGCCGTACCCCAGACCGATAAGGCCTGCTTCTGGTCGCCCAGCACCTCCATCGCCCTTTGGTATAATCCGGATGGTTGGTTGTTAGGGGCAAGGACATTATCTACCCCACCCTCCTTATTTTTTATCACATAACAAGATCTTCCCATTGCTAAATCGTTTTGACACAAAGATATAAAAAATCCCGCCTACTCTCACGAGCGGACGGGAGCCAAATAACAATAATAACAAACCTTATGTTTCTCCGAAAAGTACAAATCTTTTTGCCGATCCTCACGGACAGGCAAAAACTCAATCCTAAATTATAAAAAATGGAGTTTATCGTTTAGCGAAAATATCCTTATCTGATCTACTGAGAACCCTGCCTTTTAATTCCAAGAACCTAGGCATCCATTCCCTAGATATCTTAGACACGATCCACTGGAATCCCTTAGGAGTTACATAAACAGTGTTAGTTCCATAAAACTCATCGTCATCACGATATCTGTAACGAGCATAACCACGATCTATCATCCTTTGGGAAAGCAACCACCTCTTACCGGTCTTAGCGAAGAACTTATTATCCTCAAGCAATATACGAAGATTCTTCTCCGCTATATCATAACCATGAGCCTCCAACTTCTCCCGAACCTCTCTGATCAACATATCTGTCTCTTGGGCTATTTCGGCTGTCTTAGCGAACTCAACCATAGGAGCCTGTTCTTTGATAATATTATCAGATATCCTTTTGGCTTCCTCTGCAGCTTTCTTCGCCTCAGCTAATGCCTTTTTCTCCTTTTCAGATTTAAGTAACGCCTCTAATGCCTCTATATAATCAGATGGAAGATCGTTTCTGCTTATATCAGAGTTATTCCTATTTATTGATGTATGCCCTTTCAATAGAAGTTCCTTTATCTTGTCTGCACACCATAACTTAAAATCTATACTAAGCCATTGAGCAAAATCTATAGCTATATCTTCATGCAGCCATACTCCACCTCCAAAAGCTGGCATTCCAGTCTTCTTTATAACTAACTGATTTTCAGATTTACCAGTTTTTCTGGTAATTGCACTAACCAGCTCATTTGCAGATGTTAGCGATAAATAATCATTTGGTCTTCTATTGAAGTGTTTAGCCATCTCTGTGGCATTAATATAAGTCGTTCCATTGATCGTCTTAAAAGTCACCTCATTTCCATCATAACTAAAAATCTCAGATAATTCACTCATAATATAAAAACAACGAGAGCCACCAGCGTCCGTTACCCCACTGATGACCCTCATCTATCGCCTACGCTTAGGCGAGTTAATATCTTCTTATGGTCTAGCAACGGATAGACACCGCAAATATAGAACCTTATTTTGAAACCACAAACAAACAGGAGATATTTTTACAAAAAACTTCATTATTCCATCGACAGATGAAAACAATGTTTTTATCAATTTTATCTCTCCATCGACATCTATGAACTTTTTCTTGCCCTCTCTTCTGGTGGCAATAAGAATGTCAAGTACGTTGAAAACCTTTGGGTCTCTATCCCAAAGTGCCTTCACAGCCGAGTACAAATCATCCTTACCTAACAAGAAATTCAGCATATTTAAGCTGATTTCGATGTTTTGCACATTACGACGTATTTTATTGAAATCTGTATAAAAATCAAGAGTTGCATTTGTCTCTTTCAATTGAGACATAAATTTATCGAAATCTTTAAGCATAAGCCTTTTGTTTTATAGCCACACGTTGTGACTTGTGGCTGTTAATATCGTTCAATTGCCAATCTTTCGTGTTGCGATAACTATGGACTAACAGTTCGGAAATCTTTCCTCGTTTCGCTCCGTTTGCATTCACATTACGAGAAGCCATAACTCTATCAATATAGTAATCAGCATATAGTACATCGAAGAAATTATCTGCTTCATTTTTTCCTTTGCAGTCAGAATTGCTCAACATAAAGCTATGTCCCTCAGATACCACTTTGTCACAGAACTCTTTCAGTCTAACTTGTGAATCATCATTGAACGCTTCTTTTGTATAGTCATTAAAACTTGAAGTGTCACTAAGCGGACGGTAAGGAGGATCAAGATAGAACAAAGTTTTGCCATTAGCACAAAGCAAAGTATTCTCAAAATCACCTTCCAATATTTCCACTCGTTTCAACAACTCACTATCTGCTCTAAGTGTATCTTCATCACAAATCTGTGGCTGCATGTACTTTCCGCAAGGAACATTGAACAGACCTTTTTTGTTTACACGATACAAACCATTGAAGCAGGTACGGTTTAGGAAGAAGAACTTTGCAGTATTCTCTATTGGGTCAAGATTCTTCTCATTGTAGCGTTGGCGTACAGCCATAAACATCTCACGTTTCGCCTCCATGTCTTGCAAAGCGTAATATTGAGCTTGAATATCCTGCAATGCAGGAATCAACTCTTCCACATTGTCACGTACAGTTCTATAACATGTAACCAAATCGCTGTTAATATCGTTGATAACAGCACGTTTGATATTTGGATGCTATTGCAGCATGTAGAACAACATAGCCCCACCACCAACGAATGGCTCTATGTATGTCGCATCATCCCAATTATCAAAGTCAGCTGGGAGTTTTGCTTCCAGTTGTTCAATGAGTTGTCCTTTACCGCCAACCCATTTGATGAATGGTTTTACTTTTGTATTCATTATTAATCCTTTTTTGAACTAATGATTGTCAATCATCACTGTTAGTTCCTTTTGTTTTATTGATAAGCTGACGAACATCAACGTCCAATAGAGCAACTACCTTGGTCAATGTTACTAAATCTGGTTGTGAGGTATTGGTACACCATTTTGAGATTGTTGCAGGATCTTTCCTTAATTACTCGGACAACCATTTGCTTGTCCGCTTCTTCTCTACCAACACGACTTTTATGCGATTTATATCTTTCATCGTTTATCTTTATTATTGCGTTCAGCGCAAAGATAATGGAATATATTTGAAATCAGGTTATTTTTGTTGCACTTTTATTATTATTTAGCATATCAGTCGGAGGAAAATAAAAATTAAATTGTATCTTTGCATCGAGAAATAAAGAGTTGTTTGACAAGCATACTTATACACAATGCAGAATTTAGAACTATTGCCAAATCATTACCTTTATTGAGGTGAGAAACTCATAATTCGCTCATTTTAAGCTATTCTGTATAAATTAGCGGAATTTTTGCAAAAATTGTAATCAACAATCGCATTCCTCTGTCATATATAAAGCGTAATCATACCCATCCTCCATCATCGTCACCACCTTCTTGATATCAGATAAAGTTAATTTCTTTATCTCCATATTCCTACTATCCATCCTGACGAAAGAGTCCTTGAACTCCCGCTCGGTTATGGCATCCAACCTAAATAGATTGTATTTTATAAGTAACTGGGTTACGTCAAATATCAGGATATTAAGATCAATATCATCCTTCAACTCATTAAGAAGATCACGCATCATTTCCTTAATGGCGTCAGTGTCAAGTTCCAGCTTCTCGGCCTCCTTCATCAGCTTCTTGATGATACCATTGTACTCGATTATGATATTAGCGTTATCGTCATCGGTAGGTAAAAGGATATCCATCGTACATTTTATACCAACCTTATCACTAAGCCTTTTATTGAACTCAGTCATATAATCAAAAGCCTGATCCCTGCTTAAGGCGTATGTATGATCAAGTAACTGCTTTTGTCTGACCTTGACAAAATAGTTACTAGTGTATAGCATCATCAAGACCTTTACTCGCTGGATGCGTAGGTCTTGCATGATCTTCCGATGTAAAAAGGCATCTAATTGCATAATATAAAGAGTCCCCACCGGGGCCATCACACACCCGACAGGGACCAGCTTTTAAATATCTTACTCGTCAGGTGATGGGCTGACGCCGCAAAGATAAGTCAAGATATTTTATTTAGCAAGGATTTTCCGCCTCATTTTCTCCGGATACTACGTTACCGTCGGAAACCAAAGACCTATCCTCGGCAGCCTTCGCAGGCGAGGCGAACTCCGATGGCAGATCCGGCAGGTTAGGGAACGAGACTTCCGTCTCCTCCTTGGATACCTTGTTCTCCTTGATACTCATCCTAAACTTAGGAGCTATGAAAGGATCGTTGTTAAGATCAATGTTGATCGTAACATCATTCATCAAAATATCCTCCTTAGTTCTGGAATCACCTATCCATCCTCTTACGTCAGCGGTCATAGGCATCCTGCTAGCCGCTTCCTTGACAGCTTTAAGCCGGTTCTTGATAACATCCACGTCTCCCGCCAGCGGAATCATATATGTCTTATTATCCAACCCGGATCTGGCTATAGCGTTATTAAGATCCATTATATCATCAATACTTACGCCTCCGCCTAGACCTTCCATAATCCTATCAGCCATCGATCCGATCATGGATGAGAATGATGATATATCCTGATTTTTCAATCTTACGGGGTACAGGTAATTTCTTCCATTTCCTGTCTTTATAGCTACAACCGGGATACGCGAATTTTTATAATTACCATACTTGTCCCTAACGATAGCCGTACAGAACGGGAATATGTTATACTTAATATTATCTCTCATCGTAACCTCCCCGTTCTCTATATATCCTACGCTCTCGACCTTACCAACCGTCTCATTGGTAAAGTCATTTTCGGATACCATCAACGTACCATTATCATCACTTATGCTAAAATTAGGTCTTCCCGGCAAAACACTAGTTACTGCACCTACGAACGGTATATCAATCTCGCCAGCGACAGATCCTACATTATCCCTATACAACTCAAAGGCCATACTCCTTAAATCAGCGTTACTTCCTTTTGAGTCCGGGTCATTGGCTTTCAGTACCGAGACGAAATTGCCATCGCTATCCACGATCTTAATAACCATATTATCAACCAGCTCTCTGTAAGCCGACTTAGTCTCATCAGAATTAGGATCAACGGCGTTAAGTCTATTGTATTTATCATACAGTCCCTTGGTGTATGGATCTGACATATCCATCTTAAACCTTACCATATCACCCTTGCGAAGGCTAGCCGCTGCTTCCTGATTCACCGACTCGTTGTTAGATCCAAACGTATCACCCGTATAATAAGGGATAATAGACCCATCCTGCCCCTTGCGATACACCATGAACCAATTGGAGGTCGATAAGGCGGTCTGCCGCCCCAATATGACACCAGTAGCGTTCTCGAAAGCCTGAGCGTCATCCTCGCTAATCATCCATCTTGAGTGGTTATCTGACTCTATAACAGTAAATATGTCGGTTCCGTTGGTGAAATCCATCACCCTTCCATTATCAGTATCAGTGGCATCAGATCTTTTAAGCCCAAGACCGTCCATAAACCTGTCAAGTCTCATTCCGCCAACCTCATAATACATGACCCCACCGATCTCTCTCTTCTGGGCCATCAACACCACCGGGTTCTGGGCGGCGTTAACTTCCGTCCTGCCGGTGGATGTCCCGGGTTCGCTCTCTGTGAGGACATCACCCATAGGTATGGATTTATCGTAATCCTTGACAGCTATACTTCCATTATCATACAACCTCATCCATTCCACGAATTGAAGAAGAGGATCATCAGAATAGTTATTGATAATATCAATAGCCTCATTAAGCTTATCCTGATCAATCTCATTGCCATTGTCAGCCTCATTCATAAGATCATTATAAGTCTTTATAGCTTCTTTGATCTGATCCTGATCAAGACCATTGATATTCATATCTACAATATCATCAACAGCGTCCTTGATATTATCATAAATATTATCATGGATCTTCAATCTATCTATTATCGATCTAGCCTTATTGATCCTTGAAATAGGATTATCCCCAAACCCGTTAACTAGACTATCGACACGAGGCTTGTTATTATCATATATCTGTCTCTCCCTAGGAGATAAGACATCCTCATTACCGTTCCATATCTTTATAGCTATATTATTGATTCTATCGTCAGAAGGATTTATGATATCCTCATCATCAGGAACCCTCTCGACTATATTGCCTTCATCGGTCTTAATCTCGTTCTCCATAGATCTGGCTATCATATGATTATATGTCTTGAACATAAATGCCTCATCCTCCCCTATAAGACCATCTTGGTAAGCCTTGTCTATAGCTTGGTCGTTGGCGTAAAGATCATTGGCATCAGGATTATCAGTATTCCTGAAATCATACTTGCTATCATCCTCCTCATAAGTCTTACCCCATACGTTCGATAATATCTTCATGAACCCGCGCTCCTGCGCCCGGATGAATCTTCTGTCACGCATACGACGAAGAGACTCGTTTATATTCTTATAAGCCACAAGATTATGACGATACTCACTAAGCAATGCCATAGCCTCCTTATAATTATCAACCCCACGGATAGATACGACGTTCTCAAAATCAGCTATAGTATCATAAGCCGCCATAAGATCAGCGGCACTGATCCTTGAATCATTTCTATTTAAGAACAACTTAGATATATCAGCCTCTGAGTTAATTAACGTAGTTAATTTCCTCTCCAATGCGATCCTATCCTCTGTTAATTTAAGAAGCCTATCATTCTCCTTGACCAACTTAGCCTTATCAGATTCAAGAGCGTCCTTCGACGCGACACTTTGTTGAAGCCTCAAGATATTCTTCTCCATCCTCTGTATATCATCCGTAAGCTTCCTAAGTTCTTCAAGATCCCTGCTCGAATCAGGATTAAGACGAGAATATATATCAAGAGCGGGGCCTATATCCGTATTGTATATCCTTCTTAACTGATTGGCAATATCGTTCAAATTATCCTTCGCCTCAAGACCATTATATACCATGTTAGAGATATAGGCGTTAAACGATCTATTGGATATACCCTCGGTAAGAGAATCGGCGAACCTGTTGGCCATGGTGAAATTATCCACCTTCTTATTAAACTCATTGACAAGATCGGCTTTATACTCATTGACCTGCTCATCCGTCATATTCATATCGGACGCTATATCGCTATTAGGTATAGATTCGACTACCGTCCTGAAATTCTCTTTGGTATCATCCAACATCCCCATCTCCGAATCATAACGGAGACGATTGAATACGGCGTCACTAAAATCCTTATTTATGATCCTACCATCACTCTCGTACGATGTGTCTACACCAGATAATTGAGCGTTAAGAGCCATACTGCCACGAATAGCACGGACAGCGGCGGTGGTCAAGGCGCCGGCATTGGCGTCGTAGGCCTCCACCATCCCCTTGTTCCGGGACATGTCTTGGCTCCATTCCTTTATACCCCCAATAGTCTTTCCACCCATAATCGATCCGATAATCATACCGATACCGATCTCCTTCCATCCTTGGCTAGACCCGTACGTCTCCTTGAACCCATTCTTTATAGCCTCCATATAGCCTATATTCTGCCGGATAGCCATAGGATTGTATCTTGATTCTACCCAATCCTTGGCGGACTTACTAGCCACTCCCTGAAGACCTTCCTCATACAGACCCTCTGACACTGGGCGCTTGATGATATTGAACGTATTTCCGGCTACCTTCTGCCATTTCTTTGGTGTTATGGCTCTTAACGTACCGTTATCCATCCTCTCGGCACCTACGCCAAATATATTGCGTTTTATGAACTTATCCACACCAAGATCCATGCCGAACATATCGCCGAACATAGCTATATTGGATAATGACAATATGCCGACGTTGGCGGCAAATACGGCATTAGCGGCATTGGCATTGTCAGCCCTGAACTTCATAAGCTCCTCATATGGGACTTCCCTTCCATAAGCGTTACGGTAAGACTGCCTGAAATTCTCCTCAGCCTCCATCAGCATGCTTCTGGCCTCGACAGACGCCTCCCACGAGGTAGATGTGCCAAGGAAAGCGAGGGTGTCCAGTCCCTTGCCTATCCTCCGTCCCGTACGGGCGGCCCTAAGGTAGACGCCGAACGCTTTCTTGGTATCCGAAGCCGCTTTGCCTATCCTAGCCAAAGCCACGCCCGCCCTAGCTCCCGTACGAGCTAAGTTCATCAATCCAGCGCCGGAATATACGGCTGACGATAACATGGCTCCAGCGGTAAAAGCAAGACCGGATAAAAAATCGTTAGACCAGAAATTAGCCGTGGTCATGCTTTGAAGGAAATTCATATCCCGCTCCTCACGATTGTAATAATGAGCAAGACCGTAATCCATCTTCTTGTCCTGATCATCCAACCATCTCGTGAAATCGTTATCAAAAACAGCGTTAAAATTACCTCTGGATACACCGGCGTAAATACCATAAAAAGGCTGAATAACACCACCTAATCCATACAAAGCGGCCTTACCTACAAATTTCCCCAAACCTCTCATCCATTTCTCAGTCCTACCTTGACTCCTAGATAAACGTGTGTCGTTATCTACACCGGGGATATAAGACTCGTATTTAGGTATCCAAGTACCGCTACTAAGTCGATACCTTGAATCCTCCAACGATATCTCCGGACCAGTAAGATTAAACCTGCCCTTATAGCTTTGATCAGAAGCCATATATCCTAATGGGGACATATGTTTCATATCATCATAATAATTTGTCTTAACAGTATTCTTGATCCTCTCCGACAATGACGGTATCTGGGACTTTGATCTCTCGGAAGCGGAATACGGATCCAATACCAGAGGCAGGTCACGATCCGGTATATCATAGGGATCCGTACCAATAGCCTTTATATTATCTACGTTTATGGTAGGATATCTGTACTTCTCGGCAAGATCCTTTCCGTTAGAGGTATTATTATAGATTTCCATTGTTTCCATTATTTCCACTATTTCCGTTATTCCTGTTTCTTATCTCCTGATCAATCATATCAGCTATGGGCGAGATGAAGCTCTCGAAATCATCAGTAGTAGATCTTCCCTCGCTCCTCCAATACACCTCATTCTCCTTGCTAAGTATCTGTTGCCATGCCATGACCAAATAATACTGCGGGCAGAAGTCGATCTTCCTTGCTACCTCATCAGCATAGTTAACGCCATCCAGATCAATTGAATACAACGGGGTATTACCCTCTCTAGCCCCTCCTTTGCTATATATATCAACATTTATCCCAGAAGAACCATTATTATACTTATATCCGGAAGCCCTTAACTCGTACATAGAAGCGTTATCGAACAACACGTCAGTAGCGATCATCATCTGATTCTTCCTGATATTACCGTCATTTATATTCGTAAACATATCTATATAAGGCATTACCGTGTCCTTGGCCCCGCTAGCGTAAGCGAATGGAGCTACCAACAATGACTTAGCCATCTTCCCATAAGCGTTGTTGCTTGAGCTGGCGAAAGATATGGGTACGACACCGGAATCATAGGTCTCGGACGGGATGCTTACATCCTCTTTGTAGAAAGTAAGTCCATTCGCAGCCAGATCAGCCTCGCTTACCTCAACAACAGATCGACCATCACCTCCATTATTGCCAATGATCTGATAATTACCATCACCTATAGGGGATATGGTAAACGTTATCTTCGTATTGGCATTATCCTTATCCTTGGGGATAAAACCGCCACCACGGGTGAACAGGTCACTAATCTTTATATAATCATACTCGGCTTGGCTTTTAGACGGATAATCGCCGGAGAAGATATACTCACGCTCGGCGTACTCATGACGATATTGTCTCAAGTAATCCTCGCCGGCTCGCTTGGCGTCATCAGCCAACCTTCCCAGATCGCCACGACTCCATTTGTGCCTAAACACATCGTATTGTTCTTTCTGCATTTCGTCATACATGGCCTTAGCTACGGCCACATTCCTTTTATTGCCATCAGACAGCCCATCAGTCAGCACCTTTATCATATTACCGTCATCAGAAACATCCATAGGAATAAGAGATAATAAATTAATATCATCCAATGTCAATGACGTACCCATCAAATCATTTATCCTATTCACCAATACAGCCGCCTCTCCAGAATTGACATCCCCTAAAACAATAGGGTTATGGACACCAGGAGTGGCCGCATGAATAAGATCGGTCATTTTAACACTATTACTAAGAATAGAGCTATATGCCGATAATTTAGCCCAATCATTTAATGTTATGTCATTTATCCCATCTATATCAAAAACCTTATCACCATTGCTGTTGATATCTTCAAGATTAAATGTCCCAAATCCGTAACTAACATCTATGCCTGATCCACCAAAAGATTTAGCCTCTTTCTCGACTATAGCGTCAACGCCATCCAAAACAGCGTTCTCCGCCTTATTGAATCCATCATTGATCTTATTATACTTCCCTCTTTGAGTATTTAACCCAAGAAGCTTCAGGTAACTATCCTGACCATTGTAATCAAGCAACTCGTTCCTTGACCCTCCATTGGCCTTGAAATAAGCCATGATAACCTGATCGTTATCCATATCCTTGACCACGTTACTATTCTCAGGATCAGACGCCCATGCGTCGATCTTCCTTCTAGCGTCATCTGATAATGACTTAACGAAATTACCCATGCCGGTAGTTACCGCCTTCTCGTTGGCTATGAACCCGTTCATGAACTCATCGCTTATGCTCACATCGTCAAGGTTTGCGCTCTTGGTAACCACGGTAGGCCCGGTCGTGTCATCACCTCCGCCACCTCCATTCTCCGACTTACCCGATTTGCTGGCTCTCATCAACGCTGCTTTCTCCATGGCTAGATTATGCCTTTTTGTCTCATTAAACTTAGCTCTCTCCATCATCTGCTGATTAGCCTTGAAATAATAATCATCAACACCCAACGTCTCGTATGAGTTATTATAAGACCATCTCAGCCCGACGCCACGAAGGAACTGCTGTCGTACCATGAACATGCCGGCTCGCTCCGGGCTGTAGTTGCTACCGATAACGCCCTCGGCCTCCTCCACGAAATCATTTCTCTGCTTGATAATATCCGCCAGCTCCGACTCCAACTTAGCCCTCTTGGCCTTGTCATTGCCAACGCCCTTTAGCTTGGCTCGTATGGATTCTTCCTTGACACTGAAATCATCAATATACCCTTTAAGGAAATCTGAGGTGCTTTGAACATTAAATAAGTCAGGATTCGTTCTAGCCATATATCTTCCCTCTAATTGCATCTGAGCCTTACCGTTCTCAGATATAGAAGCCATGGCTATATCCCTGACCTGAGCGTAACTCATCTCATCTATATACATCTCACGCATCTCGCCCGTCCTATTGCCATTGGCATCAGTCACCGGTACATTGACTTTCTTCCCCTTGTTAAGGGAGATGAAATTCTTCATCTTCTCATCAATCTCAGCGTGGTAATCCGTATAAGGGGTATAATGTATAGGATTAAGACGTGTCCCTACCTGACCGTCATTCATCCAAGCCACGGCATCCGCAAAAGCCTCAGCCTCGTTTATAGGACTATACATCTTGGGATTGTTCAGCTTCATATCCTCCATCTTCTCGCTAAAAGCCCGGATCTCCCTAGTACCGGCAATAGCATTCAACACACGGGTATCCAGAGCCTCCCCAAGGCGAGCCTGTATGCTTCTGGCTATACCGTCGGAAGCCAAATTAGATTTACGATACACGTTATTCACGTCCTGTATCCGCTCATTTAACCTATTCTGAAGATATTCCCTATCCTGAGGTTTTATAATGTCAGAATTGATAATAGAATCAGCATACTCGTTTATAGCCTGCCGATTGGTATCTATCTTCTGCTGCATGTACCCCATCCCCTGCATCATGACATCCATGTTGTAGGGCGATACATACTTGCCGTAATTCCTTAATATACTATATTGTGAAGCCATCCTTTATCCTTTCTTGCCTTTAGTTACTTCCTGAGCAGGATATAATATCCTATAACTCAATATATCTCCTTGAGGATCAGCGATTATTTGTCCATTGGGACCACTCTTTACATCCCCAAATATAGACCTTAATGTATTCATGGTCGTAGCCGTGTTCCACTTCTGCTGAATCTCATCATTGACGCTATCGAAATACCTAGCCCAGTTCTCGTCATTTATAGCCAATCCCTGCAATATCCGTTGTTGATAAGCTTGACGTTGGGCTATGTTCTTGTCGTAAGTATTCGCCCATGATTGAGAATTGACATTATCAGCCCAAGTCCTTTGAGCCACATTCCCTTGTTCTACCTCATTTATATACTTACCTATATTGGAACTCATGATAGCCTGTAAATTGGAAGATAAAGCCCCTCTCTGGGAATCCGGGACATTACCCATCTGATCCAATTGTGATTGGAAAGCACGATTAGCCTCAACCATATACTGATCAGCCGATCTCAACACCGGGTCCACGGTAGGAGCGTAATGTCTTTCCAGACCTTCCGTTGTCACGGCTCCCGGGGTCATCCTAAATACCTCGGGGAAGTCAAGACCGCCACCCACTATATTCCTGCCTCCATTGCCGCTGTTCGACTTACCGGCATTTGTATTGGTCTTAGGGAGTGTATTGGGATCAATCAGCTCAGGCATATCCAGTTTAACATCAGGTTCCTCCACATCACCTATATCCATAGGACCGGGAGCCACCTTATGAGGATCAAGTATAAAATCAAGACCTTCCATTCCTTTCATGGATCTCAATGCCTGCATCTTAAGCATATCCTCGCCAAGTATCTTATTAACGACATCCTTATTCTTGTCAGAGAATAGTTGGCTAAAATGAGTGATACCAACATCATTAAGAGCCTTATGCTGTTCCTCTGTAACAACATCTAGACCGATCATAGGGCGAGATGTGGTAAACAAACCTAATTTATTGTCTCTCATCCTATCATGATATGCGGCTTTCTTGTCTTCCGGGTAATTACCTTGACTATCCTCACCGCCAAAGGAAACGAGCGTCGTGTAATCCCGAAGCGCCTCGGCGTTGGCGATGATCGGGTTCTCCGCCGTAGCCAAGCCCATCCAGCTACTTGTCTGACCGTAGATAGCGTCTTGCAACGCCCTAGCCCTAGTGCCCTCTGAAGCTCCCATATAAGCATCGTAAGCGACCGGATTGAATGTCTTATAATAATTCAACCTCTCATCCGTATTAATACCTCCATAAGAGCCATCAGTTCCTTGGCGCTGATAACCGAAATAGTTAGGATCATTGTTGAACCTATTCTCGATCGGGCGGAAAGTTAATTTACGACCGAACAAAGACGTGCCTCCTATCTCCATCTTCTGGCGAATACCAGCCACTTTCTTAAGCAGCTCTTTCTTAGCCTCAGCTATATCCTCCTCCGTAAGACCATATTCTTTCATGGATCTGGATATGATGTTATCTATCTCACCTCCCTTGGCGAAATACGTATCCTCATCCTTCTTCATCTTCCGGTCTTCCTGCTCCTTGTATATGACATTAGCGAAGTCCGTAAACCTTCCCTCTAAGCCATTAACGGTATCGTTACTATCATTTATAGCCTTAGATAATACGGAGGCGTTTAAACGCCTTGTATTCTCGTCATCTATCTTATCGTTTTTCTTCAGCTTCTCCAGCGCCTTTTTCTGATCATCGTAAGCCGATTTAAGACCGATCTTAGCCTTATACCTATCCATTAACGTAGCATACGTATCCTTAGGCGTGGCTTTGATCCCATACGTATCTCTGATGTATTTAGCGAAATCCGGCTCTATGGTTGTGTCGTCGGTAATAACCTTCGTTCCCTGCTCCAAGGAAACGGGGGTTCCACCATCGGCGTGATTCTGCCCCATAGCCTCCATCGGCGCCTCTCCGGGCTGCGTCACGTACTCACCCTTCTCGACCTCTACGTTGGCTTGATCTTCCATCGACTTAGGTAACGGATACAGGTACTCACCGGTAAGGCTTCCGCTATCGAACCTATTATTAGGCCCTAGATAAACACCCCCACCATCCTTGTATTGCATCTGGGATTGCCTTCTTTGTCTGGCCTCACGCTCCTGAGCCAACCTGATATTGGTACGAGTACCTTTCTCAGACGCTATCCCAGAAACCACGTTACGAGCCAATCCCATGATACCACTAATTCCTGAGGCTATGGTGGTTATCGTATTAGCCGTTTTAGCCCTAGTGGATAAATCTCCATATCCCTCACTTCTCATACGCCCTATACCACGACCCATCTGAGTGAATCTAGACCCTATATCATCAGCGCCATAGTAAGGGATGGTGGTAAAATCAAAAACATCCGTACTACCAGACTTATCAACCTTCTTATTACTATCAACCAAAGCGCTCAAATCACTTGTATCAATGGTATTAATATCAGGCTGCTGAATATCAAATCCTATCTGGGTAGACGAAACCAAAGGCTCCACTCCAATACCCTGAAGACCAACAACATTACCGGGCATAATAGGGGTGACTTCCCCGGCCTCTTGATATTTAGGTATCTTCCTCTTGATTACATACTTGCTCATATCAAATTAATTTCGTTCTGACACAAAGATAGTTTAAAAAAAATAGAGACTCATCATTTCACAACGATGAGTCTCTCAGCAAATGCTATTATTATGTACAGAATTAAATTCTTTGGTAATTATATACAAGTTTACACCTGTATAATTAGTTAATAAATTTCTTAACTGGGCTATACCCAAACCCTGTATGGAGTGGCATTGCTGCATCCCCCTTTACTTTTCTCATGATGTTATAACTCCCGTTGATGTCAGCGTTGATAAGAATACCATCTCTTGTCATAAAAAGACCTCTTCTTACCCTTCTTCCAACATAAGTATCATGATGACATACTGGTTCTAAATCGAAAGAACTGCATTTTGACGTGTGAGATTCGTTTACTTCAACAAATCTTAGTCCTTGTCTTTCCGATTTATATCTTAACATTGATATAAACATCTCAAATGGAATTGAAACAAAATTCTGATTGTTTCTTTTACCAAGGTTTACATTTTGCTTCCATCCATCATTATGACCTACTATCAATGTTGTTATATCTTCCTTCAAGCAAGTATTTATTATCTCCTTGCTCGCCTTATGAAGATAATCTTTCACCTTGTTGTTTCTCCTTCTTGTTAAGGACATCAACCGTCTCGAATTTTCTTTTCCATTTACTTTCTTTAATTGTTGCTGAATATCTGACTTTTTTTTATTGTAATACTGATTAATAGATTTAAGTCTCCTACCATCTATCAAAATAGGTTTATTGCTTACGTTGGTCACGATAGAAGCGAGGTTATTTACACCTAGATCAATAGACATGATCCTATTATTATCATCAAGTTGCTTTTTCACAATTGACTCATATACAACTTCTATGACATAACAATCGGATTTAGGAACAAATCTAATCTGTTTTACAGTTCCTTCCTTGCAATTAGTTCTTAAAGGAGATAATCCTTCCTTCTTAGGGAAATAGATAAAACCTCCTCTATGTTTAAACTGTGCGTAAGAATAAGAAAATACGTTCCTGCCTTTTGTTTTATGCTTATATTTTGGAAATTTAGGGCATCCGGTAAATTTCTTATTATCACGTTTCCATGCCTTGATAGCAGAGAAATAAGATTTTAGGTTCTTGTCTAAAGCCATAAGAACTTGCTGGGAGGATGATCCACTCATTGCTCTATAATCTATGTTATTCTCTGCTACCATCTTCTTATTAAGCTCTACAGCTCTTATCCACTTACCTGTACTAAGAAACTCCTGCTTTATTATATACAAAGCCGCATTATACAGATTCTTGGATAAGAAACATATTCGATCTAAATCCTTATATCTCTTATCATTGACAGTAATTATATGTTGTTCCACCAAATACATAGCGCAAATATAAATAGAATATTTATAAATTCCTATTTATATGTTATTTTTTTAGTGTAAAATTATATATAATCACCAATTCTTTTTATGAATAATGACCCTATAGCCTTAACCAAATCATAGAAACCGGCAGAACTGAGACCTACAGCCACTCCATATAATAGAGCCTCCCACCATTCACTCCCTATAAGCAATGGAGACACCTTTAGTAGCCACGCTAATATACAAACCAGCATACCTATGACTACGGCGGATAGGACTTTAGCCCACTTATGGGTGTCAATATACGGCACAACCTTGGCTAACTGCGTAGCTGACATCGTGACGAAAGCCATGATGCCGGTGAAGGTAGTTAAATCAATAGTGATAGCCCCTTCTGATGGGATTACCTCTTGCGCCATCAAAGCGAATGGCGTCAATAACATAGCAAATAAAAATAACAATCTTTTCATATCTAAAACGTTTAATTACTTCGCAAATATAACACTAAACTGATTAGATATAGGTGATTATATGCCTTTTTACACTGAAATCGTAAAATGGTATATATCTATACGGAAATCCGTACCGGGTTCCACCAAAACCCTCTACCTCCTGGTAAGGTGCTTACATCGAAGGCTTCTTTTGCCGATTTTCTGATGATATTAAATGCGGCGTTGATATCGGCGTTAATAATACTACCGGAAGATGTTTTGAACAATCCTCGTTTGATACGTCTTCCAGCATATCCCTCATGCTTGCAAATCTGCTCGTTATCCAAGAAACTACATTTTGAGGTATAGGATTCCTCAACGATCTTAACATTAATACCCTCAAGTGTAGCTTTATATGATATCATTGAGATAAACATATTAAAAGGGATAGATACAAAGTTCTGGTTGTTTCGCTTTCCGATATTGATCTCTTGTTTCCAACATCTATTATGACCGATTACGATCGTATTAATGCCATTGGAAACTACATGATTAATCAATACCCTACTAGCTTTATGCAGATAATCCTTGATCTTGTTATTCCTTTTGTTGGTTAACGATCTTATTTGTCTTGATACTTGTTTATTGCCTTTTAATTTAGATTTTAAATATGCTAATCTTTTATTATAATACTGGTTGATAGATTTTAGAGGCTTACCGTTGATGATAAAGCAAGAACCGGTATTTGATACACAAGACGCTAAATTGTTAAGTCCAAGATCAATACCAAGATAATTTCCGTTATCATACATAAGACCTTTCTCTTTCTTATTATACACAATCTCAAACATAATATATCCATTCTTAGGGATAAACCTAAGTTGTTGGACATTTTGTTTATTAGTCCTTATGGTAAAAGAGAATTGTTTTGGTAACTTAATAATACCTTGTTTTATCCATTTCTGAGAAAAGGCTGTTGTCGGGAAAACAGCCATAAACATCCCATCTTTATCAAGATACTTAGGTATTCTTACTTTTTCGGAATACTCACCTCTACCTTTCTTGTTAAGAAGATTGAAGAAGGACTTGAAATTTTGGTCGACCATCATCAATACCTGTTGGGCTACTGGTGCAGGTAACGCCCTATAGTCTGGATCATTTTCTGTTCTTAGCTTCTTTTCAAGGGAGTAGTAGTTGAGGTATTTATACTTAACGGTATTATCATTCTTATATTGAAAGTAATGTTGTCGAACAACATACAATCCTTTGTTGTATAAGTTTTTACACTTATGCAACAGATCTTGAAGCTCATTATAATACACCGAGCTTTGCTTGATTATATGTTGTTCGACCAATCTCATGACACAAATATATAGATTATTATTTATATATAAAAATAATTCGGTATGTTTGTGGTGTAAAGTTGTATATAATCACCTAGATATATAAATATTTATTGGAATATAGATATACGACAATATCCAGAGCCTATATGTCCCTTTCCTAAATCATATAATCCACCCAAAGGATTAGGCATTTTTTCTAATTCCCCTTTCACATCTGTCCATACGAACCCGTTCCCATCTATCATCTTAGTGTTAGTAAATACATATTTATCATATTTCACGCATCCCGGATGACCGGATATATACGAGGACCCTCCACCACCAGCTTGAATAGCGTTCGACGATATCCCGCCGCTTGGCCCTCCATAAAAGCCTCCTCCTCCACCAGAGGAATATGAGACTCCATCAAAACCACATCCTCCTCCCACTCCTAATAGACCTCCATTCCCGTTAGTTAAATTATTGCCGGAGTTAGATCCTCCCGCTACTTGAGATGCTGGCGTTCCCTTGGCATAGCCCCCCAGATACGCCTCCAATCCTCCCGCTGATCCTCCATGCCCAATAAAATAATACTCACATCCTCCACCACCTCCACCGGCTACCATAATACGGGTCTTTAAAGAATCTACGTTTAGAGGATCGCTATTGTTGGACAACCTCAAATCCGTAGCTCCGCCTCCGGCTCCCTCATAGATATACCTTCCAGCGCTCTCATTAGTCATCGAATGTCCTTGACCTCCTCCATTATAATTATATTTTATAACATTACTCGTCTGCTTAAGTCCACCATTTCCACAATACACATAAATGATATCACCACCAACTAACTTGATAAATCCAGCCACATATCCACCATACCCAGGGTCATTGGATCTGGTAAACCTATCTTCGCTATCATTGTAACCATAATTACCTTGACCACCCCAGCACTCAACATAATAATACGCCGACTTTGGAGCTACAAATGTATGGTAATTATTACTATTATAAGTGTATGTATACAATACATCCAAGCTTTTGGGGCCTGTCATTACACGTCTTCTCATAACATACCTCCCCTTAGATATTTTACTAACAATGCTATAACCATCCTCCTATCATCAGCAATAGCATCTACCCATCTATTCCCCCATCCTAAACTACTAGGGTGGAGGGGGGGGGTAAAACAAGTCCCCTTAAATAACACATCAAATAAAAACAACAACTTATTCATAACAAATTATTTAACATTAAAATACTAACTATTATTTCTACTCACACCTTTTATGTTAAGGCTTAACCCCGGTATCATATTAAGAACCAACTGCCTTTTCGCCTGCTCCCTACGCATACGCTCAGCTTCCGCTATCTGCTTCTCTGATTGGGGGTCGTTCTTGATGTTATTAGCGATATCCTCTATAGCTTTCTTGTTAGCGCCAGATTGAGTTAGCATCTTATATAACAGATCTTGACCCTCCTTCTCCCACCAGCTATCTATGGAAGGGCGGGAAGCCAAAGAAGGATCGGCAGGGGCTACCGTCTCAGGTACGGGCTGCTGACCTCCGTCCCCCGTGCCCGAATCCCGCTGTCCGAACTCGTATCTCATTGGCTCGTTCTCCGGGACACCATACCTATTAGCGAACATATCAGCGAACTCAAATCTCTTCTCATTTCTCAAGGTCGATCCAAGAGGCCTACCGTATCCTTGATTCCATGCCACGGTAGCGTCCTTGTAGTTGACGGCGTTATCGAAATCGGATTTAGAATACATATAGTAATTATATACATTACCTTGAGCGTCCTTGTCAAAAAACTTTCCTTGATTGATGTAATTCCAACCTAACCCCGGGACCTTGCCTTGATACTCATCCACGAGATAATCCAACTGCTGTGTCAATGTCGGTTTCTTCCCATACCTGCGCTGTAGCTCCTTCTTCCTCGGTCCAAGCCATTGTTGGATGCCAAAATCACCGGCGGCTCCTAGGGCTTCGGTGTCCCCTCCGGACTCGGCGGCGATGTTCGACAGGATACCGATAGCTTGCGTTTGTGGTATTCCCTTCTTGTCGGTCAGATAATCCCATATCTCGTCATATACAGCCATCTTACTATCCTCTGATCTACGAGGATCAATTACATACTTGCCAGAACCATAAGCCCTCCCTGTATTTACCGAACCTCCTCTATCCTTTTTATCAATACTACCATCTATCTTAAATACATCCCCATTCAAAAGAAACTGGACAGCGGGATTGAAATCATATACATCCCTATATCTGTATCCGCCCATATCCTTGTCACGATATATCGTATAATCACCAAGTACACTATGAGGACCCGTCTCGTTCTTATCAAGTCTACGATCCCTATAATTATACTCATTCACGACACCATACCCCTTATCATAAAGAGACCTCAACCCTTTTATATTCATCTCGTCCGCTGATATGGCACCCTCTCTTACCCTTTTCAGATCCTTATATTCCCTCTGAATCCTCTCATACTCCTCTGGATCGGCATCACTTAAAGCTTTTATAAGTCCTTCATTGTATTCCTTAGTTTCCTTATCAAACAGACTCCTATTCACATCAATCCTATTCCTTACGATAGACGAATCAGGTATCATCCTATTAGATAATTCCTTTCGTATACTATACGTACCATCACCATTATCTATCAATACAGACTCATCGTAAGGGAGTTTATTGTATTTAGCCCAAGCCTCATCACTAGTTCTTGTGCCTAAATCATCATTATCACTATCGCCATATAACTTGTTATTAAAATCACCAGATATATATTTCCCGAACATCTTCATAAAATGAACAGGATACTCATACCATTCCGGATTCTTCCCCATAGGATCTATTGATGAATACGCAGCTTTATTTATGCGAGTAGGGCCATCAGTATACCTTGAATTAGCGATATCATATATTATTGACAAAACCGGGTGAGCAGAAGCTACGTAATTATCCAATACCCTGCTCCCGAATCTAGGTCTATCAAGAACAGACTCTCTTGTTTCTCCTCCATCTTGCTTCCTCTCAATTTTTTCTCCCCATAGCCCATATTTCTTCCTAGGCCATATGCCGTCTATGGCATCCACATAACCAACGGGATGCTCCCCTTCCAGACGCCGGTCCCGTCGCTCGTCCGCTGGGTACAGGGCGTTGGCCAACGGCTGCGTGATATGACCCAACCCCTTATCCTTGGAACTCGACATAGCATCCACCACAGTCCGATATACAGGTCTTAATTTCTCAGGTAAATATAGCCCCGCCTCATCAACCAACTCACCGATCTTCTTATTTATACCCCTGATACTGAAATTATAATTACCCATGCCATTATTCAACGGGGACAACGCACCTCTTATCCCATTCATGCCTTTAACTGCGGCTCCTCCGCTAAGGATATCAAACTCCGGGGACACGTTTCTCAAAGGACTATCATCCATACCCCTGAAATACATAGGACGCTCGCCTCTTACGACACGATCAAGATCCTCCTTATATAAATCCCTTATCCACGATGGGATTTCCTCCGGTTTATTCTTCTTAGACATATATTACGTTTTTCACAAAGATAACCATAATATCACAAGCCTAAAAACACGAAACGGGCACATAATAAATCATGTACCCGTTTATACGCTAATGCATGTGATAAGCAGCCAAGGCTCCTTTAGCTTTCTCCTTAGACTTGTACTTAGCCGGCCATAATTTACCGGTCTTGTTACTGACTACTCGCCAATCACTCCCTACTTTCTTGATACATCCTGATTTCGGGCATTTGCCCTTCTTTTTACTGCTAGTTTTCCCTGCTGCCATAACATCAAATATTTAAAGGTATATAATCACCTCAATAAACTTTCTCATCGTTGCTAAACCAACGTACTATCATCTTGAACCGGCTCTCAATGTCATTCACGAACCTAGCCAAGAACCAATCGCCACGAAGACGATCCCGCCACCTCCGATGATAATCGACAGCCCTGGGGTCGATCTTACGGTCAATGTCATTCACATCCTTAACCCATATCGGAAGATTGTTCGTATCGTCTTTGACCTCGTTAAAATAGTCATTTATATTTATCTTCTGATCAACCTCCGTCACCAGTATCTCACGGCTATCGTCATTGGTTACAGGATACCTTAACCGCTGGCTCATATCGTTCTTGTCGGCGATAACCATCCGAAGCTCACCGCTGTTGTTGGTATCATTATAAAACCATGCCTTATTAAATCCAGTAGTCCTAAGAATTTGGTAATTAACCTCATCCTGATATCTTCTGGCATCCATCCTATATTGGTAGTTCGTGAGGATCTTATTCACATACTGCTCACGTACTGGTACCTCTATAACGAACGGATATAGCTTACCGTAAAATACTTGATACGATTGGTTGGTCAATCCATGAGACCATAACCCTATCTCCTGACTTTCACTTGAGTAGTTCTTTCCAGACTGGAAATAATGCTGGTGCTCAATATAATAATCAGGGGTGTAGGATAAATATGATTTCCACTCACCCTTCAGGCAGTTATATCCAACGGTGAACGAGACGTCCGTGAAATGGCTGGCGTCCTGTAGCTCCACCGCCTGCCCGTTCCTGTAGAACCGGCCGCCACGGAATTGGTACTCGCTCGGATTCCCTACCGGTATATAATCTTTCTTGGTTATCAGAACCCTCTTAAACCTATTATCCCAACCCATGGACAACCCTATACCAAAAAACTTGTTATCAATATCATAATAAGACAACTCAGCGTCCGTATCAGCGTTATATATCCGGCTACGGATGATCTTCATCTGAAGATGCTCCTTAAACCAGTTTCTAAGCCCCGGTGTGACCTCCGTAAGATTCCTACCATTAGAATCTACCTTAAACACCTGACCACGCCTTAAATCGACCCAAAAATGCCCAAACTCGCAACTGATCATATCCCGACTCTGGGTCCCGGAATATCCTAACGTCGTATTATTATACTCAATGCCACGAGAGGCGAAAAGCCCACCTGTCCCTAGCTCGCTATTCTCCGGGGATATTCTCTCCGCCAACACGTCTATGGCGTTATATAACCCTACCTGATTCTCGAAGCGAGCCAGTATCTGATCCGACTCTATCCCTTTCATGCTTATAAGTTTCCCGAAAGAGGTCTTGAACTCATGGTAATCCATAGGCTTGTACGACAGCCAAGGATCGGTCATGCCGTTCTCCGACACGTCGGCGGTGCTCCATATGACGCCGTTGGGTCTTTGGTAAGCGCAGTCCCAAAAATTGCTATCATACGTCTCTGGTAATGACCTTCCGCCTAGCGTAAAACGATTCTTATACACAGGACTTATCTTAAACACATTATCCCTTGATATAGGGACATTACGCTCCTGAGTCCATGATATATAATCCCCTACCTCCGGATAGAACCCCTCGTAAGGCTCAGGCCCGGCTATACGGAAATTGCAATTGATCTCAGACTCCACAAGAAACTGAGGTATGCCATAGAAGTATAGGAAGAAACGACCGCTAAGATACATATCTCCGGTCTTGCAAACCATCTCATAAGCGCTCTTCCGGCTAGGGAAAGAGTATAGCGATCCGGTATCCGTATCGGTCTTATTAAGATAATCCTCCCCGGTATCGTAATTGACGAAATAACGGGGATACCCGATGTTTCGATAATCGTAATAAGGGAATGGTATCATGTCTCCCTGACCAAACTGAGTCAAGTAAAACATAGGCATCTTCCTCTTAAGCGAGAACCTTGATATAAATACATCACCTCCAAAAACAGGTTTACGCTTATCCTCATCCATCAACCCGCAACCACCTAACGATACCCACCTGATATCCTCTATCTGCCCGTATTGAGCCGGAGAATATTTCTTTATCCTCATATAGGGGCAGGATACGAAAGATTCACGTGTCATAAAATGAGGCGTCATACCAGCCACCTCATCGTTACGAATATTACACTCATCCTGAATACGGCTGGTATCGTAACTTGAAACCAACTCCGGATATTCAAGCATATACTTATCCATACCAAATGACATGAACAATGAATGCTCACGATCGAGGTTGTTTATGATAATAGGCTTACCGCCTACGGTCTCCCCTTGCGAAGAGATATCTGTTACCGGATATAACCCGCTCTTGATATATTTAGCCGTTGACAATCCACGTAACTCTGACTCCCCTATTTTTTGGTAAAATAAATTATAATGAGCGACAGAAGTATAGTAATAAGCATAGTTCCGTCTAGGTCCCCTATCTATCAATGCCGTTAACCACTGATACCTATACTTGCCTATATCCACCACGGACTGGGCTGTGGCCTTGGCGATACCTGTAGCCAGACGGATAGCCGTCAGCGCTATGCCGACAGGGTTGGCTAAAAAGAACACACCTCCACCGACATATTGCTGTGAAGCCGACTGATATGTATACTCAGCTATAGCGGATATTAAATTAGCCATAGCCTCCACCGTAGCCAATGATGTTGCCATACTGTAAGCCTTACTCCCTAATATCGTCCATTTAGGGTGATCCTCCACCTCCCTGAATATACCTGAGGATTTACCTAATTGATAACCATCAACAAGGCACTCGGTGGGAGCGTCAGGCTTGTTAAAGGCAATATCAGGGCTTAAGAATGAATACCAGATATTACCCTTCCTGTTAAACGGATGCGTTATAAATTTCTCACGATTAATATCCTTATAGATATACATATCATCAGACAAATCGTTGTAAGGGTAAGTAGGATAAAGGTTAGCCGATCCGTCGGGATCATCGTACTTAAACATATCATAAGCCAGACCGGTCCCGATAACGCTCTTATCCAACGTCCTATCGCCCCTATACAACTCATATCCTATTATAGAATCTCTTCTAGCCTTATCTATAAGACCGTTCTCTACCGCTATATCCAGAAACTCATTAACGATATCGTCATCAAGCATCACCCCCATAGGATAAATATAGGAGTCAACTCCATATTGACCGGTCAGTTGAGACGGATTACCCATGAAAGGAGCGACAGAGTTATCCGGAAACTTGTAATGACGTATAGGTCTCTGACAAAACGTGGTTGACGTATTGGGGTACTCAGCGTTACCCCCATTACCGGTGAAATAAGACTTACCCCCAACTGATTTAGGAGACCCATAGTATTTCGTCAAAGAATCCATTATGTCCTTCCTCTTTAATCCTCCCGATGATATCCCGATCTTACTTGAATCATACAACTCAAAATTAGCCGGGTACTTATTGGTAGACTCCCAATATCCGAAATCACCATACTGATATGGTCTGGGAGCGCAATCAGCGGGTTTATCCCCACATGAGATACATTTCGCCTCATAGGTAACAAATCTCCTTAATTTCAATTCTTTTGTGAAGAAGAATACGTATTTCACCTCCAGTGGCCGAATGCCAAAACAGAACGGGGCGGGGAAGATGGCGGTGCCGGCCGTATAGAATCCGGCAAGCTCCTTCATGTCCTGCCTCATGGCGAAACCGGTGAAGAACACGCATACCGCAGGCTCGATGCAAACATATATCTTATGGAAAGTAGTCTTGTCATCATTCCAGAACAAGTACTTTGGCATCATAAATATCTTATGATCCACGTAATTCACTATAACACCTTTCTTGGCATCATTAGCCAAAGGATTAGGAGCCACGGTACCTTCCTTGTCCGAGAAAAACGTTATACGAACCTTATTGTATGATGATGAGTCGCCGATCGGATAATTATAGTTACCCATCATCTCTATATACATAATACCGTTATCAGGATCGGATAAACCACTTATGTATTTCTCATAATCCAACTCCACCCATCTGGCGTATGAGGATACATGTGGATAGAACTTGAAATAAGTCAAGTTACTTCTACCGAACCAATTGGTCTTGGCGTCAATATCATTCTGCACAGACACACGACCTTCCCAGTCAGTAGTTATACCGGTATTAAACTTAGAATTATCACCATCGCCAAAAAGACACATGGCGTTCTCGATACCAAACTGACTCTCATATTGGGGAAAATAAGCCTCCATCGTATCCATTAACTGATCAAGCATCGTCTCCGTATGCTTCTTTCCTTCCCATCCGGGATATTGATACAAATATGTGCACTTACCCAATGACCTACCCCCTTGGAATGTAGGAAGTTGAACATCGTTAATAGTAGGATTCACGTGAGGATCACCTACCGAACACCCATTAGTACATATACCCTCATCATATAACTGCCGGACATTAGACATATCCTGACACAAGACCAAGGCGGAGGAGTCTATATCAGACGGGAATTTGTCCTCATCCTGACCATCCAGCCATTCCTGAACCAGATCTATGATATTCTTACCTCCACTGGAGTAATTATCGAAATCACACAATACAGAGAATTTCCTTTGTGACTCGGCGTTACTTTGTATTAAGGTGGTAGGCTCGGTCTCCGTATAATCACTAGCCAGCTTATACGTAAAATCAATCCTAGAATCCACCAAAGAGTTTTTATCCAATATAGTCCTGGTCTCTATCCTCTCAATATCATCACATCCACTAGGGAAATCGGGAGCCTTTATACCGTCTTGATCCTCCGGCAACGATATAGCAGCGCATAGCTCGTCGGTAATACCTACATTAGATTCTATGATATCACACAGGTTCTCTATATTATCAGCGATATAATCAATAGCATCATCTACCGTAACATCTTCCCCCATCGTGTTGATAACAAATTGGGTCTCTCCTACCGTGGCATATTCCTGCTCTACATATCTGAGTTGCTTGACATCTAGCTGATTCTTGCATTCTCCTCCAAAATCATCAAATCCCCAAGACGGGTCGTTTATGATCTTTGCCGTATTCTTAAACTGCCAAAGATGACGGCGGCTGTTCCCCGCACACTGCGGGTTGTTCTCCAGCACCGACGCAGCCGACAGGTCGTCAGAGTTACCGCCCTCATCAACGATAACCTCCATCTCCTCCCTTGTGGCCGGACGAGGGATAAGCGGGAATCTAGCCGTCCTGTATCCTGTATTGGTAAAGAATCTTATACCCAACGGATATACCTCGTCACGCATGAAAGAGGCGTATTTAGAGCAAGCCACACCGTCTTTATACAAATTCTCCGTGGCTATCGATGTCTGCCATTTAACGAAATGACCCAAGAAGTTAACGACCGGTTGAAGATTCCATTCGTTCTCCACGGTCAAGCCGTATTGAAGAAGACGATTCCCGACAGACGTCATGCCTCTGGCTGTCTTATATACCGGTATTTCCTTGGATAACTTCTCCATGGTCGTACGCTCGCTATACTGATCCGTAAGGTAATAGATGGTCCTTTCCGTTATCGGATGTATACCTTCTATGAAATACTCAAGAACCGGGCTTTGCTCACCATTAAACCCAACCGTGTTCTGTATAACACCTATCTTATAATGAGATACCTGCTTATCTATATTAGACACGGTAAGGCGGATACCCATGTTGGTTGACTTACCCCATAAACCATCACGGATAACCATATCTTGGCGATCGAATAACATGATTGGGTTGGTCAATGAGCAATATCCGGTCTTCTCTATCCCGAACTCATCGCACAACGCCACGCAGAACTGGTAGGTCCCGGCACGCAAGCTCCCCCCGAACTCCACGACCTCGGGCTCCACGCACGGGGCCGTCAGCAACGGGAACACCAGCAGCTTCTCGCAAGCCAGCCTACACCTCTCTATTGGCTTGTCATCCCCACATGTCTTATACCCATGGTAATGATACCAAAAATCACCATCATCATCCGGATTAAGAGCCTTATCGACCATAACATATCGCTGGGGATTATATCCATCGGTCCAGTATATCACCTTCCCGCATTTCTCGTCCTTGATCTCTATGTCGAATATCGGGTGATGGATGGAGAAGTTAAGACAAGGATCATCAACCCCGTCCTCTATCAGGACCTCCATCAAATCACATATCTCATCAAAACGACCATCCGACTCCTCAAGCCTCTCGCCAAGGATACGATGGATGTCCTTTCCCGATCCAGCCAATTGATCCTCCACGGTCTTGATATAATCCAATGACCGCATGAACGTGATCTTAGACGTATTATCATCCGGATTAGATAGAAAGAAATAAGTGTTATCACCAGCTATATCATTCTTATACCCAATAACCTTATAGCCATCAAATCGCTTACATAAAAGGGTACTAGGCTCGTTCTGGATCTTAAGCTGGCTTCCATCGTCACCCTCTATGGTAGCGTTCAAGGCGAAACTATATTCAGACGGGGATAGATCCTGTGGATGCTTATCCCTGTTCATCCCGGAGTCGGGAACCGCTATGTTAGAGTTATTTTGCACGACATTATCTTTTTCGCAAATATAATAAATCCACCAGATAATCACTTATGTGGCGGATTCTAATAAACAGTACGTATTATGCAAAACATTCAAATCGTACAAAAATAAAAAATCCTCCAGACTTTCACAAGTCAGGAGGAGAACTAAATACTTTTAAACGCTCGTGTAAAGTACAAAAACACAACAATTACAAATTTTTACCCATGTAGTTCGATTGCTTATCGGCATCCTCTACAGATATGTAAAAGAAACCGTTAGTCACGTATCTCTCATTGACATCCACAAAATCAGTAGATCCTTTATCCACTCCTTTCTTCGATCCTTCATCACACACAGCTACCAGACTATTAAAGTCATTGGAATAACCTACGACTACACCGTGTATATCCCGATTTCGAGGATCGAATACGTACCTCATCTTACACCTATCGTAAGCTAACTCTAAAGAGCTTTTGCTTAACCTCTCATCTAATCCAGCACCCGCTACCAAGGCCAAAACGCTCTTTGATATGTCACTCATGGTGGTATCCTTGGTCGGAGCCTTAGGCATAGAAACGCCTTCCATGACAAAATCCAACGCCTTATCTACAAGGCCATCGAAATCATCATCTCTTATATAATCCTTAAGCACCTCCAGTATATATAACCGGACATGGAGTTCGTTATTTACATCATTTAAAGTTATCATGATCCTAGTTTTCGGCAAAGCTAGATTATTCCCACGCAATAAAAGATCAAATATGTCATAAGTAAAGGACTAAAAAACAAAAAAAACTCCCCCATCCTCACGGACGAGAGAGCTGATAGATATTTGTATTATGAAAAAGAATAATTACTCACCTATTCTTACAATACAGTCACGAGACTCCTTGTTGTAGATCATCGTGCCTACCTTAGAATACAAGGTCTTTATATTTTGCCAATTATCCTCACCATGGGCGGATACGTTGGTAGGGGCATCACCGGTATAAACCTCCTCGCCTCCGATATTGACAAAATCATATCCACGTTTCTCCATAGAACCGCCCTTATATGCCGTGAACCTGATAGTGACATTACCTTTCTCACGACCACCATACCAGTTACCGTATATACTACACCTGATCTCAAGAGGTAATTTATCATAATTATCGCCATCCAACAACGGCCCCATCTGGATCAAGGCGGCCTCATTACCTGATTCCATGTTATCACCACCGTGGATAAGATAATCACCTACCCGCTCCTGCGTGGTCTGGTACTGTTTACTCCAACCAACCAGCTTGCCGTCCACGTCCGGGAGGCCGGTGTTATCGAAACCGGTAGCCGTGTCAAAGTCAATGCCGTCCTCGTCAGCCCAGATATACCTAAGCACTAGGTAGTCGAACTCCGGGATAATAACCACCGGGACCGACTCCTGCCTGCACACGAACGTCTTCTCCTCCTTGGTGCCTTCTTTTATAACTTTGTACGTAGCCTGACGTATCTCTCCAGTCTCATTGATATCAGCGGTAACCCTAACCTCAGCAGGACCAGTACCACTTGTCTTATCTAAATGTATCCAATCAGCCATATCATCGTATTTTGTTAAATAAGTTTAATATACTTATCAAAAGCGTTGGGCCACATACGCTCATAAGACAGCATCCTCCTCCTATTATCCTCAGCCAGCTCCCGGTAATCATTCAAGGTAATCATCGACATCTTAAGCTCTTTCATGGCCTTAGCGAACTTACCCGGCTCCTGCTGGGCGTATAGTTTATAAGCATCACCAGCGCCTTGTATCAAGCCATTCACGGCGGCATTCTCGAAGATCTTCATCTTGATATACGTCTCGACATAATCCTCAAGGTATCCTAACGCCGTTTCTGGTATATACGGAAGACCGTCATCGTCCTTAGGCGTAGCACGATATATGATATAAATAAATCCATCAAACCCTGTATACATAGTATTGCCGGATATAGTTATATCATAATTATCCCAATCGTACTTATCCCGATACTTGTCGGCGGCGCAATCACGCCTCAGCCCACGACCTATGGATAACCTTACGGGATGATGATAATGGAAACGAACCTCGTGAGACCCGATATATAGCTTCTCCGTGATCGTCTTCTCAAACTCCTCCTTACAGCACTCCGTGCAGGAGTTCCAACGGAAGCCGCGCTCGGTGCGCTCGACCCAGCCGATCTCGTGTTGGAGGTCAGCCTTAGCCTTGTCGCCGCCCGGTATCTCGCAAACCAGAGGCTCACATCTATAAGCGTCAAGCATGTCGAAAAAATCGGAAGGCAATACCGCCTGTTTGTTGCTGGTCTTGACAACCGCCTCAGACATGACCGCTATAACACCCCCGAACCTTTTCAAGGCGATCTCAGCCCACCTATAAACAGATGAGGTATCTATAGCCCCGCTATCATCGTATTTATGTAAATCGGCCTTGATCTCGGCCAATAAGCCCTTTATCGTCATATTTAAGTCTTTTGCACAAAGATATGTATTTGAATCCGTGATACAAAAAAAATCCAGTCTACCCTCACGGGCTAACTGGATCACAAAAACTTCTACAGTTTGTAAACCCATTTAACTCCAAATACCTTACTCTCCGATTCAACCTCCCGGTACAAGAACTTATACCTCCTACCTGATTCCATAGCCAATCTACACTCCTTATTCAACGCCGGAGAAATATAGAGATGGAAATACTTGTTCCGAGGCATAAAATCAATACACGTATGGACATAAGAATATCCACCAGTTCCACGTCTGTTAATAGTACCGGTAAGCTTATTTAGATATATCTTACGATTAGGATTGATCTTATGGCACAGATAACCGATGTTGTTTATATAAACCCCACCCTCATTATCCAGATACTTATCACGTATGACTTTCCATATCAAGGACTGGCATTCGAGAATATCATTCTTGTCCACGATCGTATGTTTCCTTCTCTTGCCGTTCTTAGACATAATAGATCTATAAAAACGGAGAAAGTACTGATCAAGTATTTTAAATGACTTTGTTTTCATATCACAAATATAACGATTTCATCCTAATACAAGAAATTTATACACAAAAATACACCGCCTATACCAAGGATGAGGCAAACAGGATAGCCGACAGCAACCTACAGTCAGACGGTATCTCTTACGCCAATGGATTAGCTCAGGCCGATAGATGCGATTGCCCAGAGCCAACAAAGACGTGGTCATGGTCGGTATCTATGAATAATGATTGCATGAGCCATGAACAACTTGTCACATCAAGAGGATTTACGATTACATATAATAATCAATGTGGTAGATCTATATCTGGTTCTGTGAATGGTATAGGATATACACAAAACGGAGAAGAGCAGGTCAATAGCGCTAGCTTTACAATTCCCACAGGGTCCGGAACCAAGAGTGGAAGTGTATATTTTAGCCGAGAAGTGGTATGTGGAGATGTAACAATCTCTGGTCATGATTCAGGTAATTGTTGACAATCACTGATGTTATGGTTTTTAATAAAAAGGAGAGACTTATTAGCCTCTCCTTTTTAGATAAACCTAAGATCTCTTTTCTTAGTATGATTAAGTATCCTACTGATATGCCTTGTACTAAAACCTGTTTTGTCTTTTATCTTATCATAGATATAACCTTTGGATACGTAAGCTGACATATCTCCTAGATCTTTTATAATCTTGTCATACATATCATGCACCTCATTATATCTTATGATAGAGCTATCTCTCATCCCTCTTTCGCCTATACCGTCAACTATGACGTTATTGAAACCGAAGAAATTAATTATTGACCTTATTATATTTATCATCACTGAATCTTTTGAGTTTTCTTGTTAATATCCATATCCGGATTCTCGTCCGTAGGAATCTGCAATTTGGTTATCGTCTCCCTTAACGTCTCTGAGACAACATATTCTAGTAGCTTGTCAGGACATACGAAATCATAATCCCATTGAGATATACATGGATCATCTTTTTTCGTTCCACATCCCCCTAGCTCTAATGCCGCTTTTCTGTCAAGAGTTATAAGATCCACATTTATAGCCTCTATATTAATATCAGGGATATAAATATATCCGTCATTAACATAATAATAGTATTGCTCTATATTACCATATTTACGCTCTTTATTATTAGCGTATTTCCTTAACGATATAGGAGTAAATATAATATCATCCATGATATTCGATACCTTTATAATAGCCGGCCCTATACGGGTGTATATCATATCGGGAAGACTTTTCTTGGATCTCATAAGAATCCGGCATAACTTGAACTCATCAAAACAGCAATCAACCTTCCGAACTCTCTCCATCTCCAGACAATTGATATGGGTATATAGCGATTCCTCGCCGAACAAAGTCCCATCAGCGTACTTCTGGGCTATATATGATCGAGCCTTCTGCCTACCTATGGACAATATCCATCTTCTACTGACATGAGCGTCTTTACTAATAGAGTTCATGTCATTTATGATCCTAGATACAAACTCTGAATTTTTCATGTAGCGAAATATTAAGGAGGGGATATACCCCTCCGGTTATTACTTTTTCTTCTTAACCTTGCCCCCACATTTCAGTTGAGGTTTCTTTTTCTCGGAGACCTTGCCTCCATTAGCCATTTTCTTTTTCTTATTGCAAGCCATAACTTAATGTATTAATATTAACGATACAATATTAATGATTTTATTTAATAAATAAACAATGCGCATTGAATAAGCTAAATTCACATCGAGTCAGACGGTATCTCTTACGCCAATGGATTAGCTCAGGCCGATAGATGCGATTGCCCGCAAGTGAAATGTAATATGAGCGTATGGGTATCCATAGATGAAACGTATTCCTCTCCTCCAGGGGCTAAGTTCACCCTCCATTGGAGCGGTAATGACGCTTGCTCTAGCTTCAGTCAAGGAGGAACTGTTAGACTATATTGTTCTAATGTATCTGATAACCATTCTGCGCATACTACCATATCGGGTAAGTCGGGAAGTTGGTCTAGTACCGGTTTTTTTAGCTCAGGATGTAACCCTAGTAATATATCAGGATCTTGGGATCCAGATTAATAAATAAAAAAAGGAGAGGCTTATTTTAGCCCCTCCTTTTTATCATATATCAGGATCTTAACAATTACCAGATCCTCCTCCAGAAACACTTATAGACCCACATTGTACTCCTGAATCAAAACCTATGACACCGGTTTTTTTACCAGACCCAGTAGGTATGCTTACGGTAGTACTTCCAGCCGTAACGGTTTGTCCAAGATCATTCCTACCAGTAACAGTTACAGTTATTGATTTAGATGATCCACATTGATTATTGTAAGACACTTCATAGGAGCACCTTAATGTGGATGTAGAACCAGACAGGCCATTACAAGGATCACCGCTCAGCATAGCGTTGGCGCTCCACGTCTTTGTTGGCTCTGGGCAATCGCATCTATCGGCCTGAGCTAATCCATTGGCGTAAGAGATACCGTCTGACTGTAGGTTGCTGTCGGCTATCCTGTTTGCCTCATCCTTGGTACAGGCCTCATATTTACCAGCGATTTGCTTATAACTGATAGTCTTAGGAGTACAATTGCTAGGACAGTTCGTAGCCTTGACATTTCCCCATCGGTCATCATTGCCAACCTTAGAAGGGCATGTCTTAGCATTAACAAGAATCTGAAGAGCCTCCTTAGCGCTAGAATAAGCATCATAAGCGGCGCTAGACGCATCTTGAGCCGTGCTCCTGCAATATTCTCCGGCAGAAACAACCTTCATAGGGCTACTAGGAGCGCATACATCACCACATTCGCCCGAACATCCCTTACATACCTCATTGATATAGATAGTGTAGTCATATGGATTACAACAATGCTCACCGCCATTCTGCCAATATCCTGTAGGATCACACTCGCTAGAATAATGCTCCTCGCTATTACCATTATTACACCTGCTATTATCCATACGGTATGTATTATCACATCCGCATCCACAAGATCTTGAATCAGACTCAACCAACTCATCTTGATCTGAGGCTGAAGAACAAGGATTGGTCTGATTCCTACTCCTACGATAATCGCATCCACTACAATAATAATTCCAATCATCATAAGATGGGGTATCATCGTCATCGGCGCAATCACCATTCTTGTTAGCGTAAGCCTGAGCGGCGGTCTTAGTCGCCGTATCATTCTTGAAAGCGTTTTGAACCTTGCTGTCGGCATCCGCCTGAGATACGGTAGATGTCAACGCTGACAATCCTAAGGCACTATAAGGAACGGATAGAGCGACACCATGTTTACATGTACCACAATTATCCTTATAGAACGTAGCGCTTCCAGTACCGGTCCACACACAAGTGCCATGCTGGTTAGCGTAATCCTGTCCTCTCTGGTCTAGGATCTGCTCTGCCTTGCTCCTGGCATCAGCCAAAGAAACCTTGCTGGTGATAGGCGTACCGCCGTTGGCTTGCGTAGAGGTCACCGTTATTCTCTGACCAACCCCGCTTCCGGCGCAATTGTTCTTATAGAAGTCACGGCTTGCCACGTAAGTCCAAGTACATCCACCGTTCTTATTGGCGTAGTTCTGTCCATCGGCTCCACGAACAGCATTCTCGGCCTTCTTATTAGCGTCAGCCAAAGATATGTTGGAGGTATACGGATGTCCCGGCAGCCTGTCGCTACTTACGGATACCATGTCGCCTACGCCGCCATCAGCGCAATTGTTCTTCTGAACCTGACCGGTATAGCTTCCTGTCCACGTACAAGTACCTTTCGAGTTAGCCACGCTCTGTCCCTGAGCCGTAACAGCCGCCAATGCTTTGGCGTTAGCGTCAGCTTGTGACACACATGACTTAAACTTACCATCAGAGCTAGGACTTGGGTCCGTAACATCATTCTGGGTTACAGTAACAGAACTACCCACACCTCCGTCAGCGCATTGGCGGGTAAAGGCCTTGGATGCCGTACCAAACCAGAAACATGTATTATTACCACCAGCTATATACCGCTCTTGATTATCAGGATCAGTATAACAGGTGTTGGTGTTACGTTGATGTAATTGAGAGATACAGTCCTTACATACGGTCTCTATAGTCTCCCATACCGGTTGCTCGGTCTTCGTATGGCACGTATCATCATAGTTCTTGTTGACGAACGCCTGACCCATTCTGTCGATATAGGCCTTAGCCAAAGCGTCTGCCTCTTCCTGAGAACGGGTTGAGGTAAAGAACTGACCCATAAGATCCGGGGTTACGGTGATAGGATCTGCATACTGACAAGTAGGACACTTAGGAGTGAACTCCTTGCTATAATTACCTACATATATCTTCAGTTCGTCGCAAGTACCACGATCGTTGGCTATAGCCTGACCTTGCGCCTTGACAGCGGCCTTGGCAAGCTCATCGGCGGCGAACTGGCTCTCGTATGAGTAGAACGGGCCTCCGGTCACGTCAGCCTCGGTCACGGTAACCGAAGACGGGATAAGACCAGACGGACAATTATTCTTCTCGAACGCCTCGCTATAATGACCGGTGTACTTAGGAGCCTCATGGCAAGTACCACGCTCATCGGCGATCTTCTGACCTTGATTCATGACAGCAGCCATAGCGACTAAGTTAGCCTCATCCTGCGATACGCAAGACTGGAACGGATGGCCATCGACCATATCCTGTGTCACGGTGAACGGATCTCCTATCTGATTAGCTCCACAATTGCTCTTAGTGAACTCGAAGCTAGCCCTACCGGTATACATAGTAGCGTTAGAGCAAGTACCCTTGGTGTTAGCCAAAGCCTGCCCTTGAGCCTGTACGGCGGTCATGGCCATAGCGTCAGCGGCGGTCTGGGAGTCGTTAGACTGGAATGGGTGTCCTTCTACCATATCTTGGGTGATCGTCACCTTAGATCCGATCTTACACTCACCACAGTTGTTTCTCGTAAACTCCAAGGAAGCACGGCCGGTGTACGTACAAAGAGCGTGGATATTGGCAAGGGCCTGTCCTTGGGCGTCAACGGCGGTCTTGGCCTTGTTGTTGGCATCCTCCTGAGATACGGTAGACGTGAACGGATAACCGTCAACCATCCTATCATTTACCGTATAAGTACCACCAGTGCCAGCACCACAATTGTTACGGGTAAACGTACGTGTATAAGTACCGGTATATACAGGCACCTTCTCGCACTTACCTTTCACGTTAGCCACATCCTGACCTTGAGCCTCGACGGCGGCCTTAGCCTTATTGTTGGCGTCTTCCTGAGATACGGTAGACCTGAAATCTCCTGTTACCATAGTCTCATCCACGACAACCTTAGTACCGTATTGAGTCTCATCACAGTTGTTACGAGTGAACTCCTTATTATACCTACCGTAGTAGATCGTCTTCTCCTTACACTCACCTTCTAGGTTGGCTTGTTGCTGGGCGTTAGCCTCAAGATCGACCTTAGCCTTATTGTCAGCATCCTCCTGAGAGATAATAGAGAAGTACTTACCAGCGGCTACAACATAAGTATAAGGTTGACCGATATGGAACTCATCGCAATTGTTTCTAGTGACTGTCTTCTCCATCCTAACGTTATAGTAGACGTTAGTCTGACAGTCGCCACGCTCGTTGGTGATAGCCTGACCTTGCGCCTCCACAGCGTCCTGCGCCAGCTTATTGGCGGCATCCTGCGATACCGTAGAAGTGAACGGATATCCAGAACACATCTTCTCGTCCACAGTGAAGTCAACAGGAGTAGAACCCTCAGGGCAGTTGGTTCTCTGGAATACCTTGGAGTACGATCCGGTAAATACCGGTATCTTCTCACAGTTACCCTTGATATTCGCTATATCCTGACCTTGAGCCTCGACAGCAGCCCTTGCTAGGCTATTAGCGTCTTCCTGAGACACGATGGATCTGAAGTCCCCTGTAACCATCGTCTCATCGACAACCACATCAGTACCGTATTGGGTGGAATCACAATTGTTACGGGTAAAGGTCTTGCTAAACTTACCATAATAGATATTCTCCTTAGGCTTACACTCACCCTCCAAATTGGCTTGTTGTTGACCGTTCTTCTCAATATCCTCAAGAGCCTTCCTATCGGCGTCCTCCTGAGAGATGGAAGATACGTACTTGCCCTCAGGAATGATATAAACATATTCCTGACCGTCACTGAACTTATCGCAATTATTACGTATAAACGTCTTCCTCTGCTCCGTGTTGTACCAGATGTCGGTTATACACTCACCATGCTCGTTGGCGTATGCCTGACCATTTAAGGCTATATCCTCCATAGCCTTGGCGTCAGCGTCCTCCTGTGAGATAAACGACTTGTACGTCCGTTCCTCAACCACATACAAGACAACCGAACCGTGCTGGTTGGCTAGACAGTCATCCTTGGTAAACGGCTGAACCATCTTGATATTATAATAAACGGGCTTGGCGTCTTGAGCTACCATATACTCCTTAACAACACTACCGTCCTTTGACGTTATACGGAACTTAGCCGTACAGATCTGACCGGTGTAATTAGCCTTGTATACGATGTTAAGCTTATTATCGCCTACCCCATGGCTCTTGTCGTTAATGGCAAAGCAATTACCCTCAACGCAATTCTTATCTACTTCCCTCGCCATATCAATCCTCCTCTATTCTCCATGAAACATCATCTCCGGCCTCTACCCTCACGATCTGGGTATCACCATCCTTATTAAGCGTCAACCTTTGCGGATCCACATTAAAGGGTGGTTCCGGTTCCGGCTCCTCGCTGCCATCGCCGCAAGTGCAACATACCAGCTCAATATCATACTCGGTATTAGACTTAATATCAATAACAACCTGACCGTTCTCGCTAGTCACGTTATCAAAGTCATGATCAAGTATAATATAAGGTATATCATTAGGCTGTTGATTAATATTAACAACCTTGCCATTCAAGACAAACATCTCATGATGCTGTTCGTTATCCATATTCTTAGGCATAGCTATGACAAAGCTAGCCTCATACAAATCAGTGGCTCCGGGATCCTCAGGATCGGCATACACTATATATCTGCTATCCTCTTCCGGAACCTTCATGGATAAGCCATTCACGTTCATGGAGACTATATAAGACTTGCTCACCGAGCCACCAAGGGTAAGACAGGAGGCCTTGACCGAGGCGGAGTTAAGCTTGGCGTTGATGACCGCCGTCCCGCCCTCCATATCGAACATGATATTGGTCGGATCCACGCTTACCCGCTCCATGCCCTTCTGGGTTATGGTAGCGAGCTTCGTAACCTTACCTTTCTCGACCGCTACGTAAGTCTCCCTAGGCAACCTACCCATCCATCCAGGCTCTACCTTAATAGTCACCTTGTCGGGGCCGGTACCGGAAATCTTGTCGTAGGACACCCATGAGGAGCCTTGCTCGATCTTGGCAAGAATATCTTTTAAATTACTAGCCATATCAATCCGCTTGCGTTATAGTCCATTTATCACTCTTGCCGACAATAATCTCAAGGATCTTCTCTCCACCCTCAGGAGGATACTCGAAGTTAGTAGGCTTAATCTCAAATACGCTGGCGCCTCCACAACCAAGATCACAGATCATATCAGGCAACCATCCCTCCTCAAAAAAACGCTCTATAAGCTCCCTTACGGCCTCTGATAAAGAATCAAGCTCTAACCTATCTACTGGGATAGATCCTTTCTTGAGGGTCTCACCACATACCCAACCGTCACACTCGGAAGCCAAGACCGTATCGTACACTCTCTTAGCCATAGCACGAAGTATTTAAAATATTACTATTCAATGTAGTATATACGATATTAACATCAGTGAACTCATCACCCATGCAATATTTCTTCTTAAACTTAACGGATCTACCAGAAACGACATACCCGTCATTAGGGACGATAGTACCACAATAGGTAACGCTGAGCACGGTCAACGGCTCGTATCTTAACCTGACAGCCTGAACGCCCTTGAACGAGTCACGCTGGATGGACGCCGTGGCGCCAGATACGGCAACCAGCTTCCTTACCAGAGACTCGATTACGCTATTCATGCCATCACCGTTCCTGATGTCTGCCTCAGGGAACGACTGACCGTCATATATGATCTGGGAGCTGTAGATACTACACTCATTCCCCGGTCTATATTCCGGTTTACATGGATTACAATTTTTCATATTATCAAATTAATTTGTTGATCATTCTTCTCAACTCGGATATCTCGGCATCCCTATCCCGTATAGCCTTTATCATAGCGTTAAGGGTATCGGACATATCGCAATTAGGGGATAATCCCAATGATTCCACACGTACCTTATCACCGGGATAAATACAATCGGTACTCATGTACGTAGAGCACGGTACTTTCGTATCGTCTACAGTAGGCCTGTATTGTTTTTTGTTGCAACCATTCATTACCACGTCTCCTCTTCCGTATCGTTATCCCCGCCGCTACCACCGGCGTTGACAAGCTCGTTTATAATCTTCTTCAAATCCAGAACCTCACGATGGTATAAATCTATCTGCTTATCCCTAGACGCTATAATACGCCTCAATGAGTCTATAACGACAGAAATGTCATTACCTTTCTCTATACCATCCGCTACCAACTCATCGCCTGAGTATAAGACACATTTATCATACAAGGTTATAGGACATCCATAACCAACACAAGGTTCGTCCTGACAACCCCGATCGCAAGGATCACAAGGATCGTTAGGGCATTTGTTAAGAAACCTATCTATCTTAACGCCATGACAACACTCTTCGGGACGTTCCCGTGAATGATCATGACAACAACCACCTGTATTACACATATTAATAATATTAATGTTTTTAGCAAAGATACTTATTTGATTTGATAACAAGATAACATACATTATTAAACAATATAGGGAATACCCCATTTGTATCCCCTATACTCATAAACTATAATAATAAGATAGGATCAAGACTTCAATTTAAGAACAGGATTACCCCATCTATCTTTCCATTGCCTTCCCAAATCGTTTATAACGCCATTATAATCTTTTATATATCCAGCCTTAATAGCGTAAGATATATTTCTTTCTATTGATACTATCATATCCAGCTCCTCGAAGGAAGCCCTATTTCTTATTCCTTCCTCATGTACGCCAAAAACAACAAAATTTATACCCTTAGCAATTCTTGATAACGATTCCTTTAAGTTGCTTTTATCGCTTATAAGCGAAGATACGCTACTACACATCTCTATATAAGCGTCACCAGCGGCATTTCTTACCCCTACGATATTATCAACAAACCACATCACGACATCGGCGCAAACCTCAGGACTCATTTCCATAGCCACCACAAGGAAAAGATATGGATTCATATACCACATCTGTCCATCCCCCTTTCCCTTTCGGCATGCCAATCCCATTTTGTTTAAATCACTAAGATTTAGGGTCTTGTTTTGTAGGCTGATATTTATCCGCTTACATAGATCCCTGTTTTCCAGTCTACTAATTATTTCCCTACATTTCTCTTGAAAGCCATCATACTTAATAATATCATTAAGCTTCTTAGGAGATAAGCCCTTTTTAAGCCTATCATCAGACAAGACTTTCATAGCTAAAGTGATGTTAACAAAACCATTATCACTGAGCGCAGGTATAACAACGCCCATCAATCTCCTATCAGAAGATTTGATTTCAACCCGACTTTTCATAACTTTGAACAATATTTTAAATTAAACATAATACCTATCGGTTCGAGATGAATAGATAGGTATGCAAATATAAAATATATTCAACATATAAGCAAGTGTATTACAGTATATAAACTTATCACCATTGATATATATACAAAAAAATGGAGGAGATATACAATCCCCTCCAAACACTAATCTATAAATTATGGAAAAACAAAAAAGCATTCTTACCAATAACACTGATCTTCTTGATCGATATTCTCAATCCATTTCTCGCATTCAAGATTAAGATCAGCGTACTCCTGTCCCTCTACCATCAAGACCTCACGAGCCTTGGCGTTGGCATCCTCAACCGATATCCATGACCTAAACCTGTTGGCTTTGATAGAGTAATATACTTTACCGGACTTATATCCGAACGGACATACCTTTTCAAACCAATCACCGATCTTCGTATTATAGAATACAGGTGAACAACTACCCTCGGCGTTAGCCTTCTCCTGACCTTCTTTCATGAACTTCCTATAGGCTAACGTATCGGCGTCTATCTGGGAGATATCGGATATGACAGCTCCAGCTGGTAATTCATATACAATACCTTCCTTGCCTGATTTGCCAGCCTCGCAATCGTTCTTATAAAATAAGCCACGAAGAGGCTGTGAAGCCCAGTCCTTACAGCATGTCCCAACTGCGTTGGCCTCCCCTTGCCCGATCCGCCCAAGCTCCACCCTAGCCTTATCATTGGCATCTTTCTTGGATACGTAAGAGACAAACCTACCTTTCTCTACACATACCTGTTCCTTAGATCCCTTACCGCTTACGCAATTGTTCTTAATAAACTCATCGCATACCTGATCATTATACCATACGGACGGTATTATGTCGGCATATGTGTTGGCGTAGTCCTGACCGTTGGCTTTAATATCATCCTCAGCCTTACTGTCAGCCTCCTCCTGCGTATCGCCAAAATATACGTTGGGCGGGACCCGATAATCAACAGAGCCGCCCACATACCCGGCAGGAGAATTATTCCTGGTGAACGTCCGTACTATCTCCTTATTTCCATATATCATTCGCGACATATACGATCCTCCAAAGCGTATACGACCTTAGCGATCGTCTTATCCCCACTTACGTTTACGCATGAATTACCAAGATCCCGGACATCTATAGCCTCCCTGATACGGGTAAGCTCTTCATATATCTCCTCTATCACATCAGAGATCATAACACATTCATCAGAGTCCTTATGCTTTGACCACTCCGGAAGATCACCCTCGTAAGGTACGCAAGTGGACGGGGTTATATGTGAACAACTGTATTTTTTCATGCCAGTAACTTATTAACACGTTCCTTTAACAATCTTACCTCATCCGGGCATAACCCGCAATCATTATCGCATAATGATCTTTGCAGACGAATTATCTTGCCCCAATAAGATACATCAGGCTTATTCCCGATCCTGTACCTATGATACCTCATGTATCCACTCCATTGACAAGACAGCCATTCGTCTACGACCTTACATAGATCTATTCTATCAAGGTTTGATATGCTCTGCGCGCCCATCGAGAATCTCCTTTCTCATTTCCTGTACCTCCTCGTCAGGCGGGCATCCATATGGCAGGTTCTTGATCCACTCACGGATCTTTTTCTGCATATTAAGATAAGATACGCCAACGCCATCACCCTTGGTACGAACTTGCTTATATATACTAACCACGTCACGCTCCATGGTCTGCAACGGATCTTGCATAACCATACATCCAGCGGTGCTTCTAGAAGCATATTCCCTATCGCTAACAACGGTAGAAGAAGGACGATTCATCATACTTCTCTCAATCCTTTCTCTCTCGGCCCTTAACGCCTTTTCCTTACAAGTATTACAACCCATAACTATATTTTTTTTTATTCAACAATCCACGCAATTGGTAGCCATCTCAAGAAGCTCTCCGACACGGTCAATAATCTCATGAGCGGCCTCTATATTGTCCAACCTAACGTTAGCCTCCGCTACGACCATAAGTGTCTCCATCTCCTGTATCTTATTTATAAGATCCTTATCCTTGTCCTCGCATAGGATATCAGTCTTAATCCATAGCCGATCAAGACGCCTGCGTATAAGATCCGTCTTAAGATACTTGCGACTGAAGTTGTAAGTAGAAGGGCTACCTATGATCTTGATATCATATATACCATCAGGTAGGTCAAGGTACTTGACATTACAATCATCGTAATTAAAACAATTGAGACCTAGTGTTAGGCTGGTAAAGGTATTGACCTGATTCTTGCCAAGGAACAACGTAACGGGGTCGGACATGCCCGGCGTAGTGATCTCGATAATCGCCTTCCTGTCCTCCAGCAGCCCCCACTCAGACTCATCCAGAACCTGCAAAACCTTAGGATCACGTGTCTCTAGCACCTGAAACGACAGCCGAATATCATTCATATTAACCTTCTTGTCGTACCTGCATAAGCTATCGTCATAACGAGCCTGCATATCAAGATCCGGGACATCGGTATAATATGTCTTGATCTCATGACCGTTGATAAATACCGATGTTATCTGGCAAACATGAGACCTAGCGACATCGAAAAACACCATCCTTACATTACCCTCATAATCAACGCCAGATGTCGGGTATGTCAATATCTGGGTATTATACTCACCATCGTTACGCCTAGCTACGACAGTAATTACGATAGGCTTCTCTATATCGTAATCATCCATGATAATCCTAGCGGCAAACTTATCATGAATTATCTTCGGTATGATATTGATCTGATTCATCTTAATATCTTTTTCACAAAGATACTAATTTGATCGATAAAACAAACGAGGCTATAAGATAAGAGCATCAAGAAGATCCTGCTCGCTTAGAATTATACCTCCATTGATAGCCATAGACATAGCTAAATAAAGACATAAGCATGTGAGATCATATCTAAGCATTCTACTCCTAAGAGATACAATAAACTTTTTAAGGTCAGGATTATCCCCAGCCAAAGACATATAGCCGCTAAAAAGGAACGTATTGTATATAGGATCGGATGTAGATGATTTGATATCGCTGTAAGACATACCACAAATATCTACCCACAATCTTATAGATTTGACGACTATCTCCTTTACAAGAGACTTATTCAACAAACATCCGAATCTGACCAAAGCCACTATATCTCCCCACTTCTGATCGGATATCTCTTTAATAACATACATCGACCCATTCAAAGGATCTTTTACGACAGATGACAGTATATTCTTACATCCAATGGAATCCGATAGCTCTTGGATATTAAACATATTATTATCGTGGTTAAATACGATGGACATATCTCCACCTCTTATGATACTAAAGCTACTCATCACGAATCCTCCACAAAAGAATTAATATCAAAACAGTCATCATAAGAGCATAGGCCAGGCTCATATCCTTCCTTGCCATCCTCTATGTCAGAAATAGCTCTATCAGCAATAGATCTTAACTCTAATAGACTTACACCTAAAAAATCTAAGGCCTCTTTCAAGTACTTATATAAGGACGAGGTTTTAACTTCCTTAAACCCCTCGTGAATCAAATGACTATTGAATATACTGAAAAGAACTTTATCATTCCTACCGTCAAACCTTTTACCATTGTTTTTAAGACTACCATCAGAGTCAATCATCTTCCTTATCTTACTCGCAGATCTGGTATTTATGATATTCACCATAATCATAACTTTGTAGTCAACAGCGGCTCTTCTAGCTTTATTAGCCCTCCCCTTTGAACTTACAGGTGCATTGTCCTCTCCGCCAATATACCTGAACTTAGCCTTGCCTACAAAGCATGATGGATAAACCTTGCGAATATTCCACTTATAATTATAATCACCGATTGATCTCATGATCGACAACTCGCTATCAACTACCATCGATATCATCTTATAAGCCTTCTCAAAACACTTAAACGATCCTACATACTCATAGATAAACCGGTACGTCATACCTAGCTTAAAATCTTTATCAGATATCCTATTAAACACTATAGCTCTATCAAAGTTGATGATAATAGCCATAATAATCTTAAGCCTAAAGTAGGGAGGTATATAAATATCATCAGGACTGATGTTCCTAGGATTAGCCGTGGTATAATCAGCGCCAGCGAAAGTATCTCTACGTTTCTTGAAATTACGCGGATATATAGGCTGACCTTTAGATAGCTTAATGCAAGTACGCCCCTCATCTACCTGCTTCTTCTCAGCCTCGGTATACACCGGAAATTCCTTTATCATAGAAGAGCATTTCCTTATATAATTCAAGTCGAAATTCATATTGTTCATATTTTGTCCACTTCAAATATAAGCAAAATATAAGACCTTTAAAAGAATAAGATGAATTAATTTTCCCATATATCACCATTATTATTTCATTAATAACATAACTTGCTGAAACACAGTTGTCCATTTTGTGACATGTGTAATAAGAAGCTTCGCCTCTTTCTGAAGCAAATCCCATTATAAAGCATTCCTTTATTTAATTCTTACCAATTTCTAATTAATAACCCTATTAATGAAATGATGTTAGCTAACGCCTTTTATTATCTAAAGTAAACATCCAAAAAACATTAATTTAAAAATGAGTAGTATGTTGGCAGATAAAGATCTTAATAATCCCACTCAAGACTCTTTATGATTGTATTGTTGAGATATTTACTATATCCTTACATTCGATCTTATTTGGCAGATGACTACTATCTTTAAACATAATGATCCTATATGTTTACTTCTTTTCTGCGCTAAAGCGTGAAGTGCCAAAGGGAATCGGCAGGGTGGGTCGTGAGTCGCTCCGCTCCTGGCCGGCCATGGAAGGCAACCACCAGTCCCACGCCATGACGCCGCCACCTTGTTCATTGGCTTCCAACAAGAGTCACCTAAAAACAATACTTGTCTATACAATTATCTCTACGGTTCCAGAAGTTAAATAAGAACTATTTGGTTTTAAGGAAAGTTGTTAGTTAAAAAGATGGTCAATTAAGTCATCTGGTCAAATAAAATCTTTATATTCGCGTCACGGTCGGTTGGATGAGTAGGTTTAGTCGGTGGTCTGCAAAACCATACACCTCGGTTCGAATCCGGGACTGACCTCGCATTTGCAATCCTTTCTGGGGTGATAACCCACAGGTGTATAAGGCGCCTTGTACACCTGTTATTTTATCAATCCTAATCTTTTCAATAATACGAACAATACAACTAGTATACCTAAGATCGAGATAAAGATAATAGCTGTAGGCCACTTTGACTCATCCTTATCATCCACATCCTTAGATTTGATATCTATCTTATTATCCATATTCTTTATATCATTCCTCGTCTTATCAATACCAAGGGAGTCGGCTGTCACGGTGCTATCACGCCGGCCGATGACGATATGAGCGTCCGTCTGGGAGGACACGGGTCGCTCCCCAGTGGATGGATCCACCTCCTTCGTAGTATCGAATTTCCTCTCAGTTATGACAATATCAGCATTAAGATCAGATGTCCTGATCTCTACGATCTTCCGGTCCATGACCTCATCTATCATCGTCTCTATCCTGCTTATCAAACGATTATCTATAGACGTGTCGCTAACCTGCCTCCTGCTTCCACAAGAGGACAGGAATAGCGACAGACCTAAACAAAAAACAGCCTTAAGACTTATCCTTAACCTTATCATCAGCAATCTTCTTTATATCGTCAAACATCTCGTCAGGTATGTTTTTAGAGAAGCCAAACATCTTGAATACGTTTATCCTCTTGAACACAGCCTTGAATACCTTCACCAAATAAGCGTCGGAGAAAGCATCCCCTATCGTATTCAAGAAAAGCATCACATATCCAACAAGGGCTATATACACCCCATATTTGGTAACGGTAAGTATCATGCTAGCCTCCTCCTCGATCGGGTATAACGTCTTATATATAACACATAATGTCATTACTATAAAACAGGACAAAGCGAACTCCTTAAGAATATCAGTAAACCTGACCTCCCTAAACCATCTCTTGAAACTAAACCTCCTCCTACGGCTTCTACGGAGCTTCCAGCCCCTTACGCTTTGCGCTAACCTAGCCAAAAAATTCGCTATTAATACTATAAGTAATACGGTCAATAAATGATGCACTGGCTGGAAGTAAGCCCAACAAGAGGCACCATACGCAAGCGCTATATTCCATAAGCCCCCCACTCGCTCTATCATGTCTTTGTCTTTCATTTTATACCCCACTCGCAAAGTTAACTACTATACCATTAAGTACCTAAAACACCACGGCGTGTATACCGTTCCTCGTATCAAGGCTGTCAAAATGCAACCAACCCACCTTCCCTTCAAGCCGGAAAGGATATGGTAACATATCTTGATGATCCAAGATCAAGCCTCTGGCCTGTTCCGCCGTCATTGACTTGACATCGAAATCCCCAGCCTTACCCAACACATGAGCGGATAGATAAACATCTTTCTTATCCTTAACTATCTGGCAGATGTTGCATCTAAGACCACGTTGGGAAAACTGCCCCTGCTTGTCCCAATTATTACAATACATAGGCTGTTTAATTATATCCCTCCGTAATATAAGAAGATTATGGAGAAACGCTGTATCAAGAAACTGCCACGATCTGTCCTTCCACTTATTGTACGTATGAGGACATACCAATTCTACTATATCAAAATACAATCCAAGTTCTTTTATGATATCATTTCTATCCATATTAAGCCGGTTTTATCGTCCATCTCTGGGCGTAGTTATTTTTTAGCACATATATCTTCTCCATAGGTGTAGCGGGAGACCCGTTGGACGAGCCTTTCACGAATCCCTCTGGGGCCTGCTCCGTGCCGGAAGGACGCTGGTTTTCGGTTGGATAAGCAGCAACATACATGCTTACCGAAAGACTATAGAACTGGTTCCTCTTCCCATCCTTAGCCACGGATGTCATAGTAATCTGATCCCATCCTACAACAAGGTCGTAGAAAGAGTTCACGAAATCATCTGATCTTTTTTGGCTATGAGTGGATGCATTCACGTTAAACCCTGTAATAGCCCTCATCTCATAAATATAATCCGGAAGCTTATCCATTCTAAGACTATTGCTATTAACTGCAACGAAATTAGTAAGATGTTCCAATCCCCTTCCAGACATATTATCATCATTCCAACCCGTCCTCCTTTCTCCATTCATCCAGTCATCTAAAAAAGCAAATACCTCAATACTTGTATTTATCTTATCTACCTCAAAAGAAGGAATGATATTTATATCAAAATAATTCCACATATCAGAAGGACCGGGAGCTATATTCAACGAAGTTAATTTAGGAAGATCATTAAACTCCTTTATATACCTATCCAAATAACATGAAGACAAGTTAAGGGTTTCAAGATTTTTCATATTCTTTATATTCCTTATCCCGCTAGATTCTATATCCCTAAGATCAAGCATATTAAACATATTTAAATAATATACCTCTGTCTTACTGGTTATAGCCTCAGGCATTTCAGTCATTCTTTGCCCTACATTTGAAAGCTCTATATAAATTAATTTATTAGATCTCGACAATTTATCTACCGGTATGCCATCATTAACATACATCGTATGCGATACGACCAAAAATTCAAGACCTGGAATATCTACGATCGGGAAAGCCGTCATCTTACAAACTTGAATATTGGCATAATAAATATCACAAGTAAAATCTATCGACACAGCCCGTTGTACGTCCCTCCTCCCATCAGCGTAAGCATGATTATCCACAGGTACGTATTGCGATCCATCCTCCTTCCTGAACCACCACGTAGTATTGGGATTTTTCTTATGTTGTATCGCTAAAGAACGGAATATAATACGATAATTATCCTCCCCTTGAACCTTGGTCATAGGAAACTGCTCCTTTATTCCATCCCCCCAATCCACATTAGCCATACCGGGCTTTCTGGATCTAAACTCGACAAACGTATTAAAAGGATTACCAACGACAGGATCAGGTACATAATTATAATCATCGGTATAATAATTTCTAAGTGCCCTATCCCATGTAGTGAACCACACGAACTTGTTGGATGATGCCTCGTATTTATATAATGTCTTAGCCATTACCTATCTTGTTAAAATATTCTACAATAACATTCCTGTCCAATCCCATAGAATCACATAAATACTCCCCTTCTGGTTGACCCCCAAACGATAATACCTTATCCGTATCATGAGCTAAAACATCTCCATTGCCTACAAAGGTACGCCCATCGTCAAATACGATAAGCTTATATGGCTTATACAACCTCGTGTCAATATCAGAAGATCGTATTGACCTTAACACCGAAGCCTCTGGTGCCATACTAAACCTCCATCCATAATTATTCATAAGCACATAAACCATCTCCATAGGAGTCGACGGAGAGCCATTAGACTGACCCTTTATAAAACCAGAGGGAGCCTGTAATACGCCACTAGGTCTTTTATCATCAGGATTGGAAGCTAAATACATACTTAGATACAATCCATAAAACTGATTTCTTTTGCCATCGGAAGCAGAGGAAGACATAGTGAGATAATCAAACCCCATCACCTTCTCATATAATGTCGATATAAACGTATCACATCGACTTTGGGTTGACAAGCTGCGATACATATAAAAGCTATTCATAGACCTCATCTCATATATATAATCCGGGAGATTACTTACATCTATATTACTACGACCGTGTGAAGCGTCGATACGCTCAATGTTTCCCAATCCCTTACCGCTCATATACGGATGCCAACTCACGACAGGTCCATACCATCTATTTATATGATCGAAAATCTTTAAACTAGAATTTATCTTATCCACCTCATCCATAGCCGGGCATGTGTTAGGATCAAACGATGATGTGGCATAACCCGGACTTAAATACAATTCTTTTAAATTATTGAATGATAACCATTCCTTAGGATATAACCTTACCCTTCCACCAGCTAAATGCAATATCTCCAAATTAGGCCACATGGAAGGGAATTTTCTTATATTGGAAGCTTCGGTATCACTAAAGTCAATAGAATTGTCCAAAATCAGACCTTTCAATTTAGTTAGTCTATTCCAATCCTCCGGGATGGACTTCAACGTACCCACACCAAACTCACTTAATGTTATACGCTCTATATTTACCGATCTCATTATCCTATCCTTTGGTATATCTGTTATGGTACGATCCCCAGGAATATCTATAATTATATTGATAAGGCTAGGCATATCAAGTATAGGGAAACCTACCATCATAATCCTATAGGATTCCATCATCGTAACATCATTGGTAAAAGACATGGATATCACACGCTCCTTATCCATGCCATCATCATAAGCATGATTGGGGGCGGGAACATACTCACTCCCATCCTCTTTGTAAAACCACCATGGATGACTGTCTGGATTCTTACGATAACTTATATCCCTTCTCCTGAACATCAACCTATATTGACCATATATAGATCCACTCCTAGCCTTTACAAAAGGGAATTGCTCTTTACTCCCATCTCCCCAATCAACCTCGCACATGCCGGGAGTATTGGAATAAAATCCTATAGTCTCATTATAATTATTACCATCCAATATAGGATCAGGCACATCATCAATAGTATCATTCCTGTTAACGCCCCTAAAAGCGTATTTACCCTTAGTAAAAAAGGTTATAGACCCTTTATTCGTATCCTTACATATCAGCCTCATACCTCTCCCTCCTCTATTCTCCTGAAATACTCGACAACCGGTGAACTGTCCAATCCCAGATCGTTACAGATATCTATAGCCTCGTATTTGTCAGCGAAATTATACTTACTCATATTATCATCCAATACATCTCCGCTGAACACAGATACATGCCCGCCCTTTACGCCAAGGACGAACGGGGTAATCCTAGCCTTCCCAGCCCGCCTTGCCCTCGTAAGGGCGGCCTTAGAAGCCGGGGCAGGGGCCAAGACCCATGTCTGCCCGTAGTTATTGGTAAGCACATACACCTTCTCCATAGGCGTCGTAGGATTACCATTACTAACCCCCTTGACAAACCCATCAGGAGCCTGATAAACGCCAGACGGTCTCTTATTAGTAGGGGCTACGGCAGTATATAAATCTAAGGTAAGTTTATAAAACTGATTCCTATTACCGTCAGAAGCCGTCTGTGACATCGTTATATAACTCCACGACATTATCTTATCATAAAACGTGTTAACGAACGTATCAGTTCTCTCCTGCGTATTTATAAATCCACCATCACACAAAGTCCATATCCTAAATTCCCTTACCTCATACAACCAATCCGGAAGATCATCTACCGGTACCGTGCCTGAATTACAATACGTGCCCTGAATCTTATTCAACTTACCTCCTACCAGATCTTGTTTCCATGAGCTACCACCACTCATAAAAGTAACGCCTGTCTTATCATCTCCAACCTTATCCACCTCATCAAATACAGGTATGTTATTCCTATCGCTAATGATACTTATACCCGCAGCTGGAATAGAATTAAACGCTGGGTCATACGAAGGGATATTACACCAATTGAAATTAAACCAAGTAAGATTCTTCCATTCCGAGAATCTTCTCCAATTAGAATCAGGATTATCAGCGAAATTAAAAACCCTGTTACATCCGAAATACCTCAGATTTTTCATATTTAAAAAACCTTCCGGCCAATTGTCCCAAACACCAGGATGAGAAAAAGACCCCATCTGTATATTACGAAGATTAACGCTCTTACTTATCCTGTCATATGGGATATCACCATTTTTAAGAACGGATCTGACCATAGCCAAATAAGTTATATCAGGTAGATTAACTACAGGAAACTCATGGAGGACAATACCATCCATATTGAACTCCCCATCGATTACGTTAGAGAACCTCATCGTAACCTCCCTACGCCTGATATCGCTATACTTATGTGGAGGAACCGGTATATACTGAGATCCATCCTCCTTCCTATACCACCATGTAGTATCGTCAGGATTCTTTTTGTACTCAATATCTAAAGACCTGAATACTATCCTATAACTACCGTCAGATATCTTGACCAAAGGGTATTGATCCTTTGTCCCATCACCCCAATCGACGTCCACGAATCCTGGATTGTTTGCCGAGAACCTGAGATTACGATTAAAATTACCTAAATCTACTATCGGATCAGGCACATAATCAGCATTCCTCCCATTATAACAAGGGAACCTATCCTCGTTAACATAAAACGTCACCGAGGACAGGGTCGTATCATATCCTACTAAAAATCCCATATCAACTAATTAAGGTTATATCATAAGACACCCATTCCTTGTATCCGTTAACCATCTCATATACCTTGTTGATGGTCTTGCATACGACAGCGAATCCGATATCCACGTTAGGGAACTTCTCGTTAAGCTCGTCTATCGTAAGATCCTTGGTTATGCTCTCGTCCCATTTACGCATCTCCTTTACCTCCATAAGGATCGGTTTACCGGTTATGCCTACACTCATGACCCACTCACCCTCACGATTGGCATCCGCCAGATCGGGGAAGATCGTAACGCCAAAAAGATCGGAAAGGGTGAAGTTCTCGCCGGTACGGGTAAAGGATGCCGCCGCCCCCGGTGTAAGAACCACCTCGTTCACGGCCAACAGGCTCGTAAGTTTCTTGGCTCCTCCTGATACCGTGGCGTTAAACACGACAGTAACATTACCGGTAGCGCTATTAACGAACTTGATCTCATCCTTATCGCTATTTATAGCCTGTAACCTAGACCCAGATACGATATTTACAATCTCATAATTCTTGTCGTAAGTGCTCTGTAGCGTCACATTACCGTATTTAGTATCGATAAGGGTAATCCACTTAGCCTTACCACCTACTATCTCAACAAGCTTATAAAACACGTCATTGCCGTCAGCGTCAACCCATCTAGCTATAGCACCCGGAGCGAAATTAGTCACCTCCCGATCTTGAGTATAACTTATAGTGCTTTCCGTAGGCTTGTTAGCCAAAGTAACGTAAAGACATTGCTCTACATCGGCCTCCATCTTAACTATCCCAGCACCATCGTAATAATAATCAGGTACGTTCTTCTCTCGTATCAACAAGATGGTACCTTCCTTAAGCTTATCGGCGTTAGTTGGATCATCCACGAAAGACTTCATCTGGATATAAGTATCGAAGATAATAGACGTACTCTTATCCTCTATCTTCTGATTGATATCATTGACAATATTATTAATCTCGTCTTTCGTATAATAAGGAGATAAATCAACCTTCGGACCTTCCTGCTCTAAAGCCTGAGTTCCATCCCACCAATAATCAGGTACCTCCTGCTCCCTGATCCAGAAGCTGTCCCCCACACGGAGCTTAGCCGTGTTCTCCGGGACCGCCAGCCACTCATTCATGGCATCGACCGTATCAAAGATATACGCCGTGTTCTTGCCCTCAGCTATACGTCTTACGACAGCCAACTCGCTCTCGACATCGCTAAGTCTTTCCTTAATATTATTGATCTCCCGTTCTAACCTATCATAATTATCCTCCTGATCTATAGCATCGCCTATAGACATATAGACCTCATTGGTGAGCTTATTATAAGTAATACGGGCTACTTTCTGATAAGAAGTCTTATATGTACTCGCCCCCTTACTAGTGTTGCAGATAAAATCATATGTGTTTTGATACACGACAGATCCTCCGGTATTGATAAAGTTATACCCATCCTGTCTCATCGTACCGCCCTTATACCCTACAAGCTCAAAAGAACACTTACCAGTACCTTTGGATCCAAACCATGTAGAGTAGGCTATAAACTGAGTCTCTTCAGGTAATATATCGTAATATTGAGCACGAAGATCCTTTACCGACATCCATACACATTCCTTGCCTGATCCAGTATTGTCTCCTCCCCATTTAAGTACGCTTCTTACATGATCGTCATTATTACCGGGACCAGCGAATCCTACGCCTAAATTATCTATGGTAGGAACATTCGAGTTAAGAGCCTCTGTCATGGTATCTAAATCCCTTCCCGAACTTTCGTCCCACAAATATCTGAACGTAACGAAATCCACATCACCGATCTTAATACCACCGGTATTGCTAGGATATGTTTTAGTCACCAGCTCATAATACCACTTCCCGCCCCTAAACGTGACTCTTATTCTCTCCACTTGCCTTGGAGATATAGATACGTACGATCCTCCAACAGAGACGCTGGCGTCATCTTCGGCACGGGTAGCGCCTTCCTTTGGCTCCTCCGGGTCTACCGGAGTATAGATCGTGGCTTGCTTATCACCTGTATTGATGACAACGATATAATAGCTATCACCTTCCAGACCTTGCTCATGAGCCATCGTAACAAACCCCTGTTCGCTTTCCGGCCTCCATTCAACGACAACCATATGCTTATCCATAGGTATACCGGAAACGCTGTTAACGTAGTTGGTTGACGACATGAAAATAGCATGATCATCATAAGCCTCATCAACACGTTGATGCTTAGTAGCCAATCCGTCAAGACGTGATATCTCAATGGGGTCAGTTACCTCGATTCCATTATAATCATACCACTTATATCCGATCATCGTATTCTCACGACGATATTTCCTTTTCCTTATGACCTCACCGCCGGCTAGGGCGTCAATCATATAATAATCATTACATACCTTAACCATAGCCTTGATATTAACAGGTTTGACATAAACAAGCCACGATAGTAGCGCCATCGGGGATGGAGGTCAGCGTGGTCCCTACAGGGTAGGTCGGGGAGGATGACTCCATCACCATCAACGACGTCCGCTCTACGACCATATTGTTATCAATCAACCGGCTCCCCTCCACATAGAACCGGCCATCGGCCACCTCATAGCACTCTCGCACCGGAACCATATGTCTTTGGCTCTTATCCGCATAATCACAGATCGTCACCTTAGCCCCATCCGGTATAGACGTAAGCTCATCACCTACATTGTAATCAGGATGATCAGAGTACACGACATACAATATAGACTTAATATCCTGTAACGCCGGATTGACTGTCCTGAATCCCTTCAAATGTATCTTATGACCACCGATCTCATAACAATCATCCACGCCCATGATATTAAGATCACAACTGATAACCGTCCAGCCGTTAATAACCGTCTGCGTAGGGGTAGTATTGATAGGATGATCGGGGTCGGTAGACTCAACGATCTTATAGTCGAAAGTCTTTACATCCAGATTTCCGTTCAACGACTCCTGTCTCCTGATCTTCACCGTACCCTTTCCGGTATCATAACAAGTCTCAGTGGTATCGATAAGTCGATCCATATAATCCGGCTCCTCGCATTCGATACGAGCGAAATTAGATGGCAAAGAGGTATATTGAGTACCAACATGGATATCATTATCTGTAGAACTCAATACATGATGATTATACGACCTAACATGATTTAAAGGGTTGATAACGTAAGTGGATTTAATCCTTACCGATCCTCCCGGTGTCGAGTAACATTCTATCGCATTTCTGGTAATACGATCATCCAACCTTTCTAGAGCACACCTTTCACGGATAAAATCCGCAGGGATATTATTTATCCTATTTCCTAGCCCATACTTATTATCAGACGAGTCCACAATCTCCCAGAACTGGTTTCTTTTCCCAAGATCACCGTCATAAGACACCACATGTCTCATACGCACGCTTCCGGCTGATGTCTTGTAACACTCCTCGATATCAATAGGCATCCTATCTTCCATATCCGTGAAATCACAAGACACCAAAGAGAATCCGTCCGGGAGGGTAGCCAGTTCGGCCCCCGGAACGAAGCCGGCGTCATCCGATTCAAGCACCTCGAAGCGGACGTATCTTGCCTTTATCTTGGAGTCATAAGAAACCAACCTACGAAGCTTGACATTGCCATTGCCTCCGTCATAACACTCGACATAAGACCTGATGTCACGCTCCTCCATATCGTCGAAATCACAGACAGTCCTTACCCACGTATCTGGCAAGGAACTGAAGCTGGCGCCCTCAGGTTGTGACGGATCGGTAGTCTCCAGGACTTTATAACTCTTATCCCTAACTCCTATATTCCCGTCCCATGACGTGAGAACCTCCAGCTTCACCTTACCGGCCGGTGTCTTATAACATTCTATAGTTACCTCAATATCACGATCCTCCATATCCGTGAAGTCACAAACGACCTCAACCCAGTCATCGCTTATGCTGGTGATAAACTCACCTACCGGATTCTCAGGATCGGTACTTTGCTTGACGCGATACCATTCCTTTCTGGTACCCATCTCGTAATCAAATATCTTATATCCCTCTATCTGCACCCTTCCGGTCCCGGTGTCAAAGCATTTAAGTACCGGTATTATCTCTCTTTGGGTCATGTCCGGAAAATCACATACTATACGCCTCCACGTATCAGGTATGGCATTATACTTCGTTCCAATAGGGTTACTATCGTCAGTAGTATTCACCACCTCATAATGAGACACCTCCGGGTTCAGGCGGGGATCAACCGACTCTACGCCCTCTATCTGAACCTTGCCTCCTTCCGTGGCATAACATTTACTTACGAATATCAACTCCCGATCGGTCATCTCCGCTATACTACAATCTATAGCCACCCACTCGGCAGGGATCTTATCCAATTCCGTGCCAATGGGAGTATCGATATCCGATGAGTTGATGATAAATATCTTCTCGGCCAGTATCTCCCCCTTATTATTCATATAGGTATGGATACGAGCCTCTACCTGACCACCCGGCGTGCGATAGCATTGGTTGACGATCGACACACGGGCGTCCTTGATGTTAATGAACTGATAGTCCTTTTTAGGGACCTCGCTTACAAGTCTCTTTACTCCTTTATCATCGAAGTACACGTAACACCCGTCATTCCTCATCATGACCGGATACGTCTTTCCGTCTATGACAACACCTGAGAAGTCATCTGGCGGAACGGAGAAACCCATGCTACCGAAGATGGAAGCCAGTCTCTTTAAATACTCATTAATAGCCGACATAATATCATATTTTAATTCTACTGCCTCAAAGATAACAAAAAAAGGAAGAGAATTGAATCTCTCCCCTTTAGGAAATATATGAACGCAAAAAAGGTTCTTTATTTCGGCTCGGTTACGATGGCCGGGCCAAGACCAGCGGCAGCACCGATCATGTTAATCATCTCCTGAACACCCTCATGAGCACCATAGCGTACACGTAATATCAAATTAACCGGATCATCGGCGAGATACTTACCGAATCCTTGAGAGTATCTATGAGGATTAATCGTGATCTGGAAGTCCACATATTGGGCTGTTTGTTCAACACGGCTGTATTCGTTCATGAATGTCCGTCCCATGAAGTCCTGATGTTTCGGGAAGCCGTTGAAATGAGCGTAACCCTTCAACTCATCATCCATCATATTGCCGCCAACATGAGTACGCGGGGCTTTGCTGGACAATCTCTCGAAGTGAAGCTGATCCCACCAAATGGGGGATCCCTCATCAAGAGAATCAGGATAACCACCGCTAGCGCCAACGATCTCAACGCTATCCTCTACATAAGTCATTTTATCCATCAAGCACTCTGACGGAGATAATAACATTTCCTTGCCACGGAAACGGATACCGCACTTGCAGTTAGTGCCAAGTTCCTGAGCCGATTCCAGTTTCTTCCACATACGGTTGCGGTAGGACGCCGGAGCCTTGCTGGTGAAGAATCCCTCGAACACCTTGTCGCACTCATCACACAACATGTTAGTATATACCGTTGTCTGGAAGCTATGCTGGCAAGCCGCAGGAGTACCGTAGTCAGTGATCTCCAGTTCCGGGAAAGCCTGTTTGATTTCCTCCAAAGCACTGTTTCCGCACTCATCATCCGGGATCGTGATATAATACTTCTCGGTGGATACCTTGCAAGAACCACAAGCTGACCATGAAGCGGTACGAACCGTAGGATTCTCGCACATATCGGATGTCTTAGCCACATAGTAGATGATAGCTGTAGGATTGGCCTCCACGAAAGTAGAAATCTCCTCATCCGTCAATTTCTTGGAAGTAGCGGCAATATACAAACCTGATCCCTTGATCTGGCTCATCTTATTAACCGTATCAGCTACCACGTTAGGTAAAGATTCTACCGTAGTAGACATATCAACACCATCATCCTCCAAAGAAATAGAATAAAGATAACCACCCTTAACTTCCGTATAATTAGGAGGACAATCCGTACATCCTTTCATGATAGAGATCAGACGTTGAGTATAATCAGCCGGTTTAGTGCCTTTCTTCATCACCTTATAACGTGACATGCTACCCTCGATAGTCTCACGTACGATCTTCAATCCTGGATATTGGGCGCGAACCTCAGCCAATGCCAGATCATCACCAGTATCGCATACCTCCATGCAATAGAAATTGACATCCTCCGTCTCAGGCTCAGTAGCCTCGTTAGTACATCTTGTAACCGGAGTGATATCAATATAATCAGATACCTTACCACCACCAGCGATAGGCTGGTTCTTCATCCGCTCGATACACTTCAATACGGCGGGCAACAAATCAACCTCCTCGCAAGGATCGCACTCCTCGCATTGATTTGGAGTATTATCACAATCATCCAAAAGGATAGCGTCATTGATCTCAATACGACCTCCCTCATAACCAAGAAGCTCGAAAGCCCTGCCGGCGAGAATCAAGCGGATAGCGATACGGTCGCCCTTGGATACGGAGAAAGCCGTGTCATCAGACACACCGTTGTATCCTAAGATAACATCATCGACATAAGCATGATCTTTCTTCGGCCAAGAAGCGTAAATCTCGGCGATCTCATTCAACGAGAACAAAGGCGTGGAAAAATCCTTATCATATATAGAGCGGGAAGCCGCTTGTTCATTACGACCGATACGGATCTCATAACGCTTGTCGTTACGAGGCTTACCGGTAAAATCAGTCACGGCCTTACAACCGTTCTCGGAAGTATCTTTAGTATCGTAAATACCGATCTGTCCTTCCTTCAAGAAGATGGAGTCAACATCCACCATCTTAGCGTGTGGGGATACGAAAAGTACCCGGTCTTGCGGTCTGTGCAACATATAATTAATATTTTAGTTTAAAGAATTATTTACCTAACGCAAACATAATAATAAACGAGTTCACGACAATAAAACACAATCACGAGTATATAGGCATATAAATAAATTACGTTTTTTGTAAAAACATTATTTAAGCCACTTTTTCTTATACATCTTCCTCATCATATCAACAAGTTCATCGAAACTTTTTATATAACCCATATCTATAGCCCATATAAGATTGCCTTGTGTTTGCTCCAATTCCTTCAGCTCAGCTTCCGTGGCCTTATTCCTGATCATACTTTCATGGATATTAAAAACAATATAATTAAGACCCTTAGCGATCTTAACATAATCTACATCCTTAAATCTAGAAGCTGCTCTAGACAAAGCATTATACCTATCACCAGCCTCTATTCGATTAAGAATAAGCTTATCGGTTAACCACGTAACAACCTCGGCATACAACATAGGATTCAATTCCATAGCTACAAGAACCCATATATAAGGGTTACACATAGTTCTCCTGTTCTCGCCCCTACCAACAGTCTTATAAGCACCAAACCTTTTCATTACTTTTATAAGAGACTCTTTTTCAACCATTTCCATAAAAACAGGAAATCCTGTTTCTATCATATATCCTTGTTTTTCAAGAATATAGTATATTCGCTCAGCACTTTCCTTGTTAGAAAGGATATTCTCTATCCTCTTATCATTCCATCCTTCCTGAATCCTTTTCCTGGTATAGGCTTCCTGTAAATCAGTCAGCGACATGAAAGACGTTTTAGTGTCTTGCTTGATAGTAACACCAAAAAGATCCCTATCCTTGGAGATCATAACAACATTAGTTTTCATATTATATATATTTAATTATTTAATACGATGCAAACATATAAATAAAAGTTTTACCATAAAAATATATAGATAAAAAATATTCCAATATAAAATCATTATATTAAATATTTTGTAAAACACAAAAATCATACTTACGATTTCTGGAGTCGGAGAAATCTCCGATTCCAGAAAATATGCATAAGATGATAAAAAATAAGCCTACCCATTTCTGGGCAGGCTTATCAATCAAAACTAACGTTGTTTATTTAAAGGAAGCCACATTATCCTTATCCATTCTATATCTATACAATTCATTCTCATTAAGGTTGAATTGTTTAGCTACCATATCCAGAATCTCCTCCACAAGATAATCGGGCAGCTCCGGGTCGATGTCCGTGGATTGGATACCGGCGGCGTTGATATACCCCGATAGGTCTACCCTGACAGGACGGCGGTAGTACGTCATCTTAACCTCCTCGGTACGGAAGCCTGACTCGTAGACCACGACCTTCCCGTTCCCTATGGAGTAGAATGTCTCACGGTAGTCGTAAGAAGGACGGTTATTCTCGTCTCCAAGAAGCTCATGGATATTCTCGTTCTTAGCCTCCCACATAACGAAATCAGTGGCCTCACACCCTTTGTATGAGAAAACTCCTTTTATGTTAGAGAACCATAGATAGTCGTCAGGTAAGTTAAAGGACGTAGACTCAGGGTCATCCATCCTAACCGCATTATCCAACGACATCCAATAAACAAGAAGGTTTTGGATGGAGCGTATAGTCTCGTCATCCTTCCTATTTAGATAGTACTTAACTAACCGGTCTTGGGCCTCGTTAAACAACAACACGAACCTTCCCGGATCAAGCTTAATCCCGCCATTGGCAAGATTCTGCTCGTTCTTCTGCAAAGACCTTAGATACGCTTCTTGGATTGTCATCGTTATTCCTCCTTAATCTTATCACCTTCCTCTACGTCATCCTTCTTCTTAATATCCTTAACCTTCTTGGTCTTGGACTTATCATCGATATTAGACATAGACATGATCTCCTCATACTCATCCAATACATTAGCCTTTATGTTAATAAAGTCTTTCTTGGTAGCCAAGAACTCAGCGGATGTCCGAACGTCAGGTCCTATGATCTGGCCATTATATTGTAATCCGGATGGAGTCATATTGATACGACCATTTCGTTGAAGGACGTTTACGATACGGTAAAACTCAAGAACTTCCTTGAAATCACCTTCCAATGACCGATCCCAGATATCAAGCAGATAATCGACATTGGTCTTCTTCTCATTCATCCAGTTTGATAGAGATCCTGTATAATACTCATCCTCCGTGAAATCCGGGCGAGTTACGATACCGATGTAAAGAAGAAGATCGATGACAGCCTGACGATCGTCGCCGCCTTTCTTAAGAGCGCTGATAAACTTATAGCTGATGTTCATCTTATTGATCTCACGCTGCTGAACGAAATCCTTCATATTGTCTTTCTCCACGAAACAGAACATGGAGTTCATGAAGACAGGATCGCCATCCATTTCCTGAGGAGTCAACATGCCGGAAAATACAGCCAGATATAAATAAAATAACTCAACGGTATTAGCCGTGTTATAAACCTTACCCATATAGATCTTGTCTTTAGCATCATCCCAAAACTCGAAATTGGTCTGGGAAAGATCCTTCTGGGAAATATTCTCAAAAGGCTTCATTATATTATTGACACGCTGATCAACCAACTTATCAACCTCATCCTTATCCATGCCATTATAACATCTTGATCTTGGATAAAAACCGGTATTGTAAACTTCTGAGAAATCATCCCACGGGCAACATACGTGAGTAGCATTCTCCGGGAACGGAGCCTTGGCTATATTGGCGTCTTGGAAGGCCTGCGGAGCGCTTCCGTCGTGTTTACCTACTACCTCATACAAGGTATCTGACATGATATTGAAGCCGTTTACCTCGACCAATACCTTCTTTGATTTTAAAATCTCTTTCATTTCCTTATTTTTGCGTTACTTTCCTAAAAAAAGAGGAGAGGAATATCCTCCCCTCTAAAAACCAAATTACATATGAAAAAAAACTTAGCCGAAGTAGTTCGGTTGAAGCTCGATAATCAAGAACTTGCTGTTATCCATAACCCAAGCCGCTGAAGCTGAGTGGCACCAGAATTGCTCTTTCATGCCCGGCAAGGATGATACGATCTCATTACCGTTAGCTTTGTGTGCCCAACGACCATACTCATAACCCCACCACATGCTTACGCCTTCTGGCTTGATATAGAATACGTTGTTATTCATATTACCCAACTTAGCGTTAGCCGTATTAGGAATAGCGGAATACGCGTTAGTCGATCCAGCGTCAGTGATATTCTCAATAATACAAGAATAAGAGGATCTAGGATACATGCCATTCACTAACTCGCTACGATCTGTCATGTCAGCGTAATCCAAAGAAGGATCGTGCTCGAACTCTACATTTCCGATGCCGGGAAGGAAAGCTCCCTTAACCTGTACCGGACCTAAGATCATAGCATCATTAGTACCAGAGATAGGATTAGAAGGCAACATACGATCACTACCCATACCCCAGCTCAAATTACTCAACGTAGTAAAGAAAGCCTCTCTAATCAACTTCTCTAAGTTGACCATAGCCATAGCTCCTACCTTGAACTTAATCTTACGCTCCGTAATAGGAAGATCTTGACGACCACGGAAAATATAAGCTGCAGCAGCCATAAGAGTATCCTTAGTAATACCCATCGGACGACTATAGTAGATAGTATAACCACGGCGAAGCTGACGGTAGATACCCTCATTTAAATGGATAGGGCCATTTTGATCCATGATAATACCACCTTCTTGCCACATCAACTGTCTAGCTTCCAGCTTAACCAACTCAGCCATACAGAATACCTCCAGCGTGGACGCTACCTTAGCCGTACGTAAATCAAGCCTACCATTAACCGTCCTACCGATAATAGCCAAATCAGGAATATTGCCCTCATACTCGCTTCTCATAGCATTCATACGACGAAGAGCGGTCTCCACGAACTCTGAAGTGCTATTCTGGGCGGCCTGCATGGACTTCATACCAGCATACATAGTGGTCTCACCCTCAACGCCACGGTGGTTTCCTAAACGGAATTCACAAGTCATAGAACCGGCCTTGTCAGCTCCAGATACCTTAGAGAACTGGGTACTGTACTCACCAAGAGCATGACCGATCTTCCAGTAACGGATACCCGGACGTAATTTCTCTTTAGGGAAGTATTTAGCCTTACCGCCAATAACACGACCCCAATAACGTGTCAAATCTCCTTCTGTCTTAGACGGAATCTCACCTGAAATAAGAATATTACAGCCGTTAGCGGCGTCATAGGTAATGACATCATAAGCCGTAAACTCAGAGGTATTCAAAACGATATCAAACAAGCTACCGTCAATACCCGGTTTCAGATGATGAGTCGAAGTATCCTCCGCCGTAACTACAGCGAATGTCTTTGTAACGGGAAGATCATAACGGAAAGAAGCACCGATACCGTTAACGGAGATCGTAGCGCCGTTATTAATCATACCCATATACATCGGGACAGGATAGTTAGCGATATTAGAGAACAAGTTCAACAGACCCAAATGATTCTTGTCAGGATCCTCGTAATACCAGCTCGCCAATGAGCCTAAGTTATGCTCTACGAGCGATGTCTTATAGTTCTTGGCATCGGTGAAGGCGATAACGTTATCGCCATTCACGGTAGCCGGGAAACTTTTTGTTAAAAAAGGATTCATAATTATCTATCTTTTAATGTTATACACTCTTTGATCCACTCAGATCAAGGAAGTTAGCCTCTATAGTATCATTATCGATATTATTTTTATTCTGCTTTCCTCCCTTATTGCCAGAAAGAAGAGTGATGGTCTTCTTATTAACCTCCATCTTAGCCTTGTTAGTCTTCTGTTTAAGAAACTCGTCCTTATTCATCAAGAACAAAGCCAGATCAGCGGCCATGTCCGGATTCTTGATAGCTTCCGAATAAGCTTTATCTATAGCCGTATGACCTTGATTGTCTATCGGCTTGGTAACGAAATCGACAGCCTTACCTATCATCGTGTCAGTCAACTGGAATCCTGAGCTTATAGATGTCTTAAGACCTTTCTTATAGATCTTCATCTGCTCAATCAACTCCTGTTTCCTTTTCTCGGATTTTTTCTTCTCCTCCTCGATAAGGTTATCCATCTCCTTTTTCAGGATATCATGGAACTTATTGGCCTTGGACTCAATGAACTCATCGCCCTTGCCGATCATCATCTCCATATTATCCTTTATCTCGTCTTCCGGCATACCCAACATCTTATAATAATGCTGGATGACCGCAAGCTGATCATTCTTGTTACTCATATCAAGGTTGTCCAACGGCGCCTGAATGTTCTGATATTGGCTTAATAGTTGGCCAACGTTACCACCGGCCTTATCCACCTCTATCATCTTCTTCATAAAGTCAGACATAGAACCGGTATCAACCTTATCCTTCAACAACTCATCAGCCTTATCCTTGATCAATCCCTCCACTATATCGAGTAAATCATCCTCTTTAGTGATAGTAGAAAGATCGACCGGTTTATCATCTACCATAATATCAAGGTTGTCAATACTATCGATAATACCTCTAGCGGCCATCTTCTCCAAAAAAGATTTTCCGTTAAATCCTGATACTACATTATTATCAGTACCTCCTTCGCCAAGGGAATCAGGGTCTGGGGTGGTAGCATCGCCGCCCTTATCCCCGCCACCGTCAGCCGCTCCGCCGTCGGAAGGCTCTTCCTTGGAATCACCTATAGGATTACCATCCTTATCATATTTACCCTCGATATTATTCTTATCGCCATCACCGTCACCACGGTAAAAAAGCTCCTCGACACTCATGGTCTTAAAACCTTTAGCGAAATCACCCATGTCATTCATACAATTTCCTTTTTTGCTTTTTACAAAATTATCATTAATCTAATTACCAATTAAATCAAGCCCATTATAGTATATGACAGAATTTTACGCCAAAATGATTACAGATTTTGTAAAAATATTTACAAAGCTTGTAATCAATTCTTGTTTATTATTGACGTAAACCTATCTGTATCAGAACGTTTATTCCTAGCATCTATCTCCTTTTCCTTTAATTCCAACTTCCTTTTCTCTATCTCCTCACGAGATCTTCGCTCAGCCTCGGCATTAGCCTGTCTGGTTCTCATATCCTCCTCACGGATATCCAGATCCCTTTCCTTCAAGGCTCGATCCGCTATAGCTTCCACATAATCCATACCCTCTGCGTTATCTTGTGTCCTAGCCGCTTGACCGGCGGCCATTATGCTCTTACCCCGTAAATCGAAGTTACCCTTGATATAAGCCAGCTCCTTCTCCTTCTCATGCTCGTCATTACGTGCCTGTTGATCGGCCTCGGCTTTTTGCTGTACAAGTCGTTGTTGATTCTGGTACTCCTCCTGTCTTACACGATCTGCGTAAGATCTGGCATCCCTTCCTATCTGATTCATCTCAGCCGTCGAGTTGGCATTCATCATTCTAGTGATATCAAGCAAGTCATTACCTAACGTATTTGTCTGTAATATATATTGTTTCAAATTCTCCAATTCCAGACGTTTCTTGGAATTAGAGACAGCCATAACATTAAGATGACGTAACGACAAGCTATTATCCGTAAGACTGATGTAAGCCAAGGAAAGATCGCTGTTTCTGTACATCACGGTCCAATCGTATCCTTCCTTCTGACATACTTGAGCCACGGCTAGATGAATATCCAATGTCCGTTTCTTGAAGTCATCGAAATCATTAAAGTAAGTCTGAGTCTGTAGCATAGTAGCGTTAACTCCCTGTTTTACGCCCGTAGAACTCTCGTATCTAGTTGACTGACCCATAGCCTGCTCAGATATACCTATCATCCTATAAGCCATCATATAGGCGTAAGAAGCCATTTCCATACGGGATCTTATCTGATCCGTATTAGTAAGATCATATACACCGAACTGGTTATATATGCTACTCATCTGTGGGTTCTGGTAAGGATTGTTCGTATCGTTACCACCTACGCCCATAAACGAGACGGACTTCACGATCTGCATGAAGGTAGCCAAAGCGCCCTTCTTGTCCATCATATCCTTATATTCAGTAGGCAGGAATCCCAAGTCACCTAAGAAAAACTTACCGATCTCCTTCTCGGCGTTATTGTATAGCTGATTCATAGCAAGGTTATACATCATCTGGAACGGTTGTATGCGATCAGCGAGACTGGCCCCTATAAATCCCGAAACCGGAATGACATAATCATACAGACTGCTGTCACCATGTATCTGATGAGGTATTGGATCCCCACCAATATATATAGGCTTATCCATTAAATTACCTCCGGTGATCTTAACTCCAAACCTAACCTCAGGAACATACTCCAAGATGTAGGTGTTCACCTCAGGATCACCAACGGCTTCTGCCATCACCCTCTTCACCTTCTTTATCCCGTTCTTCTCCAAGAACTCCGGGAGAAGCTCATCGGTAACAAGCTCCTGATCCACCATCCCGGTCTCCGTCATGTAAGTTATTAAGAATACCGGTTTCATGGATACCCAATATCCTTCCATGACCCTGAAAAGGCGAGAGTCTATCTCATATCTCTTGCCATCGGCCATTCCGGAGTTGAAATATCCAAAGGGATGGAAGCGGGGCAAGAAGCGGGGCTGGGTGTGCTCCTCCCCGTCCGGCCCGAAGGTGTGGTACTCACCCATCGGAACGCCGTAGTAATCCTCAGCGGCGACTATAGATTCATAGTCATGGTATCCCTTCCATGGGACAACCTCATTCTCGTACATACCGGTAATAGACGGTTTCTTTTTCTTCCAGTCATACCTAGCACCGTCATTAGATACCCATCCCTCATAATCATCGTCACCTCCCATAATCCGACGCTTGTCCTTGGCTGTCATCTTATGGCCGTATCTTGATATCAACTCGACACCCTCGTAATAATGAAGACGACCTACATAAGATCCATATTGCGGGTATTTTACATCAGGATGGAAAACCTCCATAGGACTCCATACCTCCGGACGGTAGTAATCGAAGCCAACGAAATGATTCCGGAACATCTTTCCGCTAAGAAGACGATCCCGGAAATTCTCCCTGTCAAGCTCATCCATATAAAACCGGCTACGGTCAGCCTCGATCGTATGATCCCCCCATACCGCCGCCTGCGTCTTCCATCTGGTACTCATGAACCTCTGGATATCATCAGGGGTCATAGACGTCTTGGCCTGTTGGATTTGCTGAACATAAGCCTGACGCTCCTCCTCAGAGTTAAACTCATTGTACGTAGGATCAAGACCAGCCTCCACAAGACGCTGATTGACGATAATATCCCACTGTTCTTGTATATGACGATGAAGTAAGTTTGACATCGTATCCTCATACTCACTTATAGCCATATCACCTACCTCATTAACCGTATACTTATCCTGTAGGTTTGTCAGCCATCCCTCAAAGGCGTTTACGATACCACCTATGATATCATAATGCTTCAAGAAAGAAGGTATCCTTATATCGCTCCTTAGCTTCTGCACGTTCCTTAACTGAGGGATAACATCCGCCATCTCCATAAAAGATAACTTACCATCCGCCATTAGATAATAGTCACGGTACATCTGGTTACGATCATACTGTTTCAATCCTATCGTCTCAAGAGCGTCCATACAATCCTCCTTCCATTTCCTGTTCTTTTTCTTCGTGGAAATAGCCTGAGGAGGTAATCCTAATAACGCTCCTTTTGCTGGAAACGAATGATCTCTATTAAACACTTCCATGATTATTCAATTTTATTTACAACAAAGATAGGCGTTTAATTGACATTCATTTACCTAAAAGCTCCTATAGATACCGATCCAAAGGCAGAGGCATATACCTCATGGTGTTTATAAGCGTCTTCCTTGCGGGCATTATTCATCTCCTCGATCTTCGATTTAGGCATGTAATTGTTATCGTCAAAATATCTGGCGAGAACCAACGCATGCCCGAAGGCTATTATCCTATCGACGTTCAATCCGGGCTTATACTGTATTATCTCATCCAATAGGGCTATATCATCGATCAGCTCAATACCCTTGACAGTTATATCAAGACCAGTCTGATCATCATAACCGATAACGAAATCCTGCCAGCAATAATCCACCACGCACGAGAAGAGCAGGTTCTGGTTGCCGGGGGTAGGGTATAGCCCCAGCTTGCTGTTCTGCCGGGAGCCGGCCTTCACATACTTATTGGCTATTGCCTCACCAGCAAACAGAAAGAAAGACGCTGGCATACCGCTTTTACGGTTAAGATACTGCTCATACATCTGGTCAGCGTTCTCCATGAGACATATAGCACCATATCCTTTCTGAAGTACCTCGCACGTACGACAAAACTGATCTATGGATGATGGGCGGGATACGTATGAAGCCACTATTCTATAGGCATAAGGATCTCGAATACCAACACGTCTCTTGAATACATAAAAAGCACCTAATGAAGGGGTATCAGACTTGGCCTGTTTATAAGGGTCGCAATTGTGAACAGATATATTCCTTAATAAATAATTATTCGTATCACATTCAAAATTATACACAGGACCGGTATACTTTTCTTTAGTTATAGATGATATCCTGACATATATATACTTATTATCATTACTAATAAATATACCTGTGGAAGGACTTTTTCTTGTGCTGGTATCCATACATACTTTAGACAATTTAGATATATAATCAGGAGTTAATGTCTCAACCAACTTCCTGAAACACACAGTATAGTTATGACCTATCCTTAAATGATAACATGATCTTTGAGATTTAACCTTATTGCCATCTATATATTCAGCCCTATTTTTTTTCATTATGGATATACCTCCAACTACTCCAAGAGATAACAATATATCCTGTATACCCTCAAGAAGATCCATACTGACACTTACGAAATCCATGACCGAATAATTGCGAAAATCATTATGGATAGATCCATCCGTATCCAGATATCCATGAATTAAACTAACCTTCATGCTAAACGGGAGGTATTTAGCAAATTCAGGAATATATTTACCATAACAATATTTACCAAAATTATTAACAAGCCACTCGCTTAGATAAACATGCTTAAAATTTAATTCCCAATTACCCTTCCTCCATCTCTCCGACGGCTTAATACCAAAAAGATTATCTATAACCTTGTAATACCTATCCCTCTCTTCTGGATAGTCAAAACAAATAGCCATCTGTACACGACACTGCTTATCAATCCATCCATTCCCTAGCCACATCCCGACAAACCACCAAAAATCATCAGAAAGCATATAATCCCTAAATCCCGGAATATCCATCCTTTCTTCGGCATACATATTTGGGATCCTTGTCCACTGTCCCTCTTTTATATCCTTGACAGGTATGTAATCAAACTTGAATAAATCTTCCCTAACCCTTCTCCCTACGGTCTTATGATCAGAAACAAAAATAGGATGATCAGAAGTAAATCTATTTATTCTTACGCCATTATACATCTTTATCGAATAAAGATCCTCTTCGACCATATTTCTGACAAGTCTCTTGCGTATCCTAACATTATCCCCTTCATTATTAACCAAGAAATCATCATAGTCAACATCCTCTACATTCTTATATCCATCAGGGGTCAACACCCTTTCTCCGGGAGGCATACATCCTGCGACATAAATAAAATCATCAAACCTATTAGATTGAGGCATCTCGAATATCTGGACAGGAGCGTCAATAACACCGCCGCTAAACGGGAATCCAGCCAGTTGCTTATTCGATTTAGTAGTCCCCAGTTTATTACCTGACTCAAGAAAGACATCACACAGCATACCGCTATATTGCCCCGACTCAAGGAGATCATTCTTATGCTTGATAGCGTACTCAACCGGAAATAGGTTCTGGGATGAGCTTAAAAAACAGTCATCGATCGTAAATGGATAGAACATAGTATGAGAAGTGTACGCAACCCTATCTTTTGTAGATAGTTTCTTCCGTTCCTCATTAAGTTTATTGGTACTAGCATCGAAATCAGTAGCGTCGATCTTGATCTTATTAAGCTTCTTGTCATCAGGCTTACCAAGATAATCGCCCAATCCTATAGTTCTCTTAACACCGGAGTTAGCCATCTGACCGGGAACGAACATCGCCCATTTCCGTTCTTTCCATGTTTTCCCTTTCATGGCTCTACGATTTAAAATATCCCAGTCCATAACCAGAAGATTGTAGGTCTCAGGATCAGAAAACATTTCTTGAGCGTCCTTGGATAATTCTACCTCACCACCAGTACCAGCCAAGATAGGGCTAAGACGCCAGCCGTAAGGAGTGTCGTAGGAAGGCATAGCGGCAGTGTACGGCTTCTTGATAGGTCCCTTACCAACCTCGTCGAAAATAGCCGTAGCCGGTGTCAAACCAGCCGTCTTCTGCGTGGAGGTCTTCCTACCCATGTTGATGTTGGCTATAGAGATAATGGCATGGATATCACGTACGCCATTGGACATCCTCTTGCCTAATGTAACGCCCGAACTCCAGTCGGTCTTGGTCCTGTTGATCCTGAAAAAAGGATGAACATGATCAAGACCATACTCACAATACTCACCTATATTAGATAAATCGCTATCGCTGAAACCTACCACGGAATGGCTAAGCCCGATCGTCATGGTAGCGTTCATCTGGAGAAGTGATGACATGATGGTCGTATTATGGGATACGACAAAATTGGTAGTAAGAAACTGATGAGATTTATTATCTACCTCAATACAAGTAGCCTTATACTTCCCGTAATAATCTATATCGGATATCCTAAGTCTGTTATGGGTCTTGGATATATACATATCATCGCCATCCATGACGCAATAATATCCCATAGACCAGAATATTCTTCTTACGAAGGATATAATATACTCACTTTTGTAAACGACCTTAAAACGATCGTCACCAGTACTTATGCCGCAAGCTATCTTCATGAATGAGCTTATAAACAACTCTTTCTGTTTTTTGGATGAATAAATAATATCATCCATCTCCTTATTGCTTAACTCAAAGATCCTGTCGGTAGATCCACAAAGGAAAGAGGCGGTCAGAGACCCAAGGAGATGGGGCGACATCAGCCACCGCCGCTCGGGGAAATCCACGGCCTCCCCTATGTCTATGGTCATCTTCTGGAAGTCAGAGTGGATGATACCCATGGTGCTCATGACTTTATAATCACCATGATATTTAACCTTCCACTGATGTTGACCGCAACATACTATACTGCGCCCGTCCTCAAACGTAACCTTATACATATCAACGAATCCTTGAGGATATACGCCTACTATAGTCGTAAGCTTACCATCATCGCCATATATGATATCCCCGATATCAGCGAACCCTATCTTCTTAGGTCCATAAGGAGTATATATCAGCTCCGAGTCCAGAAGAGCCTTGCCAAAACGACGAGTACCAAACATCCCCAACCCTTTCTTCTCCTGACGGGCACGTTGGTACATCTCGGCGAAAAACCATTCGTTATCACGCAAACGACTGATCGCTGGCACACGTTCCCCGTTTGGAAGATCCTGGAATACGGGGAAGAAATTAACATGCCAATAAAGCCATGGGGGGATGAACGTACCATTGATAGTCACCCCGTACTTGACCTTATAAGCCTCTTCTTTAAAGAACTGCTTAACATCGTCATCCTGATCCTCCCAACCGAACAGATCGTTCCATACAGGAGGATTTTTCATGTTTACATAAAATTCTGGACTCGTGCTTAGACTCATTTTATAATATCCTTTAAAACAGACTCGATTCCACCAGAAACCTGACCCTTACGTTCCTTTTTCTGGACATTGCTTACAGACCTATATACATCCATGATTCCGCTTTTTTCCATATACGATTCATTCCATGAATTGATCTTATCGATCAACTTGGATATGAAATCGAACGCCCTTGCCATATCTTCCGGCTTCTCCTTGTCCCAAGGATGCTTATCAATATAAGCCTTGGCATCATCCACGGCCTTGGATATGACCTCAAGATTGTCATTAACCCGATCAACATCCTTACTCGTCGGCTTTCGTCTTCCCTGTGGCATTGGCTTTCATATCCTTAAACTCGTTATACTGTTTCATAAGAAGCTCATAAGATTGAACAACCCCGATCTTACTTACTTCCGTCACGCTCATGTCATGGAACATATCTTCAAGCTCCTTGTCAGCATATCTAAGACGTTCCTTGTCATCATAAAACACGAATCCAGACGTTCTGTCTTCTATAATGCTCTTGGCAGTGGACGCATATGTCGTATCTAAATCCAGATCCATACCGAAGCTGGTAGCCAACTGGATTATGAACATCAACCTAGAATTGACTTTTACAGCCTCTATATTCAACATCTGTATCTTATGGGTCATCTCATGAAGAACGACAAAATCCTCCTCTTTTATCAACGAGGATGATTTAAGGGCTATCTTCTTAGTCCTATCCTCAATATCGCTATACAGACGCTTGCTCTCACGCTTTATGGCTATCCAATGCCTTATATGAGTATCCGCCTCTTCTTTAAGATAATCCCTGATCTCTTTTTTGATATCCTTATCCTCTTCCATTATAATCACACGTTATAATCATTATTATTTAATTCAATCTCATCACTGATGCTTTGGTCTATAGACCTCAATAAATCCCTGGTACTAACATCCCGCAAGAAGCGGACATTACCACCATTAGCCCTAGCTATCCTCCTTAAAGCGGAGTAAAGTATATCACCCAACGAATATTCAGGCAACTCACGGCATCCGACTTCCATGACAATAAGGGCATGGATACGATCATCTATCTTGCTTCTTACGGGACTTCGCATAGTATTTACTTATAAGCTTCCCCTATAATACGTAGCGGGAAATGTTTGAAATTACGTTCAGGATCGTCCTTCGTATAACCGATAAGAGATAGGTGTTTCTCAAAATGACCTTCCGTATATTTTGAGGTATCTAACGTCATCCTAAATATAGTTCTATTCTCATTGTCAGGATGTTTGTTATATGACACGTTTCCTATACATCCACATGAAAGATGATGCTCCTTGACATGGAAACCATCTTTATGGGTGATAAATAACACGATTTCTATCTTATCACCTATTTTCTGATCAAAAATATTTAGATAAAACTCGCTCTCGTCATCCGTAAGTCCTATATCAAAGGAATCGTTAGGGCACTCGATATTAAAATCGTTATGATCGGCCGTTATCACCTCCATAGCATTCCATTTGGCTTTCTCTCCTTCCACGAACTTCAATGGGCATACCTCGGTCTTCATCCAAGCCTTCTCCTTGATAAAACAACCACACAACGAGCATCCCGGTCTTCCAATCAATCTATGGAATAATACCTTAGGCGGCAATTTAAAGAACCTGATATTAGAAGAGTTCTTAGGACATTTCTTGCATAATTCAAGACGATTCTTATACCATTCGGGATAATCTTTCTTATCCTTAGGAATCCTACCCAATAAGCTGTCTTCCCAAGCTTGGGCTATCACTTGGGCTTTACCGATTGTTTGCATATTATTTCTTAAATTGTTTTTGTTGAAAATCCTGTAATTGTTCCCATGTCATTCCATACCGACATTGATACATGGCCTCATGGTTATCACGTATAAGAGGATCTCCGTTCTTCAACCCCTCCATATCCTCTATCGCCTTAATCTTCTTATCAAGACAATCAAGCTCAATAGGCATCCTTTCATCCGGATAACGATTACCTTCCTTGACAAATATCCGGCGTATCTTATCACGCCTTACCCGCATCTCTCGGAGATTGCATATAACGTATCCGATAAACGGGATTCTGATAGATATATTGTCAGTATACCTAGCTAGGTGGTGGACGTAAGATACGGATGCTTTCATGCACCACTCTACCTGTTGTTTGGTAAACTTCCCATCAGATCTTCTTACCACCTCATCCACGATATCCCTATCGAATGAAATAAGATTCCTACCCATCAATATCCAATTTGTTTCTCTTGAACACAAATCCCATTACACGGGTATCATCACCCTCCCCGTCAAGAATAAAATAGTTACGTAAGCTTCTCATCTCAATAGACAGCTCACGGGTACGGAAGTTCCCGTTTTTCTTGTCCACCAGAAAACCCCCACGTTTAAGCTCGTTGTTCAGGACAGCGACGTAAGATTCCTTCTGTCCATGACAATCCATGTACTTAGCCCTGGTATCATCCGAGTATCCGTAGTTGATGTAGAAAGAAAGTAAGTTTATCGTCCTTTCGGTAATCAAGCTCCTACCCTTAGAATCCAGATAGCCATTGTATATCCTTAAGAACTGCTGGATCATATCCAGCCTAGTGTCGTAAGGCAACGCAAATACGAAAGCTTTCCTCTGTTCCGACATATAAAATTAGTTTTCAGCAAAACTACTTAAAAAAAATATCGTTGTCAAGAAATTATGCCATAATCAACATAATATATGCTGATTAACATGTATTTAAGAACATCCAAATGGGAAAAGGCGGTGGAAGTGGCGGAGGAAAGCCAGATAAGTCCACCGTAAGACACGGAAATGAGGCCAGTGGAGCACAGACCATACATGCCTCCGAGCGGCGGTGGACAGCCCTATCCTGCCTCAAGGGACATGACCACCCCTTTTCCCTTTGGATTCCTTCTTGCTATGTTATGGGATATAAAGCCAAGGGGAAATGGGAAGCCTTGGGCGATGGAGCCTGCCGTAGAAGATACGGACGGCCGGAGCGCGAGCGATCGTACAAGACCTCGCTTTTTCTTCTTTGGCTTCTGCTCCACCCGATCCCCCCTACCGGGGTACCGACTTCCGGTATAAGATACGGCTTCTACCAGGTTTAGCCTGCGGTATCCTGCATGACGGCACCATACCTTGGCGGTAAAAAGCAATGTTTTTTATTAAATAGAGACTTTAAGTGGAGTACACAGAAACTCGACGCTAGGAGAGGTTCTGTGTACGGATAGAGATATTAGTAAGTAGTATATGTTTATAGAGTTAATTATACTTAATAAATATACCTATTAACGCGCGCGTAACAAGTAGGTTGAGAAAAAACCATCGTTCACGCGCACAGCGTTTTACGGGCATTATCTACCCTCTTCATCCCCCCCCCCTAAACAACAAATGGGCGACCTTCACAGGCTACCCATCCATCCGAATAACTTGTTTCGTATTGATGAAACTCGTATATTCGCAGCAAATAAAAAATCTCATGGAGACAAAGGTAGCACTTTTACAGAAAATGAAATCAAATTTCGATAAGATTCTTACCGAAGCATATATCCCAAAAGATATACAAGCAAAAAAAGATGAGCTTGGATGCCTAAGGCTTCCGGCTAAATCCCTTGTATGTCCTGTTGATTATAAACCTGTCACTAATAAGAACGGGAAGAAGGTTACGGCCATAAAATACTCAAACAAGAAAGATAATATAAGAGGTTCCGGTATGGTTATAGGGAAGAAATGCAAGCAGGTAGTGGCTTATCTTACTATCGTAAACATCCAGAAACATGTATTTCTAAGAAATAGGATGAGAGAAGGCTATCGTGACCGTATTGAGATCAATACCGATGATTTTATAGATATCCTATCCGATGGCATAGCTTATTTCTGCTACAGACATGTTATAGAGGATTGCCATGAGGATATAGACTATCAGCTAAAGACGCTTAAGGCTTACGCGGAAGGCGAGATAAGAATAGCTTTACCTGATATCATGATCTACTCGTATAAGGCTAAGAAGAATGAGGATATGAAAGACATATTCGTGGGTAAGAAAAGATCCGTATACAAATGTCTGGATAAGAATTTAAGCTCAGACGAAAGACGGAATATGGCTAACAAAAGCCGGAAACTTGATCGGGTAAGAATCCTTTCCAAGATAATATTCAGGGCCAGAACCAGAAACGTACATCATATATACAAAGTAACTAAAAGAAAGACAGTTAAGTTCAATGTAGCATACCTTCTTAATGAGTTGAATAAGAAGCTCATAGGCATAGGTATGCGTGAAATATCTCAATCCACTATATACAGATACATAAGCATGTTCTTAGACATGTGTAAGAAGAGTATATCCGATTTGTATGACGAGGTAAAAAAAAACAATGGAGTGGCGAATACCAAAGACAGAAAGAACGTAACTATCGGATGCTTACGACTATTATACAAGGGGAAATATATGCATATACTTATATCGACAGAATACATAAGAGATGTATTTTTAGGAGAAAAATCTTCTGAGATGAGTAAAGCTGGATGATTTGAGTATCAGATATAAAATTTAATATTTACATATTATTCACATTTATTTTTAATAGTTAATTATAACTATTCGTATCTTTGTACCATAAACTTAAAAAGATATGATACAAGAAGATTTTAGAAATGAAAACGACCTCCTTCGTCATATTATGACGGTGGATAAAAACGTAGAGCAGGGTCGTGCCTTGAAGAAGATTTTCACCACTAGGGAGAATCTGTTTATTACCGGTAGAGCCGGTAGTGGTAAAAGTACGTTCATGAGACGTATCGTAAAGTTCTTGGGTAAGTGCGTTATCGTAGCCCCAACTGGAGTAGCGGCGTTGAACGCAGGAGGGCAGACTATCCATTCGTTTTTCTCTATAAAGAACGATCCTTATATCCCTTCTATCGAGAGAGGTATGTTGTCTAATAAGGTGGATGTAAGTCCGTTTATGAAGAAGAAGATCAGAAACCTTGATACTATCGTTATCGACGAGATCAGTATGGTAAGACCTGATTTGCTTGATGAGGTGGCTGACATACTTAGACAATGCAGGCGTAGCAAGGAGCCTTTCGGTGGAGTTAGGTTGATTATGTTTGGAGATCTATCACAACTACCGCCTGTGGTGACGGCGGATGATTTTATCGACAAATATTATGAGAGCCGGTTCTTTTTCTCATCAAAGGCATTAAGAGCGTCAGGATTCTCAGTCATTACCTTCGAGAACGTATTCCGTCAAAAAGATCCTCAGCTTCTTTCCGTACTTGAGGATATAAGATGTGGGGTTATTACCGACGAGTCAAGACAGATATTGGATAGTAGGGTCAAGTATCCAGATAATATGGATAATACTATAATTATATGCTCAACTAACAAAGAAGCTTATGAGATAAATAAGACTAATCTTGATAAGATCAATAATAAGGTATTTAAGTTCGATGCTACTGTATTCGGGGAGAAGCCTGTAGCGCCTTGCGAGGATGAGCTTATAGTAAAGGTAGGGGCTAAGGTCATAATAACCAGAAACGGCAACGGGTATGTCAATGGCTCGATGGGTATCATAACCAGCATAGATACTGTTGATGAGACGATATATGTTCATCTAGATAACGATACTGAGGTGGAGATAACCAAAGAGAAGTGGGAGAAGATGAAGTATAAGCAGGTAGATGATTCCCTTGAAGGCATTTCTTGCGGCTATATAATACAATATCCATTGAGGTTAGGATACGCCATAACTGTCCATAAATCCCAGGGAATGACTTTAGATAATATATTTGTAGACATCAGCAGAGCCTTCGAGATAGGACAGATATATACCGCTCTTTCAAGATGTAGGTCTATAGACGGTCTTTATCTGAAATCAGTGCCTAAGGAAGATATGGTACTGCTAAGCGATAAGATATCTGACTTTATAGAGAAGGTGGATGAGAATGAGGGTGTTTTGAATCCAGAAAAGATATCTGATATCGGTAAGGATATGATCAAGAAACAACAGGATTTGTTTAATTTCGATGAATACGGATTATAATGGCTAAGAAAGAACTTTTTTCAGACGTAGATGAGTTAGTATCATCTTTAAATAAAGAGCTTGGAGAAGGCTCGATAATGAACTTCGGCGATGATAAGCCTATAATATCCATACCAAGGGAAAGCACTGGTTCTCTGGTGGTGGACAAGGCCCTCGGCGGCGGATGGGCGGTAGGTCGGATCCATGAGCTGGTCGGGATGGAATCTTGTGGCAAGACCATGATGTGTACGTTAAGTATGATCGAGTTCCAGAAAAAACATCCAGATAAGCTGGTAGCTATAATAGACGTGGAGAATGCTTTCGATATTGAGTACGCTAGGAAAATGGGATTAGATATAAACCGGTTTTTGATCTCCCAACCAAGCTACGGGGAGCTGGCTATTGACATCACAGCCAAGTTAGTCGAGTCCGGGAAGGTCGGATTTATTGTCGTAGATTCTGTAGCCAATCTGGTACCGAAGAAGGAGATAGAGGGCGATATGGAAGACAGCAACATGGGATTGCAGGCTCGTTTGATGTCCAAAGCCATGAGGGTTCTTACAGGAATCGTAAACAAAAGCGACTGTGTTCTGGTATTCATCAATCAGTATCGGGAGAAGATCGGTGTTATATACGGCGATCCTAAGGTAACGACCGGAGGTAACGCTCTTAAGTTCTATGCCTCTATCCGTATGGAGATGGCGAGAAAGAAGGTTATATTAGGAGAGGACGGATCTTCAGTAGGTCATGAGGTTAGGATAAAGGTGCTGAAGAACAAGACAGCCGTTCCGTTCCAAATAGCAGAGACAGCCTTGTATTATGGCGTGGGGTTTGATAAGGAACTTGAACTTTTGAAGTTATGCGAGGAAACCGGTATCTTTATCCGTAAAGGATCATGGTACTGGTACGGGGATGTTCGTGTAGGGAACGGAGTCGATAATACGTTAAGTATCATGAGGGATAATCAAGAATTGTGTCAAGAATTAAGAACTAAATTGAATTTGTAATCATGGCAATAGGAGTAAAATTTGTAGACGTAATACCGTCCAGTGTAGAGAACGCTGTCGAGGTTAAGAAAGGGGATGTGAAGAACTATCTGTTCGTAGGTATTCCCATGAGTGAGTTTATTGGAAAGAGATATGAGTATGAGGGATTCATATACATGTGCCTACAGGGTGTCACCGGTGGCACGGAGCTTGGCGGAGATATAGCCATAGCCGTATTGAGACCGGTTCGCCCCGCCGTCGGGCAGGCATCTTATCATTTGGTATCGTATACACCTCTTACGTATACGAGATCTGATGTGGCGATATTCCTTCGCAATGGTGATTTTAAGGTTGTTAAACGTGATGATTGTAATCTTATATAGTATGGGTACGTATATCTCTATAAAATCAACAGTAAACGCATTCAGGTACGGGATTGATCCTATACCTGAATGGTTTGATAAGATATCCCAAAGAACCAAGGAGCTTGATGTGATGGTTGACGGTCACAAGGTAAAGGCTTTGGATATAATCCTAGAAAATGGCATTCTACGGGCTTTTTACGGTTATTATATAGGTATGTATCCGGATAACTCAATACAGGTGTTTAGACCGGAGGATTTCCATTCATTATATACGTTGAAGTTATGAATATATCAATAGGTATAGATCCGGGTATAGACACCGGAGGATTGTCCATGATCCCGGAGAACGGGGATATTAAGGTAATTATGACTCCAAGGATATCGGTTAAGGGGGATATAGATCTTAGGGCTATATCAAGCTTCTTCCTCGATGCCGCTGACAAGATCCAAGAAAAGGGGGGCGGGACGCTGGCGATCGCCGTCGAGGACGTCCATAGCATCCACAACAGCTCGGCAGCCAGCAACTTCACCTTTGGCGGGAGACGCCGGGAACCGAACGCTCTATTTGCGATGATGGTGGAGATGATGGAACGATACGGATCTCACCCGGATGTTAGGTTCATGTTCGAGGAGGTGCAACCAAAGACCTGGCAGAAGGAACTTCATACGACAGCCGATCGGGTGTATACGGCGGCGAAGTTAGACACGAAGGCTACCTCCATCCGATGTGCCATGCGCCTTTTCCCTTTGGTTTCTTTCGTGAAACCATGGTCAGGAAAAGGAGTACAACCTACTAAGATACAAGACGGAATGTGTGACGCCACGCTTATAGCCGAGTATATTAGACGTAAGTTTAAACTATTTTAATACTATTAAGTATTTATTGTATTTGTATTAATATAATTATGATTATATTTGCGATGTAATAAAAAGTTGTTCGTTATGCTTATAAGATGCTTGTCGAAGTCATTAAATGAGAAGTTGGGCAAATTGGAGACGGTGGTTAAGAACGCCGGTTCCAACTCCCTTTATAAGGATCTTAAGATAGATGTTGTCAATAATCTGGCTTATATCACTTCCGTAAATGCCAAGGTATGTGTTATAGAGCGATTGGAGGTCGAGGCTGACTCTAACTTCTCTTTCTTGGTAGAGGCAAGCTCTTTTATTAAGTTCATGAAAAAACAGAAGAATTGCGAGATTACGATACTGCTTTCGGATAAAAAAGATCAGATAACGATCCGCTATGCTTCTGGTGAGTATAGTTGTCCGGCTTTTGATATCAATACATTCCCGCAGGTACATAAGATACTTGATGGAGGAATTAAGGTTAAGATGAGCGATTATGTTTCGGTTCTTAACAAAGCCAGCGATTATACGGAGGTAGATGACTTTTATCCATGCATCGATAATGTGGTCATTGATATTGATGATATTAATATTAATATAGTAAGTACGGATAGAAATACTATTTACAGGTATTTTGTCCCTAATAAGGATAAGGTAGATAAGATGTTTATCCCAGTATCGAACGAATCCGCGATATTGCTTGATAAGCATATCGATAAGTCATCAGATATGTTGTCTATAAAAGTGGACGATACTAAGACTTATTTCTCTACGCCTGATATGGATATGTATGAGACCCATTTTGAGGGTAATTATCCAAATTGGAGGTTCGTGGACGAGCATTTTGTCAAAACAAGTACCTATGTCTTTGATAAGGATCTACTCGTCCAAGCCCTCCAAAACAATCTTAAGGTAAATGAGTTCGATCATTGCAAGTTGATATTTACCGATAAAGGATGCGGTATTATGTCAGAGAACCCGTCTTCCGGTAAATCATGTAAGGAGAGATTTGCTTCTTTGTCTTATCATGGTGAAGATATTATATGTAACGTATTATGTGGAAGATATCTTGGTATTATAAAAAGCGTCTCATGTAATAGGGTGGTTATCGAGCATGATCATAAATCTCATTTCAATAAGATTTATGGGGAGGATAATAAGAACGAGTATTTCTTGTCATCATCAGTTATTGTTTAATATTTAAAAATATATAAAATGGGAGTTAGAGAAAATTCATCAGGTGGTAATAACCATTACTTTAAAGTAAGTGGTAGCGGATTATTATATCAGTCATCAAGAGAACCAAAGGAAGGTTTCGAGGAGCATATAAACGAGAAGACCGGAGCCGTTTCTTATTGGAGGGTATTCTGGAACGGTATCGAAGGTTATTTGTCTGATATCAATGTGCGAGAAGTGGAGTTCAATGGAATAAATGCCAAATACTTATCCATAAAGATAAGTGATGAGGATGGTAATTACTTTATAAACGTTCCTTTGATGACTCAAAAAGGAGGTATCAATAATTACGTTAAGTCACTGGTAAGGTACTTGCCTAATATCGACCTGAAACGTAAGGTGGTGATCAATCCTGCTCATGCTAAGAAAGGGGATCAATATGCTCCCGGTAATTTTTTCATTTCATACGCTAGGGAAACTCCAGATGGGAAGGACGAGCTTATCCAGCAATATTATAAGAATGGGCAGAATGGATGGCCTGACAGGGTTGAGAGTACTGATATAATGGGGAATAAGAAGTTTGATTATACGACCCAAGACGCTTTCGCTTATCAGGTACTTAATAAATATATCCAAAGTATTAAAGCGGATGGCGTGAGACCGGTTCAGTCTCCAAGCCAAAACAACGCTGGTGAGGCTATAACGCAAACGCCCCCACCGTCATACGCTACGCAGGCTCCATCGCAAACGCCTCCTCCATCATACCAGCAGGATCCGCAGCAAGCGCAAGCCCCTTTGTTTGGAGGTCAACAACAACCTCCTCAATATCCTCCTTTTGGAGACGACAGTGATCTTCCATTTTAATTAACTAATTAAAAATCAGAAAGTTAATGGATAGTAATTTCAATATATCTACTAAAGTGAATCGTGTCTCGATGCCTACCCAAAATAAGGTAGATACGGTTATGAAGAACCTAGGGCATCGATCTTGTATAGCGTATTCCGAGGAAAAGAATATGTATTATAAGGATGGAGAATGGGTAGCGTCAGATCTTGACGCTACTATCTTACCTCTTAGGGAGATGTTCGAGAAGACATCTGATTTGAAGTTAGGACTGAAGATCGTTTATTTAATAATCAAATTATAATGGCCAGTATTGAGGATATTAAAAAGCTTCTGGAAAGCAAGTCGTTTACATCAGCCAGAGACCTTGATGAGCTTGAGGAGAAGCCGGATGATAAACAAAACGAGGTTAGATTGAATTGCGAACCTATGGTAGGGATGGTGGAGAAAGAGGGAAAGATCTTCCTTAACTCCGTAAGATTCTCGAAAGCATGGAACTCGTTGGGTAAGGATATTCCTATCAAGCAGGGTAATGCCTTCCCATTAGGGCAGGGTGATGTCCTTGATATAGACACAGGGGTGTGGGCATCGTTCCCGGATAATACCATAGGGGTGTTGATGATGCTGCCGTCGTTTACCGGCGATACGGGACTTACTTTGGTGGGATCACCGTTCGTCTCGTCTAATAACGGGAATATCATGATCAGGGTCACTAATGTCCGTAAGGATATGGCTATAGTCGAGAAAGACAAACATATAGCTGAGTTAATTATAGTCGGCAAGATAAAAGCCGATATTCGTGAAACCTATAACAGTGATAAAGATGTTCGGATTGAAGATAGTAAAGAGTAGCTATATAAATACTCTAAAACAGGATCTTGATGAGGCTGTTAGCTATTCAAGTAGATTAAAAAGAGATTATGAGGATTCCCGCAAGAAGATAACGGAATTAGAAGAGAAAATAAAGTATCTTGATACGCTTGTCGATTCTCTTGATATGGATATAGATTCCAAGGATTCTCATATCGTTAAGATGGGGAATGAGCTTAGTAAATCAAGAGAGTTATATAATGAGTCGGTGAAAGAGAAAGAGACTCTTAAAAGGGCTTATATGGATATTGAGAAGAAACATAAACTATCATCTAAATTACTCGATGAGGCTAGAAGAAGATATAAGGAACTTGAGGACCAGAATAAAATTATGTCAGATCGTATCAAGTATCTGGAGGCAGAGATTTTAGACATCGATGTTCCTGATGAGGTTGTTGTTGATGAGGATAAGATAGATCCTAATTCCGGTCATATTGATATACCTGAAAATAACGTATCTGAGGTTACTGATGCCGATGCCGGTAATGAGGTAAATATCGAGAATAAGGTGGAGGATAAGAAGAAATCTAAGAAACGTAAAAAATCTAAGAAAAGTGAATAAGATCTTGTTTTTCTTGTTAACGTTATTTACCTTAGCGGTTGTCGGATGCAGTACGTCAAGAACCTACTATACGGAATATGATACTACTGATATATCTTATGTGGTGGATTCCATAGTGTCTTCCGGTACCGTGATGGGCCAATGGAAGGAGTGGCGGTTTACGCTGGACGACGGCCGGGTCGATAACTTTGGCTTTACCGCCCTGTACGACGCCAAGGGGAAGGCTAGGGGGTCTATACAGGTAAGGCAAAGATCCGATACGTTTAATATCAAGATAATTGATTACCATAAAAAATATAAGCAATGAAATACGGGCTAGGTTACATACCATCACCAGCGGATGACAGGGACGCTATTATGAATATGCAGCATGAGGCTGTCCCTGATGAGTATAAGGTCAATAACGTTGATAGCGTAGTGGATCAAGGATCTTCTCCTATTTGCGCTGCGGTAAGCTTAGCTGAGATACTTAACTGGAGAAAGAGTATAAGGGCTATTAAAAGACCGGCTAAGATCTCTCCTTACGATATATATGATCTGAGAGAGGATAAGGATCAAGACGGGATGGTTCTTCGTGACGCTATCAAGTCTATCAAGAACGTAGGCGTAGATGGGGAGAAAATAAACAGTTACGCTAGGATCATAGATCCGGTATCAGCTAAGGTGGCTTTGATGCTGAATGGGCCTCTGGTTATAGGTCTGTATTGCTATAATTATGGTAATCGATTCTGGCAAGGCCAAGGACAGAACTTGGGAGGTCATGCCGTTATCCTCACCGGCTGGGACAAGGCCGGCTTCGTCCTACAGAACAGTTGGGGGACGGGATGGGGTAGGTCTGGTGTAGAGACATTCCCGTTCGAGGATTGGCGCTATATGCTAGAATGTTGGACAATAGTTTCATAAAGTTACTATATAAACTCCGAGAAATTCCTATCCACATCCTCTTGTGAAAGCCGATGTGGTGTATTTAGGACCCGTAGATCAATTGGTTGGATCATCTGGCTCATAACCAGCAGGTTGTCGGTTCAAGTCCGGCCGGGTCCACAGTTGGATTAATAATGTTTGTCATTAGGTTTAGAGTTTAGATTTATGTAGTGTCCTTGTCTGGGAGGATCAGGACGCTTAAAGGGGAGTTAATTTAACGGATAGAATTTACGATTCCTAATCGTAGCGTGGATAAGGGTTCGATTCCCCCACTCCCCACATGGTGTTTTCTTAAACATATTCCCGTAGGTCGGTAATTAACGATAACCGGTAGACAGCCTACGGGAATTAATAAAATCTTACGTGCTTAAGATCGCTTTCAGTTCTATTTTTCGTGTGTAATCTATAGGAGGGTAGCACGACCCTCCTTTTTATAATAACTATTTGGGATGGACATTAATCAAATAAAAAAGTACCTGCCATTAGGATGGGATGTGGTTGATCTAATAGATCACGGCATAATTGATCTTGATATCATGAATGGTAAGATGATGGGTGAGTATGTGGCTGTGTTGATGATAAAATCTTATGATAAGACCAATGGTCATATTCTAACCACTTTCTCGTTCCATGATAAGGATATGGAGAAGTTGAGGATGTTGATAGGTAACGCTATAATGGCGGTAGGATATAGGAATAATCCTCTTACTGGAGATGGGAACACGGCGATCAAATAAAGGTGCTGAATACACTGAAAGAGGGATATTGGATATCCTTAACAGACAGTTCTTGGTATCACCTAAATGGGTGATAAATAACCTATATGTATATAACTGGGAGTCTGATTATTTGGCTATAACTAGATCCATGTACGCCTATGAGGTTGAGGTTAAGATCTCATTAGCTGACTATAACAAGGATTTCGAGAAGGAAGGCAAGCACCAAGTAATGCAAGGCTGGTTCGAGGCACGGAAGCAAGCCCTGTACGAGACCGGGGGCTGGGTCAGGTACGGCCGCCCCAATTACTTCTACTACTGCGTGCCGGATGGGTTGGTTGATCCTAAGGACATACCTCCGTACGCCGGGCTTGCTTATGTTTGTGGAAGGAATTTGAGAAAGATCAAGGACGCCCCTATCCTGCATCGTGATAAATTTGACCCCGAAGCTTATAAGATGGCAGACAAATTCTACTATAATTGGTGGAATGAGAGACGTAAGGCCAGACAGATAGAAGGGAAGGATATGAAAGACGAGTTCAGGAAAAGCATGAAAAAGGTGAAGGAGAAGATAACCGTCGATGCCAAGATCAAGGCGATGGAGGCGTTCTGGAGCGTCTGCGATTACGCCTACTGGCCGTACGGGGGAAGAGGGGTGCCCGGAATGAGACCCAACTGTTCCGCTTGTGGCGAGGAATGTAAATTACAATGTCCGAAAGGAAAGGAATTTAAAAACAAGATACGATGAGTAAGATTAAAAATGTATTGGCAAGAGCTATTTCATTGGCGTCAGAACAACCAATGAGTTATAATGAGGTAGAATCATTACTTGAAGATATAGATACTTGTAAGGTCAAGATATGGCTGGAAGAAGGAGCGATATTGCCTAAGTACGCCCATAAGGAGGACGCTTGCATGGATCTGTTCGTCAAGGATGTAGAACTTGACGGAGGCATGACCATATATCATACCGGTGTACATGTAGCATTGCCGGAGGATTATGAGATGGAAATACGCCCTCGTAGTAGCATCACCAAAACAAAGTCTATTATCCAAAACGCCCATGGAACCGTTGACGAAGGATATAGAGGCGAGATTATGGTAGTATGTAGACGTGTGGATTGTTATGATGATCCTTCTTATTCGGTTGGGGACAAGGTAGCTCAATTGCTTATCAGTAGGAGGGAACGTATCGTATGGGATCAAGTGGAGTCGTTAGAAGACCTTGGAGAATCCGAGAGAGGAAATGGTGGATTTGGTAGTACTGGAAAGTGATTAATGTCTTATGAGCGGAAGAATTAAAATAAAGCCCAAAAATAAGGATAAGAAACCTAAGATCGATGTATTTAAGGTAATAGAGAACCGGTTCAAGAACATGAACGAGCTTCGGGATCTGATCGACATGGATCCAAGGAAAGGGCTGGTCAGGATCCGGGACGGGGCCGGCTTTAGGGAGGTGGAGAGGGGCGGATGCCTGCACCGGAACTACCTTAACCTGTTGGAGGAAGAACTGGGCGCTAAACTATCAATAGATCTGATAGATAAGTATGTTAAAAGAAAATAGCATACCACCTGCCCTAGGTAATTCCTAGGGCAGATCCGTTTTATATACCGATGTGTCTACCACTATCTGGTTATCCAGATCCTCAATCAACTCAATGATCTCATCCCTTATATCATAAGAAAGCAAGATCGGTATTATGGTTAGTATAAAAGATAGTATTATTCCTGATCCTATTATGATAGCAATATCATCGCACTCTATATCTAACATCGGCATGACAAACATCAACCCGGACATGAATATCATCACGAACAACGTGGATATCTCATTTATCATATCCCTCTCCATTACGTCCTTAATCATATCTCCTCAACTTTAGTATGGTTTATTATCCTACTGATATGACGGATACTTAATCCCGTCCTGTCCTTTATCTTACCATATACGTAGTTCCTTGATACGACAGTGGCCAAATCGCCTAACTCGTCCAGTATCTCATTATACATCCTATGGATCTCGTTGTTGCGGATAACCGTACTGTCCCTTACATATATCTTCTCAACATCATCGTCGCAGAAGAAGATCTTAAGCTTATGAAGTATGTCTAACATGATTATAGTTTTGTCCCAAAGATATGAAATTTTGAGGATAAAACCAGAAGGAAGCCAAAAAGAATGGGAGGCGGTGGGAGGACGGGGGATGCCCGGAAGGATGGAAGCCAGTCCTTTCCCTTGGATTCAGCGACATGATCTGAGAATAAATCATATATTTGTATGTACAAAATGCATAATAATATGATATTGAATAAAATTAACTCAATGGGGGGGGGGTATTTCCAACCTCCATAAAAACAATAGATTATGTTAAGAAGAAGATTTTATCAAAGTTATAAATCGCCTATTAATAATGGCGTTTATGCTGTTAGACAAGATGGCAGGTTAATACCTTTATCAAGAGCTGATAATTCGTGTATATCTGTGGCTATTATATATGATGGTCATAAGATTATGATTGAGAAAAACGAGGACTCTAATCAAAGCTACAAAACGGCCACGTCTGATTTGCCCGATTCTTCTAACAAGACTTACTCTTTTTATTGGGGTGAACATGGCACGGATCAGATTGGCATTACAAATTATGACAAGGTGGACAGTATCAATAGTTTTGGTTTCCTGAAACAGGAATCGGGTTCATACGGCGGTACTCCCAACATTTCGGAAAATATTTCTTCATGGACAAGCGGGGCTTTATCTGATTGGAAGGGGAAGGCTAATTCAGAGGTATTAAAAAGGATAACTACCGGTGGCGATTCTTATACTTCCTATGCGACAGCCGGTCATGTACTTAAAACGTTCTTAGCTAGTGCTGACGCTAAAGGATATGATGATTGGTATATCCCATCATGTGGTGAGCTTTCATTGATATATATGCACTTGACGAGTGTCAATAACGCATTATCGGCTATTGGTGGACAACAATTAACTAAGGATTACTATTTGTCTAGTTCGGAGTACGATCTGGAAAATTTCTGGATCGTACTATTCAATAATGGGCGCGTATTTAAACGTCCAAAGAGATTGGGTTGCCGTGTCAGGTTTGTCCGTAAAATCGAGTGATAATAACATTTCATATGGGATCCAATGGAACGGGCCGGATCACATCCTTCCTGGCCTGCCCATCGGGTCTTCCGCCAGCTACTTCTATTGGCTAACGCCCCTCCATCCATGTCGAGTTTGGAATATCCCCCCCCATGTATTTAACTTCTTTATTCATAATATGTTATGTTTTAATTATATCGCAAATATAATAAAATTAATGAGATTATTAAGTCGTGAGGGGATGAGGGATGTGGACATAGGAATATGTTGGGACGCCGGATATATTGGGATATGCGGGATAGGTGGTGAGGATGGGGGATATGCGGGGATATGCGGGACGGACCACCTCCCCGAAATCGGCCCGGTCGGGCTGCCGTTTTTGGACCAGCCCCCCCCGATCCACGAAAGACGGGAAACAGGAACGGCAAACGATCTGCGAGCCGAAAAAAGAATGCTTATTTTGTATTTAACTTGTTGATTGTCAATAATATAAATCAATATTTTAATATATGTTTACATTTGATTAGATTTATTACATATAATCGTCGAATTTTTATTGCAAAATATTTGTTTGAAAATAAAACATGTAGTATATTTGCCTATGTAAAAATAACATTAACAAACCGGCGCACCAGAAGCCTATACAAGCCCCGAGGGTACGGGCAAATGCTAATGACAAATAAAGAATTAAACAAAGTCCAAAATGAAGTAAGGAAAGCAAGTGAAAAAACACTCACAAGTGCAGTAAAAGCATGGTGTAACCTGTTTAAATCAGGCAAAGAAATCAACGAGATTTTGAAAGATAATGATATAAAAGTAGACAAAGCTATTGTACCCGCTTTGGTTGCTTTGGCAAAGGATAAGGAGGTTGTGATACAACTTTGTAAGGAGATACTGCCACGTGTGGATGAAACCTTTTGCGCCTACAAGGAGATCGAAAGAGTATATCTCGATAAACAGGATCAGGGTAAAAATACAAAGTTGTCAGAGAATAAGGTGGCAGAAATATCGATAACAGGCAAATCTCATAAACGATTTGGATATAACGAGTCAATAGAATACGATGGAGGTGTATACTATGATGTGTTTAACGGCACTGATAAACGTATTATAAAGTGCGCCGTTCCTATCAAACGTTATACGTTTAATCTCATTGCAAAGTGCGTTACATACTATTTGACGCATCCTAAAAATGATAGATAACAAACGATTTGCCCCCTATTTAATTACATAGGGGGCGTTATGGTGGTAATGTCCATACGTTCACGCCGTGCCACTGATCTAGACTAAATGGACACGATATTTAACATATTGATATAAACATATTGCTAGTAATTAGGGTATCGAAAACTTGCAATAGGTAAGCCGCCGCTTAACAATGTGGTTTAAGTACTATTATAGTCTATAATAGTACTATTATCTTTAGGTTTATATCAATCCGGTAAGTACACTAGGTAACCTAGTAGGCCGTGTAAAATCGCGGGGTACGTTGGTGTATATACGCATGTATAGGGCGTATGTCCATACGTTGCTAGAGTAGCACGTATGGAGTGCATAACGGAGTTATAACCGTGCTAATGTATCAAAACAATAGCGTTTAAGGTGGCTTAAATACTTATGCGCTATATGTAGTAGCAAAATAACAACCCTTACAAGGGTATTTTGTGCGGTTAAATTGACGGACAAAATGCGCCTTGTCGGTACGTATCACGGGTAACGTATGTACGTATTTGGCTTCGTTCGTTCGGGGCAAAGGGACAAATCCAAAGGAAATATGGAGGGAGTGGTGTGTCCGGCCGGATGTATTGATAACGGCGGCCGTGTCGTCCCCGGCTTACCGTTTCTTATTGGTGCAATTTAAAACGAATAAATTATGTATAGGAGAAAGTTTGATAATCTTAATAGAAAGCTAGCACTTAAAAAGGAAAAGGCTTTAGACGCTGCAAGAAAGTCTCAAATTGAGTTCTATATTGAGCTTACCAAAGAGCTATACAAGTCTAATAAATTAGATTGTAGTAGGGAATCTGATAAATGTAGGCGGAAACGTGTTAGTTACATGGCAAACAAATTATGACAGTAGTCGTTTGTTTTTATTTGATTTTAAAGTTTGTGCCCTTTCGTACTATAGTGATATAGGACGGAAGGGCTTTTTGTGCCTATATTTTACAAAATGATAGCATGTGTATATATTTTGCTTACACATAAAAGTGTTAAGGCGGCAAATTTTAAGCCTTAATTATAAATGTGTAAGTAAAATACTTTATTATGTATCATTTTGTCTATATCCATATCCATACGGACGGGTGAATTGTGCCCTTATGTATGGTTTCGTGCGTGAATCGATCCTAAAAGGTATATAATAGGCGGTACTTATTGTATATTTTTTATCTATATCTGGGCTTATCTTTCCTTAGAGGAAGCTCTAGGGGTTGATATATATTATATTATTGATACTCAATTTATTATATTATTTGGGCGTAATTTTAAAATCGTGGTTACTTATTGTATATTTTATGGGATTAGTTATATATTTCGTGCTTACTTTGTTTTGTGGGTATATGGCGTTTGAGTTAGGGCGGTATGTTATAGCTACGGGCGACGCCCTGCCTTTAATCATAGTTCTTTTATTGGCTTTATTATCAATACATTGCATAAAGCAGATATATAAGGCAATCAAGAACAAGGACCTCGATATCCTAGACTGAACGGGCGTTCCACGTGGAACAATCGGGAGGAAGGTCTCGGGTTTTATGCTGGGAGTTGGTGGGGTTGGTTTGTTTTGCGGGAGGGTGCACCTCCAAACAAGGGAAACCAAGGAAAAACCAAGGGAAACCCCTTCAATCAACAAAAGAAATACCTTCCAATCAATGGGAGTATCTTCAATCAATAGGATTCCTTTCTAAACAGGGGTAATACTTTACCGTTAAGTGGAAACGCAAAGCGGTTGCGAGCGATGGTGGGTAGGGTGTTATTGGTGGTAGATATTGTCTGTTGGTGTGGGAGTGATGCGGAGGGAACCAAGGGAAACGGGCGGCGGCGATGGCGTGGGGTAGGTCCGCTGGTCGTCCGTCCCTGTTTCCCTTTGGCGTTAGTGTAATATTAAAATCTGATAGCGATATGACGAAAGAGGAAGCGAAAGAAAGGTTCGGTGACAATATAATAAACAAACTATTGTCGCTTGGTGCTGAACCGACAAATGTATGCAGGAATGACGATATTGTGGAATGGTGCAGTGATGGATGCATAAAAGTGGGCGATATTGAAGTATGGGCTTACTATTACTTTTATGAAGGAGAGAATCCTGATTTATGTAATTGGGAGGATCGTATGGAGATAGAGGTAGAGGAATGTTGGATTTAAAATTGACTGATATGAGATTCATGTATTTAACGGAGCTTAGAGGAAAGGATATATGCGTAGGCGACAAAAAGTGCAAGAGGGTAAAAATATATGTAGGCAGGCCGTTGGCGGATACGCCTAAAACCTATAAACAAATAGGTGGATTTGTAGCAAAAGAACTATCCAACGCTTATAACAGCGGTTGTGTTTCCATCTATGAAGCAAAGGATAAAACGCTCAGATATTCGGTTTATCGAGACGGTTGTTTTTATCCTTATTACGGGAAGTTGGAAATAATAGAATAGTGGTATGGGGACGGAAGAAAATGAATGTGAAAGCTCGAATGTTTAAGAATAATAGACAGGTTATGCTATATCTGGATATTAAGGGGACATCGGATTTAGATTGTCCTTATATAGATATTGACACGGGGTGGGTTAACAGAATTTTCAAACATTTACCGGAAAAAGCGTGGGATAATACCATCATAAACATGAATATATGTGTTGAGTACGGGACCGGTGATCTATGGTATTCCAGAGTGAGGACATTTGAAGGAAGCTGTTGTGCGGAATATATTCTTACATCTAGAAAACCTAGGAAGAATAACCGGAGAGAGCTTGTGAATAATCCCGAAGATCAATTATTGGGTTTTGATACGGTAAGGGAGACTGTATTTGGGATGAAGAAAGAATTAAACATTGATGAGAGTATTAATGTGAAATTCGATTATGAGATTATTGGAGGAAGTTAATACCACCAAGGGAAATGCGGGCGGCTGCGGGGAGGCTGGGCAGGCCTTGTCGCCAGCGCCGCCCCTTTTCCCTTGGCAACAATAGAAATAAATATGGACGAAATAGAACTACTAAGATTACAGGATGAAGCGCTATCTTACCTTCGTGATAATATTACAAAGGATGAGGCGTATTATATCCTTACGACCGATAAGGATATAATAGAGATTCTTATAGCTGATAAGAAGGACGGAAGCAAACGTATCAAGATTCTTGATATGGAATATACTGTCGAGAAGGATGATATGTTATTGTTATTCGATACTGATGGGATAATAGACGAATGTCTTTTGGTTGCCACATACATAGGGGTAAATATGTATTTTCGCAGACAAGATGTCAACGCTATTTTGAATAATATCAATAGAGAGAAAGTTATGAAATATCCTTACATAGCTATTCAGTTAGATAATATACAGACTATAGAAAAGCGTAGGGTTATATTCGAGATAACCGGTCATAGGGTGGATTATGATAAGGTGGATTTTATGTTTGTTTATTTTATGGCTAGAATATTATGAGAGCGAGAAGGACTGTGAAAGAAAGAGATATTGTGAAGATATTGGTATTCGGGTATGATAGGACGCTTATAAAATCCATTAAGGATTCCGGATTCAGAAGTATGTCGGATGTAATATCGTACGCCAATAATATGGTCGGGGATAAGCCCATTGATCATATTAGGGTGTCGAATGAGGCTCGTGGATGGTGTGGGTCATATACTAATTATGGTAAAAGGATAGATTAGTTTGATAGGAGGATATGATATGAGAAGGATTATAAAAGAGAAAGACGATATCAAGGTGTCTATATTTAACGGGTGTAGGTTGGCTCGTGTTTTCATTGATTCTGGGTATAGGAATATAGCTATGGTGATAGCCGATTGCGGTAGAATAGCTAATGGTTGTTATCATATACATCATATTGAGGTGGTAAATATGGATAGGGAATGGTATGGCACATATACCGCTGATGGAAAGAAAATTAATTAATATAAATAACATCATGAATAATATCATAGAGAACAATGATGGGGTAAAAAGAAAGGTAAGGGTATATGATTTCGGCGAGAAGGTCGCTGATAGATATACTATTGTATGCGTAAGTGACAGGAATAAAGATTCAAGAGGAATCTTATTTTATCCGATGTTCACTTGTAACGAAAACCCGTCGCATCCGCAAGGAATAGGGATGTATGTAGGGGACTATTATCCTCATAAGGGAGGTATGTACAACTTAGGGAGAAGGGTGAAGGATATAATGTCTTTGCCTAAAGAAGTGATTAGATACATAAAATGGGTAACAACAACATGAATGAAATAGTTTACAACAATTACGATTTGGTTGCTTTCGAGCAGAATGGAGAAGTGGTAGTAGCCGTAACATTCTACAGGTATTACAAGAAGAAAGCTAAGGGCGAGGTTAATTATAGATGGAGAACCAGATGCCCGGAGTTGGTGGATAAGATCGTAAAACACCGTACCAAGGTATTTACCGGTCAACTTATCCAGTTAGCGAAAGCGTATGGGGAGAAAAAGGTTATAAAATATCAAAAGGAGGAGGAAGGAGTATGTCAAAATACGATAGAGACGCTATAGAGATATATATACTGGATCATATAGATACAGATAATTATGGTAAGCAGTTTAAATACGATAGGGAATATATGTCTTTTATGCTTAATGTGTTTAAGAATGAGTATAAAGAACATATCAAAAGGGATGGAATTAAGAAGGCTTTTGAGGATTACATAATGAGCGTTCCGTCTATATTCAGGATTCATATAGCGGATTGTGATATTAGATATTTATTACGTTCATGGGGAGTGGAGTTTGATGAGGATGATGATGAGATATACATCTTATACAAGAAGATCATAAGAGAGGTCTTTTTTAAGATGTGTGAGGATATGAAAGTTTGTTAATGTTGAACCAAACCTTGGCGGGGCGGAAGGATATATCATGATCGTACGTGTACGGATATGATCCGGGGTCGGTTCCCGGCGCCTTGGCACAACTTAATTAAATATAGATAATATGGACAATGTTTTAAAAAGAGCGGCAGCGGAACTGAAAGAAGCCGGTTGCAGGGTTTTTGCGTGGCAGGATGATACTTATAATAGAAGTTGGAGTAAGGGTGATTATATAATGTTGTATTACGCCTTCCCTGATTCGCCTAACATCGGGTATCTGAGTCGTGGGGAATATGGGATGAGCGTAGCATATAGTAGAGCCTATATACCGAGCCGTGGAAGTGGATCGGGGTGTCATATCAAGGAGGAAGCTACGTTCGACCTTGAGACGGCGTTAGACGTGCTGAACGGACCGTTGCCTAGTTGGTGTAAGGCTTATGGGGTTTATCCAAAGCAGTATAAGGATATTGATGGATGGTACAATAACAATAATTATAACAAAAAATTATTTAAGGAAATTTGATATGGAAGTAAAGGATTGGGAGAGTTTGGTTTTGAATACAGAAGTAGGAATGCACTGTTTTGTTACATTAGCTGACGATAAGGATATTAGTAGAGGATATGCGCAGATCAGACGTGCGGAGCATTTCGGATATAACATCTGCTTCACCCGGTTATATGGAAATAAGTTTTATTTCGAAAAAATAAAAGAAGGTCGTACACAACAATATATCAATAGGAGGAAATAATATCACTATCAGATGACAAGGAGACAGTTTAACCGGTTGATAAATGAGCTGAACGGCAAAAGCCCGTTTATCGTATTACATATGGATGCTGTTGCGCCTAAATACGTGGGCGTGGAGGTATATAAGAAAGGTGTGGTATATAACTATTCGGTTATAAGCATAAATGACGACTACGAGTCTAAAAAGGCTGTTATATCGAAGATTTTAGCCATAGCTGATGGTCTTAATGACGATAGCGGCTTGAAAAAGGGATAATTGAGTGTATTTATGACCATAATAATAAAAGTTGCGTACTGATACGAATGATATTGGACGGAGGATAAATATGGTGGTATGGTAATAGACAGGCTTATGTCTTAATATCATAATATTCTGCTATTATATCCTCTTTTTGGGTAAGGAGTATAATAAATAATATAAATATCTTGGATATGGAGAAAATTAACATAGGTGATAAGATCGTGAGTAATAATTTTGATATGGATAAGATATGACAAGATACTTACTTATGATGGCTATGGTGGTACTGACACCACCAAAAGGAAACGGTGGCTTGCCACACGCCCCAAGGCCTGCCGTGGTAGAGGCAAGGGTATGGGATAAGCTGGCGGCCGCCCTGTCTTTCGTGGAGTCAAGGAATGACGATCGAGCGTATAACGCCACTTCCGGGGCTTTAGGAAGATGGCAAATGAAAAGGGTATACGTTGATGAGGTTAATAGGATATTACGCCTCAAACGGCAGAAAAAGCGGTATAGATACGATGATCGAACGAATCCTGTCAAGGCTAGGGAAATGTTTGAGATATATCAATCTCATCATAATCCTAAAAAGGATATAGATCGGGCTATAAGATTGCATAGGGGATTGCATTCTGCTAAATATGTTAAAGAGGTTAAGCGTAAATTGAGAAAATAAAAAGAATATAGGAGGATAAGGACATGGACGAGAATAAAATGATACGGCCGATGGATTTTGTTCGGCTTACAAATATTGACGAATCAAATGTAATTAAGGACACTAAAAACCATATAGGGCTGGTCAAGGAGGTCAGTCGGGACGGGAGAATGAGTATAATATGGATAGGTGAAACTTACAGTCGGTTGGCGTGGTTCAAATCGAGCGAGTTGGAGGTGGTGGATAACCTTGTGAGCATCCTGACATGCGGGCTGGCTAACTTTCGAGGAGACGGAAAAGAGAGCGCGGATAAATTTTATTCGATTGGCTAGAAATAAGGACAATTAATTAGAGGAGAAAATCATATGGATCGTGAGACATTAGTAAATATCGTTTATAGCGGTAAAGTAAGATTTATACCAGTAAGAAGATGTTCATTATGTGATGAATATATAGGATATAAATTCGTTAAGATGTGCGATGGGAGTATAATTCCAGTATTTTCTAGTGGATGTGGGTGTTGTGGAGTTAATAATGGACAATTGTTTGAGAGGACATGGGATGAGTTGCTTGATATTATCAATAATCAAAACAAGCCTATGGATAAGAGGACAGAAGTGGATGAATTATATTAAATGAATTAACATAATAAAATGGCTATAAAATCTTATAAGGGATTCGACAAGAATCTTAGATGCAGAGGCTTCCAATACAAAATTGGAGGGATATATGAGATGGATGGAAAGATCAAGATGTGTAACAGAGGCTTTCACGCTTGCGAAAGCCCGTTTGATGTTTTTGATTACTATACTATGATAGATTCTAGGTTTTGCGAAGTAGAGCAAGACGGGGATATATCCAAGTGGGATAGAGGGACAAAAATTTGCTCATCGAAGATTAAAATAAAAGCAGAGTTAAAATTGGCTGACATGATCAATCTTGGAGTTGAGTGGCTAAAAGAGATCACATCACCTGAAAAAATAAAAACGAGCATAAAGGATAATTCATCCGGCAACAATGCCCAGATCGGCTCATCTGGCGACGGAGCCAAGATTGGCTCCCCCCGCGGCCGGGGCCAGAATGGGTTCTCTGGCAACAATGCCAAGATCGGCTCGTCCGGCTACGATGCCCAGATCGGTTCGTCTGGCTACGGAGCCCAGATTGGTTCGTCTGGCTACGATGCCCGGATCGGTTCGTCTGGCAACAATGCCAAGATCGGCTCGTCTGGCGACGGAGCCCAGATTGGTTCGTCCGGCTACGATGCCAAGATTGGCTCGTCCGGCTACGATGCCCAGATCGGTTCGTCTGGCAACAATGCCAAGATCGGCTCATCTGGCGACGGAGCCAAGATTGGCTCCCCCCGCCCCCGAGTTTTTACAC